CATCGCCGTCAATTTCAAAGTCTTGGAGGAAGAAATCGAGATCATCATCAAAATGAAGAAACCCATGCTCTTCGCCACCAATGGGGAACGTCACCCCATTCATGCGGAGCGTTGGGCCGTCATGCTCAATCCAAGGCCTGCCAACATCTGTTGCCGGTGAGCGAATAATGATCCAGTGATCACGATCGGTCGTCCAATTGGCCGTATCGAATCGAATCTGCGTCGTCTCTGTTAGGCCGTCCTGCCAATCATTGTAGATCTCAAAAATGATATCTTGATCGGAGGTTACCAGGTTTGCGCGTTCATTCGACTCTGCATCCTCAAGGCTTGAGTAGTCGCCCCCGGCAGTTCCGTCTGTCGTCGCCTCTTGGTTATTCTCGGAATGGACAATGACAAACTCACTCTGCGATGCGACAGACTTAATCTCAAAGGTCCCATTGAAGTCTGACGTACCGGAGATGACAATTGTCTGCCCGGCCTTGAGGTTGTTGTTTGGCCAGCTTGATGCTAAGTAGACTCGAGCATCTGCGTTGCCGTTCTCAGTGCCATCGATCCACTCAATAGCTACTGAAGCACGGACACTGACAATTTTCTGATCAGTTGCCATCTATATTGCCCCCTGTGCTGGATCAAAGAGGGGGTAAATGAGCGGCTTGTCTGAGTCTTCTCCATTATAGCCGTCCAGGGTGATCATTACTGGCGGACGGGCTGCAACCCAGATCACCGCACGAGCATGTCGGTGCTGAGACGTTGTGAAATGGACGACATTCTTCACCGGTGGGAAGCCAGCCTGAAGGTGCGAGCCAGCAATGACTGGGACTGTGATGTCGTACGCCCCGACTGTAGCCATCGGTGTCAGGTTCAAAAATACCGCCTTGCCGACATTGACCCACACCTTGCGAAGGGTCTCTGTCGCATCTTGCTTGTTCAGCTTGAGCGTTAACGCAGCACCAAAGACGATAGGGTTGTCCTGCGACGTTCCTCCATGGTTTAGCCAGGGGCGCTCATCAGGCATTAGGCCTCCTCCTCTGGCTCAGGGCACTTGAATTGTTTAAACCGAACATACCCAGTGATATCCACATAGTTTGGCGACCCCCATTCGGCGCGTAGCCGTGCTGTTACAGAGTGGAGACCAAAGGATGGGCTCGGCCAGTAGTAGCCACCGAGATCTTCAATCAGCATCTCAGGGATAGCCGGTGGGGTGTAGAGACTGTCGGTGAATATCTCGACTGTCTTTGCTCCTCCGTGGTTTCGTACTGTTGTCGCATAGCGGTTTGGGCGCTTCTTTCCTTTTTCAGCGAAGAGGGTCTCGGGTGCGATGAACCGTCTTAGCTCGATGTTTTTCCCAAGTGTCCCTTCGTATTCTCCCCCAAGAAATAGCTCGTCGCTAAAGATAGGTAAGATGCCAATGCCGATGGTTGCGTCTTTCGAGAACCGATTTATATCCAAAGGGTTAACAAAGACACGAGCCTCGCCCTGCTGCGCTTCCTGGCTGTTGATATAGATGCCGCCTCGAGCCGGTCTCTCCTTCACAAAGAATTGCCGTCTGAAGATTTCAACATCCTCGAACTGCGTATGGTCGTGACGCGAAAGGTTAGCACCACCGCCTTCGCGTACGAAGAACATGCTTTCAGAATCGTAATCAAGGGTAAAGCCCTCCCACTTACCCCCAAGGTTGTGGTGGTACTTCGAAATAAAGACCCCTGTTTCTCTATCAATTTGAATAACCTGGCGCATAGCCTCTGGACCACCAACGTCTGGCGTCCTGAAGTGGCACAGGAGACTCTGGTTGGCCGCCCCTGTACCAAGGTCGTGAGAGAAATAAAGATCTCCAAGGATCGCACCAGCGCCTAAATGACCAGGCTCAATGAGGGAATCGTACCAACGGTAAAGGAGCGTTTGTGTCGCCTCTCCGTCAGTATCCTTTGCATGGATATCCACCTCCCACAGCCCGCCTTCTCCGTCGCCGGTTGGCTGCGTGCCGACATAGAACTTGCCTGTAATACGGTCATGGGCGAGGCCTTCTGCGCCATAGCCGCCTGGCGATTCTTCAATCTTAGATAGCGTGTAGGTCTTAACGAAAGATGGCGTCACAGTGTCTCCACCCTTTTTAAGATGAAAAAGATGAAGGCGGACCGGCCTTATGCCAGACGCGCCCTCATCCAGCACTGCGAAGCGATCGGAGCCCATGTAGACCAAGGCTTCAGTGTCCGCCATGCCAAGGCCCTCAAGGCTGATGTCGTCTTGCACAACAACGCCCTCCCTTGTCATGACTCGCATGTGGAGATTGTCGCCGAGGACATAAAGGGTCTGGTTGTCTTCTCTCCAAGTAAGCCCGGACGCTTCTGCGCCTGGCGGAATAGCTGAACCGACGAAAGCCTGCGTATAATCCCGTGGTGCAAACCAGCTACGATCACGCCGCATCTCAGCGTCCGATATGTTCTTTTGCGCCTCAGTATCATTTGAGTAGGCCTTCTCAACAAAGCGATTGCCTTCTGGGTTCGCTGGGACCTTCCGCTTTACTTTCCACTGGAGATAGTTCCGGATTGCTGGAGCACCGGTGACTCCATAATCAGTGTCTATCCCGTAGACAATGTCTACCGTGAAAAGACGCCGGCCATCATCAAAGTTCGTAAAAGAACCAAGGGGCAAAAGCTCCTTTGAGAATTCGTTTGAGCCAAGACTAAAGATGCGGACATCCTCCAGGACTTCACCACGCTGGATCTCAATTTCTATGCGGCCTCCAAGGCCTCGCAGAATTGGACCCAAAACATCTGCGCCAGCCAGAGCCAGGCGGGCAGACATTTTGTCATGCGTTGTGTTCCCTTGGGCTTGTCGCGTCATCTTCCCACCAGTGTAATTCTTGGAGTTGGAGGCCTGGTAATCCGCGCAAATTTGAATTTTACTGTCAATTGCGTATCCAAGTACGAGCCCTCGGATCGGTCTGCGAATTCACGCACTTCTTCATATTCAAAGTCAAGTCCACCAAGCTGTACTTGAACAATTTGGATATGATAGCGATCACCTGTTCTATCGCGTGGCTCCCAGCCAAGAACCTGGCCGGGAGCAGGAAGGGTTGTCCAGTACTGCCACAGGACTCGAAACATTTCAGTGAGCGTCGATAGTTCACGATTCCCGCCAAGCCACGCCTCTGTAATGATGACATCATCGTCGAGTTGTGGTTGTGCTATTAGGACCGAAGTCCCAAGCGTTCGCTGCACAGAACCATCGAGCTTCCGAGCTGGCCCAAATACAAAATTCCGAGTAACATCAGGTGGGTATGGGTATGTGTAGACACCCTCGCCTTCTCGCTGCGGAAAGCTCGGGTGACTCATCACACGAGCGGGTGTCATAAGCTTTTCTCCTACTACTGAGCGTGGTGCAAGGTATAGCCAGCCGACATCCTCCTCAGAGAATGCGGAGGCGGTCTCATTCGGGGGGTTGATGAAGTCAAGGAAGATTAGAGCCTTGCCGTCTTTTCTGCCTGGTATGCCATCCAGGGCGATGATTTCATGCTCCCCGTTGAAATTGTCTGTGCCAGAGATTGAAATGACATCTGAGAGGCCGGTAGGCGAGCTGTAAACTCCAAACTCTGAAAGCCCAAGTGGGTTTTGTTCAGATGCCGTATCGTTAGACTCGTCTGCTCCAGGCGGGAATGGATGGTTTTCAAGGACAGCAAGGCAGAGCCGACCTGAAGAAACACCAAACCGGAATTTTGTAGCTGTCTTTATTCGAGCGACAGCTTGATATGGGCTTAAGAGAACTTTGTTCGTCGGGAACAGACCCGTCCCGTGGTCATATGGGATCGACCCTTTATTGTTGTGGTCTGCTCTGTTCAGAACGCCAAAGACCGACATCTACACTTGCTCCCTCTTCCTCTCCCGCTCCAAAGCAGCAGTCAGTTTGTCAATGCTGCTTCTGATTTTTCGCATGCAGTCACGTAGCTCCTCCATCGCCTCTCGATTTAAGCAAAGCTCTCTGAGCAGCTCCGCATTGTTTTCGTACCATGGAAATTTCGGCTGACCTGTTTCGTTGTCTTTTATTGGGCAATGCCAGTTATGCAGATCTTTGACAAGGCGGTTGCACTCAAGGGCTGCGCAACTATCAGAATACAAGCCCGCTTTTCCATTTCGCATTTTACTTTTGCGGTAAGCCTCAACAGCTTGCTTCGAGAGAAAAACGATGCATGAAGCCATCACCCCGATCGTAACCAGTAAACTTTGAAATCCTTCCGGCATCATTCACCTCACTTCGGCAGTGGGAAATCCCCGCTCAGGAACTCCAACACAGATTTATGAAATGTACGCACATTTTTTGCGACGTTGTGTTCTTGCGTGATCAGATAGTCGGCAATCTCACCAGGCTCCGGCTCCGTTACACCATGCGTGGCGTTAGCAGCATCCTCTGCGTTTGTAAAGAGGCGTACCCTCAAAGCAAGAATGTTGCCGGCCTGATCGTAGGAAAAATTATCCATGACGATGTTTTCTCCGGCGAAAGCAAGGAGCCGGCGAAGCTCATACTCAAGCCGGGGGAGAACCGTAAATGAATAAAGAGCCGATAGATTTGGATCGTCAGCCGCGAGATCTTTTACACGGACCCAGTACGTCTGCCCAATTACAAGATCGTCAGTTCCTTCGCTATCAATCTCCCCCTTCCACAGGTTGTTTCCAGGCTGCCCAGTTTTCGTCATTGGAACGTTCCCGAGGAGCTGCACATTATCCTTCGAGTCCCACACATCGAAGAACATCGTATCTCTGTCCTCCTCACGGTGCATAAAGCGCAGAACCTTTCCCTTTTCGACGAAGCCAAGGAACGCCCTGCGGTCCTCCGGATGCACCCGGAAGTTCACCATGAACGCCTCTCCGTCTGTGGGAGGATTCCCAGGGGCACTCTTCACGCGAATAGAGTACATGGCGCCTTCCCTGAATGTCTGTAGGCGAAGGCCGTCAGTGCTGAAGTCGTCATCGAGCTTGAACTCAACGAAGTACATGAACGGCGGTGTGTCAGTCTTGGTGACAAGATCCCTGTCTGAAACGACTGGCACCATAGACTCATTGTCAAATACGTCGAAGACGGCTGGCGCCCAGCTCGGACCGAAATTATCGACGGCGAACCGGATCCAGTCACCCTTTCTCACATCGCCGAGGAAAGCTGGAACTTGTGCCATTGGAAAAACTCCTAACTCGTAGAACTTGTAGAAAGTGGAAGCGCCGCATTACTCTCAAGCGTAGCCCCGCCAATTCCACCACCGCTAGATTGCAACGTGGCAAGGATCTCAGAAAGCAAGATCTCAGTTGTTCTCATTGCTTGCTTAAGAGAGTCGCCTATCTTGCTGATCGCCACGTTAGTTGGGCCGGCGACGACACCGCGAACAGCTTCGGAACTATTGATTGCATCATCGAAGTCTTCGATTGTGCTTTGACTTTTAGAATCAAGATTTTGAAGGATGGCAGCGCCAACACCAATGAGACCAAGGGCCAAGCCTCCAATGGCAGAGCCTCCACTCATATTTTGGAACAACTCCGTAAGGTTTTCTTTGAGCAGCTTCGTAAGGTTCTTGATAGCCTTCTCCATAGCATCTTCTACGAAGCCGCCCAGGATGCTCGCCCATTGTTTCCCGAGATCTTCGCCCTTGCTAAAGGCGTTGATGAGGCCTCTGCCAACATTCTTCTCAATGCTCAGCGAAATGTCTTCTATTATTTGAGTCGTTCGGCGAGACTCCTCTGAAGCCTTCGCCGTTTTGATCTGCTTGGCACGAAGCTCCTCGAGCGTTTGAATGAACTTCTTCGTTTTCCCCTCAAGGACAGCAATCTGTCCTGCACTCGCCCCTTGCTCACGTCTCAGCTCCAAGAGAGCGTCCGCAGCACCACGAGCCTTCTTTATTTGCTCGTCAAATTCTCGGCTGATCCCAGCGATCTCTTGCTTAATTTCAGTCTTACCAATTTGTTCAAGTTCAAAACGTGCGTCTGCGGTGGCCTGCTTTAAATCGGCTGTCGACCGTTTCAGATCACCGAAAACTTCTGCTTCTTGAAGGTCATCGACAGACCCTCGCATACTTCTCAGAATGTCATTGACCTTCTCAGCCGCGAGGCCAGACTCACGCAGGGCAGCCTCGAATTGCTTGAAGCCCGCTTCCAATTCACGAATCTTGATTTCAGCACCAGACGCTTCTACGTCCTGAAGCTGAAGGCTTAGCTGTGCAAGGTCGGCGGAAACACGAGTAACCTCTGCTCTTGCAAGGCCCTCTTTCAACTTGTCAAACTTTTCTCGCAGCTCGTCAACTCGTTCCACTGGGGCTGTTTTTAGCGTCCTTTCAAACTCGCGGTTCAGCTCCCGGAACTCAATGGCCAAATCTCCAACGCGAGCTTTGTCGATAGCGTCCGCAAAAGAGACAACACGCTCCTCGATCTTTTCTAAATCCTCAACGAACTCAGCAGCAAGCTCCTTTGCGTCACGCTGCTCGAGAAGCTTGCGTAAATTCTCACGTATGCTTTTTAACTTTTTAAGGTCGAACTCCTCCAGTGTCCTGTCAAAGCCTTCGAACTCAAGATCGAATTTTTTCAGCTCGGCCGCTGATTCTTCAAGCCCAATAGTCTGGACCTCAAGCTGAAGGTTCCTCACCCTAGACTCAAATGGTTGGATAAGCTGAGCAAACTGGTCAGAGATTGCAGCCAGTTTCTTTTGGCTTTTCTGTGACTGAGCTGACAGATCCCGAAGCGGAGTGACTACGTTCTTTTCCGTGGCTTCCTTGAATCGCTTACTTGCAACCTCAATCTCATCGAAGCCTTTGACGATTTCTTCGGCGAAGATACTTCCCTTTCTCTTGGTCTCTTTTGTCAAATCAGCCAGAGACGCCTTGGCTTCCTCTACTGCCTCCGCACCCTTCTTCGCTACTTGCTCGGTAGCTTCACCGACGAACTGATCAATAAATTTTTGGTTCTCATTCCCGAACGCCTTCAGTTCATCAGTGAATGCTCCAGCAGCAGCATCCAACTCACGGTTAATCTCTTCAACGGCCCCTGGCTCATCAAGCCCAAGGAGGCCGGACAGCCCAGGGATCTTTGATGCGATCTTGACAATAAGTTTGTCAATCTCAGCTCCGATACTTAAAAAGAAAGATCCAATTTCAACAATAATCGCATTGCCAATTGAAGCTAGAAGGCCAGTGAAAAGCCCTAAAATTAAAAACCCAAGCTCGCCAAAGATGTTTGAAAGGAGGAGTGATATCACCCGGAATGTGAAACGCGCCAGGCCATTTAACACATTTGAAATGCGATTCCCAAGCGTACGCGCCGAACCACCACTGAAGATGCGATTGATGATCCTCCCACCGACCCGAATAATCGCAGAGAAAGTGTCAGCGACAAGGGTTGCAAAAGCTTGGATGTTTGCCGCATTTCTTTCAAGAAAATCACTGATTGCATTAAATGGGCCAGGCCCAATAAATGCCTCAGCTACGATAGTCGCAGTGTTCGAAATCACCGCGCCAAAACGACCAACCGCATCATTGAGGGTAAGAACATCCGGGCCAAGGCGCTTTACCTTCTCATCGGCTGCGTCCAATGCCGCATTGAGGAACGCTTGCTGCTTATCAAAAACCGTAAGCTTGTTCCTAGCAACTCCGAGCGTCTGAGCGTACTTCTCATTCGCTTCATCGACACGAACCACAATACCGAGGTTATCAAGAATCAATCTCGATTGGCGCCCGATACCGACCGAAAGGTCATTGATAGCATCGACTGTAGTTCGCCCCACTGCGCGGCCAAGCCGGCGTGCAGCAGAGGCCAAGCGAACGTACTGTTCTTTGCTCTGGACAACACCGAGGAGGGCCGCATTGTTGGTCACACGAAAAAGTTCAAGGTCTGAAACAGCCCCCCTTGTGGCCTTGCGCAGATCCTTGATAAAGGAGTCGGCATTCTCTCCGACTGCCCCTGTCAGATTTTCAAAGGCGATGCGGGTACTCTCAATCTCCTTCGCTCGCCTCACAAGCCCTGCCGCTATGAGCCCTGAACCAACCGCCGCAATGAGCTGTGGCAGCCCGAACAGGGCACGACGGAGCCCACGAAAAGCCCTACCGACACCACTCCCCACTCCACTAACAGCTCGAGCCGTAAGTCTTGCTGCCCCCCTAATAGCCTTGAACGATAGTAAGGTCAACCGTACGGGGATTTTAAAAGCAAGCTTGAATGCAAGCCGGACCGTCCCTCGCATAAACCGGGCAAGAGCTTTCGCGGCGCCCCGAATCCTTCTGAAGGATTGGATGGTTGGCTCCGGATTGATAACTCGGAACTCTGCATCCCGAATTGCATCCTTGACCTGTGCCCCAAAGACTCGAGCCTGGCGAACAAGCTCATTGCCACCACCTTCAAGAAGTGGAACATCTGACGGTATGACGCCGCTTCTCCCACCGCCAACGCCACCAAGAAAGCCACGCTCCAAGGCCTCACGGATTCTCCGTCCAAGTTCTTCCGCCTTCCTTACAATAGCGTCTCCACCTTCAAAGGCTCTTGGGGCCTGAAGGTTCCGCGCTACGCCCGCTACACCAGCCCCTCCAGCAGTTCCGCCGGCCGCCCCGAGGCCTACGCCCACTGCGGCAGAAGCCGCTCCAGTGGCCGCCCCAGCCGCCCCAGAGGCCACCGCACCCAGGCCCGTTGATTTCAGGGCTGCATTAAGATCCTTCCCAAGCTTCTTAGCTTTTGTAAGAAGGGCTCGGCCTTGTTTGACGAAGGGTGCATCATCAATCGCAATACGAGCGATGATACTTCCTACTTCAAAACTTCCACCCATGTCACCCTCCAAGCAGCTCGTTGAGCTTATTTAGTTCCGTCATTGTATGCGCAACAGCAGCTTTTCGGTTCGCCGGCTTTCTCCTCGACATAGAAGTAGCTCGCTCATTCCCAGCGGAATAGCGAGCTGAACGAATACTGCTCTTCCCCTTTTTCTCTCCGAGCACATCGGTAGAGGCGAGGGCATTGTCAATATTCTTATTGAAGGAATCCAACACCTTCGAATTGAGGGTGGCCGTTAGCGCGATAACGATCGCGTTCACTTGCGCTTTCTCCCGCGCCAGAGAGAGGCGCCCCACTTCAACGTTCAGGGTAAGGAGCTGAGATAAGGTTGGACCATCTTCAAGGTCGGTTAGCTCCTGGAAAGTTCCGGCGCTTTCCGATGCAAGAAAGGTGACAATCCCAAAAAGGGAAGCCTCTGTACGATCAAGGTGCGCTCTTAGCCGCTCGATTCGGCCACAGAGTCCTCCTCGTTCTCCGTCTTCTCCTCCGGCCGGTCCTCGCTCTCCGTCTCCTCCTGGGTCTTCTTCGTCATCGATTTCAGTGCGAAGCTCTCCAGGAGGTTTCGGAAGTTTTTTACGAGTTCCTCGTGAATGTTCATTTGGACAATCGCCGTAAGCACGCAGATGAAATCGTCCGCGTCCCATTCGAGGATCGCCTCTGGCTCCAAGTCCGCAGGCTTATCTACAGATCGCCCAATGAGACTTGCAGCCATTGAGTCAGACTCAATAAACGTAGCCACGAGTTGCTTGACAAGCCTAACCTCGTCAAGTTGCCGAAGATCAACGCCATCAAGGCTTTTTTCCAGTAACCCCCAGAACTCTCGGACGATGAGGAAGAGCTTCCCCGCGCTCCACTTTTTGAGCCGGATCTGCTCTCCCTCACCACCTTCGAGCGTGAAGGTCTGGTGTCGTGTAACCTTTGCCATGTACTCCTCACTTCAGAACGCTACAAGGGCGGGACGACTCCGCCCTTGGCGCTACTTCGTGTAGACTGTTCCGAACGTTCCACTTCGCTCCTGAAGAGTTGCGAGAATAGGTACCGTTTGGACAGCGTCCAGCGGGTATGTCAGATCACCGTTTGGCGCAAGGTTCACAGACGAAAGCGCCCAAAGCTGGACAACGCCACCCTGGAGGTTGCGCGCTTGAAGGCGTGCAGACCCCTCTACGGTCGTGTTGCTTGCACCGTAAATCTCAGTCGAAAACAGAGAGTCAACGGAGATTTCGTAACGCACGTAGACACTGTCATCGACTGCCAGCCCGGTGTCTGTATCGCTCAAAATGACATCCCCGTCCGTGCCAGGCAGAATGTCCGATGCGATGAGGTTGGTGGCCTCAAGCGCGTCATCCGAATCGTAGACAGCTTTGACTGTAATCGCCGAAAAATCAGACTCACCAGCGTCGGCCAAGTCTACATAAAGTCCGGATCCACCAGACTTGACGGTTAGATGCTTCCCTTCAAGGGCGGTCACTGAGGCCCCAGTCACCGGAGTCGAGCCGAAGAGGACACGCTCCAAGTTCCTAATACTGGGTTCGTTCAGAGTCGCCGTGATGCTCGCCGTTCGGCTAGTAAGAAGCCGTTTCCGGAGAGCGTTGATGCCGTTTCTGTACGAGCGGAACTCCGCAAACTCAGGCGCCAAACTAACGCCATCAACGAGCAAGTCGCCAAGCTCGACGAAGTCTCCTGCGAAATCCCGCTGGAACCACATCGACACATTGTGCGCGATGTTGATGTTCTCAGTAGAATTAAAAGCCTGTTGGGCCATGATGTCTCTCCACTACTTCGAAGCCTCGCACCCTATCCAGTGCGGTTGTAAACGAAGAAGGTCACTACAAAGTCAGCCAGATGCGTTCCGGCCTGATCCTTCGCAATGACCGTTGGCAGCTTGTCGACGCGCGCAACCCATGTCTTGAACGTTAAAGTCGTAAACGTTAGCTTATTCTCTAAAAATTCGATAAGCGACCAACATGAGTTCACCGCAAGCTGCTCAATATCTCCCTTGTATACGAACCGAAGCGTACGCACTTGCCTGTGCCTTCGCCCAGTTCGAACCAGGTTTCCACCCTCCTCGTAAATCGTGCAAACGATCCCACTCCCAAGGAGCTGGTCTAAATTGTCCACATTTAGCAGGTCACCCGCAGTGAAGTTTCCAACGGGGCCTGCTCCCGGCACTATTAATCCCAGGCCGGAATTCTGGGCAATGTAATCTTGTAGTTCTTCAATCCAGCCGGCAGCTACTAAGGGCATCAGGGCCTCCCCCGCTTGCCACCACCAGGTTTTTTCCTTGACGGCTTGAAGCGTTTACTGAGCCTGCGAGACCCCAAGTCTGCAATCGTATTAATGACAAACTCTTGGTTCCTCTTTAGTGTCTCGCTGAAATAATGGTTTGGTCCGACAGCAGATCCGTATGACTTAATAGGGATAACCACGCGGGGCATAAGAACGTAGTCCTCACCCCTCACCAAACCCTCGTCTCTTGGATTGTTGCCACGTCGATGAAGCCGGCTCCCCCTCGGGGAGATTGGTACGTATAAAATTTTCTTAGTTCGTGGCCGAATAGTGTATGGCGTCGATCGGCCTGGAGCATCTTGGAATGCTGCATAGATTCTATTAAACCCAAACGTGACATGATCTTTCCGCTTGACCACAACATCGGAGTTTGCAAGAAAGCGGCGATCGGATGGTATAGGAGAATCGATGGCTCTACGAATCAGCTCTTCAGCCACCAATTCTACATCATCAACGACGACTTCTGGGGAAAGCTGCCGGAACATGGTATGCAGCCCCTCTCGAAGATCCTTGTCATCGATTGATATTCTTACTGATACCGCCATCAGTCGCTTTTCCGCTGCTTTGTTAAATTGTAGATACGATGAATTGCCTTTGCATTCACTACATCCAGGGCCTCACTCTCACTGAAAATAATCCACTTTGAACCGTCTTTCATTTCCAGCAAGTCTCCTTCCTGAAGATCAAACCTTCGAGCCACCATCGCTGTCCCATCCGCTGTCGACGTTACGCCGTTTATACCAGTGACCCTAACCGTCCCGCGCTCAAGGTAAATGCGAAATTCTGAGAGCCCCGGAACGGCGCCACGCTGCTCAAATCCGTACCGGTTTACACCTTGAGCCCGAAGGACACAGGACACGGTGGCATTATTTTTGAACAAAGCAGACGACATTTTGCTTGACTCCTTGAGAAGCATTCTACCCGATTTTATCTGCGGCGTCTCCGTTTACGTGGAGTTTGTGGCTCATTTGGTTCGATTGCTGTAAATTCGTCACCTTCAACATTTCCTCGCCTCACTCTGCCACCAGTGCCTCGAGCCATAGCAGCTCCAGCAGCGTTGAATTTAGCAAAATTGGCAAACCCACCACGTTTTCTGTACTCCTTTTGGATTGCCCCCCAGGGACGGTTCAAAGCCCAAGCCGGCGGCGGAACGATTGCAAGCTCAACCTCCACTTCATGTCTGAACTCTGGCACAAATAAAATCTCCTGGTGCGTACAATTTGGATGAAATGGGGCTCCGCCATTTGGCAGCTCACTCACAAGTGGAATACCCCATTCTACCTTGGCCTCTTCTGTAAGGGCAAACGCCTTCCCAAGGTACAGAGAACAGGCATCATTTTGGAGTGGTAGATTCTTAGATACCTGCATGAGAGATTGACCATGCTGGAGAGCCCGGTTCCTCCGAGCAAGATTGGCCGCTTGCGATGTCTTTGTCCTGGCTAGCATCTCAGCATAGACGTCGGCACGGATGTTTCGGACTCCGGCTGCGGTGTTGGGGGCAGGGACCTTGACCACAGGTAAATCGGCGACTTGTCGTATGATTTCTGTCGGCGGTAATCGCCGAGCCCTGGGAGTAAATTCAAGATCTGAGACATTCTTCAAGCTGGACATTTCATCCACAATGCGATCTCGGATCTCAGACACGCCTCGACCCTCAAGGAAGCCAATGCGGGCGATCCCTTCATCAAAGAATCTTTGATGCTGGATTAAACGCTTCGCCATGGATTGGATGCTTCGCCATCTATTTCTTATTTGCTGCGTCACCTCACCCATGTTCGACAGAAAGCCAACTTGTGGGTCCAAAAGTAAAACTCGAATGGCCTGGTCATTGATGAGCCCGTATGTAGCAGTCCGGCTCGGGTCTCTTATCGCCAGCCCAAGAAGGCGAATATCCCTCTGAGCCTCTTCGGAGGCAGAACGGTAGAGAGCGGCGATGTTTCTCCTTGCCCATCGCGCTGTGCGTTCGTCCAGCTCCTCTAAGATCAGAAGTGCCGCCTGGACCTGTTGGAACATTCTTGGCCGCTCAAAATCGACGGTCGCGACGATCTTGGCGATGTCCTCAATTGCGGTCCTGTAGAACCGGACGAGTCGTTGGATCTCCTCTTCTCGTATAGAGATTGCCACCGGCTACCTTCTTTCTACGTACGAACAATTCGTCCAGTCTTCCCTGCGCTTCCGCCCCATCTTCTCATGATCGATGTCACCCCTTGCGGCATTCTTGGTCCGAATGTAACCGTGGAGCCTCTGACAGCTTGCATCCCATGTTGATGCGGGTTTGATTCAATCCGGTCTGCCATGAGAATGACGCAGATCGCCATATCCCTTTGGAACTCGGTTCGTTTGTTTGGATACGACTCAAAGTGAGCTGCCCAGTTCCGGGGGTCTGCGTCTGTATTTAAATCAAGATCGAAAGCTTCCTCCAACCGAGCTTCTGCCACCCGGATAAGGAGATCCTCGATATCTTCACTGTCCATCTCCTTAATTTCATCGAGACGACAGCGAGCCTTCAGTTTTTCAGCATCAATAAACACTCCCATTTTAGGCAGCCTCCTTCTCTCTATAATCAACCAACTCAACCGGAATGCGGAAGTAGTCTGTTTGTTGAGTCGCAAGCACCGTTTCGATAACCAGATAGTACGAGCCCTTCTCGAAAGTATCAGTGTTGCGCAGATTAATGGTCATTGAGACCGTCGAAATTGTATTCCCATACTGATCGACATCGGCATTGTTCACAGCAACGGAGCCTGTACCAATTTCAATTCCAGTAGGGCGCCGCTTTAGACTCCAGGTGCCAGACGCCAATACGAAAGCCGTCGATTTGTTTAAGTCTCTGACACGAAACTTTCGAATGACGATCGTGTCAACGTTGAACTTCAAGCATTGCTTGATCTCTCTACTCATCAATTCACCTCCGTTGAGGAAATAACGTCAAGGGTTAGTTCGACTGACACATCCTCAAGCGTCAGTTCATTTGAAATGTCATCGAGGATTAAAGAAAACGCCCCCTCTGGTGGTATCGGAGTAGACATCGATGTTGATCGAGTCGAGGAAAGAGAGGAGGACTTTGTTGTAGATACAGAGGAGCTGCGTGTCGTTGACTTTGTAGATGACAGCGACGAGCTGCGTGTTGTGGACTTGGTCGTAGACTTTGTCGAGGAAACAGAGCTGGACTTTGTAGACGATAGAGATGACGACCTCGTCGTGCTTGCAGTTGTCGATTTCGTTGTGGAAACTGACGAAGATCGAGTTGTAGAGACGGACGATGAACGAGTCGATGAAACCGAGCTTGATTTGGTCGTAGAAACGCTGGAGCTGCGGGTCGTCGATTTCGATGTTGACCGGGTTGTGCTCTTCGTTGTTGACTTTGTTGTCGATACAGATGAGCTGCGAGTGGTCGAAACAGACGAAGATCTCGTTGTCGATAGCGATGAAGAGGCCGATGATGCAGACCTTGTGACAGAACTGCTCCTAGTCGTAGACACGCTGGAGCTGCGGGTCGTCGAGGCCGAGCTGGACCGAGTCGTACTCTTCGTTGTTGTCTTTGTTGTTGAAGCAGAAGAGCTACGGGTGGTGGAAGCTGACGAGGACCGCGTCGTTGATTTCGTCGTTGATTTGGTGGTCGAGACTGAAGAGCTTCGTGTTGTGGAAACAGAGGAGCTTTTCGTCGTGCTTTTGCTCGTAGACTTTGTCGTTGAGACGGAGGAGCTGCGGGTAGACGACGCAGATGTTGACCTTGTTGTTGAAGCACTTGAGCTACGTGTGGTCGACTTCGTTGTCGATTTCGTAGTGCTCTTCGTAGTTGACTTTGTTGTCGAAACCGAGCTGGATCGGGTTGTTGAAACCGATGAGCTGCGAGTAGTTGAAAGCGACGATGAAGCAGATGAGGCGGATGCCGTGGCAGATGTGCTGCGGGTAGTCGAGACAGAACTCGAATGAGATGTACTCTTTGTTGTTGAAACTGACGAACTGCGAGTCGTCGATTTAGACGTAGAGCGAGTCGTCGAAACAGACGAGCTGCGAGTAGTTGACTTCGTGGTCGACCTGGTGGTTGAAACCGACGAGGACCGAGTCGTCGATTTTGTCGTTGAGACAGAGGAACTGCGAGTCGTCGACTTTGTGGTCGACTTTGTGGTCGAAACGGACGAGCTTCGAGTCGTCGATTTGGTGGTCGACCTGGTGGTCGAAACCGACGAGGACCGAGTCGTCGATTTTGTCGTTGAGACAGAGGAACTGCGAGTCGTCGACTTCGTAGTCGATTTTGTGGTCGAAACCGACGAGGACCGAGTCGTCGATTTGGTGGTCGACCTGGTGGTCGAAACCGACGAGGACCGAGTCGTCGATTTTGTCGTTGAGACAGAGGAACTGCGAGTCGTCGATTTTGTGGTCGACTTTGTGGTCGAAACGGACGAGCTTCGAGTCGTTGATTTTGTGGTCGACCTGGTGGTCGAAACCGACGAGGACCGAGTCGTCGAAACCGACGAAGATCTGGTCGTCGAAGCCGACGAGGACATAGATGTAGACCTCGTCGTTGATGCTGACGTTACCTGGGTGGCACTGGTGGACCTGGTAGTAGAGTTAGAGGTGGAACGAGAAGTCGACATTGAGCTTGTCGCTGCTCCACCAAGAACAGAATACCTAAAAACATTAGGGGTGCCGCCAGATAGCTGCTCCTTGGAAAGGAACATGTCGCCACGAGTCGACAAATTATCGAAGCAAAGACCCTCGACCTGATCCGCTTCTCCATGCTGAAAGACAGAAAGGATGATACCTGAAAGAACATCGAGCTGCATCACAATGCGCTGAGATGCACTGCCGTCTCGTGTCAGAAGAAAGAGCGACCGATTAAACGGAGACCGTGGATGTGCATCGCCAAGCTGCGAGCCATGAAACAGGTCAGAAAGCGCCACTGGACTTGCTGGCGATGGGGCACCCCCGTTTACAACCCCAGCACCCGTCCATGAGTAAAGAAACGTCTGCGTTGGGTCGCCATCGGTGTCTGTAGTATTGAGATCAACTTCCCACATCCCAGCGTCCGCTTCTGTGTCTGCCTGATTGGAGACATAGAACAGATCGCGTTCAGGGTCATAGGCCAGCCCTTCACAGCCCTCCCCACCATAGGTCCCAGAGTGCCTTGGAATCTTTCTGAGGACATGCGTAACGACGCCAGTTGGGGTGGTTGTCTGGCCAGGTGCAAATGGAACTAAATGGATGCGAGTAAAGGCCCCTCCGTTCGCGCCCTCGTCGAGTATTGCAAAATCGAAGTCTGTAAACCAATCTCCGATATAAACAATACCCTCGGTGTCCAGCATCCCATTTCCAAGGGCGACAGCATCACCTACGGGAGTGAATCCAATGCGTTCAAACTCCCGGATTGATAGATCGTCAGAAACACTGACAATGCAATCACGGTCTCTGGCGTAACAGAGGCCAGAGCTTTCTGTGTGCTGAGTCCCACCACTAGAGAGATCGCCATTGTCGATCTCCTCCATATTCCAATCGGTATCTTCGAAGAACGGAGGATCTGTAATAGTCGTACTGGCAGATGTCGATCTCGTTGAAGACGCAGAAGATGAACGTGTCGTGGACTGAGAAGATGATGCACTTGAGGCTGTGGCCGAAGCTGATGTCGAGCGCGTCGTAGATGCAGAGGATGAGCGTGTAGTGGAGGCAGAGGTTCCTTGGAACTCCGGTGTAGCAAAAACTCCAACATCAATGTCGGTCCCCCACGGTGTTCCATCGATGTCTGTTAACGTATCACCATTGGGCGTACCAGCGTTAAAAAGTGGATTCGCACTGGGGCCATCTGTGTAAGCAAGCGGAGTGAAATCGCCATTCGCAGGATCGGTAAAAACATCCGCTGCTGCGATACTGTTCGTCCCTGACCCAATGTTCGTAGCGGTGGTGTCGGCCGAGATATTATTCTCCGCCGTCCCCCACATAGTCCCACTGCCCTCATAGTCTGCACCGCCATTGCTACCAGAGTAGCAGTTCCGGATGTCAATAACGTTTTCATCTGTTATCCCATGCCAGCCTTGAGGCGTTGCATTGCCATTATAATCGTAAGCAATGCAATTGTGGCAATAGGATGAAGAGTCGAAAGTCCCGCCGTTGTCTACAGAGAAGCTCCAGGCGTCATCGGTACCAGATGCGGAAATGCAGTTCTCTGCGATGAAGACATAGCCAGCCGCTGTTCCAGCGTCGATGTCTACCCCGTCGCCGGCGTTCCCTGCATCTTCATCGTTTGAATGAAAGACACAATCTCGAAGATAACAGGACCCCCCGCCAGCCGTTGTGCTCCAGACCTGGAAGAGGCGCTTCGCGTTGTTTGCATCAGTTCTCGCAGAACCGTCAATCTCAATCCCATAGGCCTCAAAATCAAGAGCGGATGAAAGCTGGATGCAACCGTTTTCATGCCCACCGGGAAAAGTTACCCCCTCCCAGAACATCCATGGGCCAGTGTTGTATGCTCGGCCAAGTTGACCTCGCTCTGCTCTTGGAACATCAATTTTGATGTATCGAGTTGCGTCCGTTGTCCAGTTTGCATCGTCAAATTCGACCTGCGCCAAATGCCTGATGCCGCCTGGGAAATCGTCATAGATCTCAGCAACTTTGATCTTGTTTGACGATGTCAGATCTTCGCGCTCACTAACCTCAAAGTCATAGAGGTTGGTATAGTGCCCACCAGCGGTCCCGACATTTTCGAGTGGGGTAGGAGTGTCCGCATAACGAAACTGGGACTGGCTGTCAACCTGAGTAATGACGTGAACACCATTGTAGTTCGTCGTCCCGGAAATGCGGATTCGCTGCCCGACTTTCAGGTTCGAGTTCGGGTATGTACCGGACAGCGTGACTGTAACTTCTGCCCCGTCACCGTCAATCGTAGAGATAGACTGGCTGTCACGAATAAGGATGAATTCTTCTGAAGGGCCAGGTGTCGTAGTTGCTGATGTCGACCTCGTCGAAGACATCGAAGTTGAACGAGTCGTCGACGCTGACGAAGACCGGGTTGTGGACTTCGATGTCGATTTCGTCGTTGATTTTGTCGTCGAGTCCGATGTCGACCTTGTCGAAGAAGCCGAAGAAGATCTCGATGTCGAGCGCGATGTCGATTTCGTCGTTGATCTCGTCGTAGACTTCGAAGTCGACGCAGATGTTGTCGGCCCTGCCCACGGACTTATGATATAGGTTGCGTTCGAGTCGACATAGATCGTCATATCGCCATGGTTATCGTTAAACCACTCGAAGACCATCGCGACATAGTCGCTCGAGCCGGCGACCGACCAGTTGAGGCCCGTCCACGTCAAGCTGTACGCTTGCGCAATCTCAATCTCGAATTGCCCCTCGTCGGACCAGAACGGCCCTTCTGTTATGCTTGAATTAAAGGCAACGAGCCCGACTCGGCAGTAAACCTTGTTGACGCCGGTCGAGATGTCAATTTGCCCTGTCCACGTTCCGTCCCAGTCCGACTCACCGCACGCCGCCGTGTCGATTGCGTAATCTGTTTCTGTCTGAGTCCCAGTGATAGGCGCGCCAATCGGATTTTCAGCTACGGGCGACTGGTTGAGGGAGTATGTCCAGTTAGTTCCCGGCGCCCATCCTGGATGATAATCGTCCTCAAGGTAAAATTGACGATTTGCCATCAGAGCCTCCCCTTAAATTCTGGTCTCTTCGTTCGTTGGGGAGACCATGGCATCCCGCATCTCTTCTTGAGCCGCCCCGTACTCCTCGTCGGAGACCCACTTGCCACGCTTGATGCGACTGGAGTCGAGCCCTTCCGGGATGTCTGCGTCTTCGGTGTTGTCGCAGCAGAATAGGTCGTCGCTCTGCCAGTAAAGCGTAACGCCGGTCATTATGCGCCGACGCTGCTTCTCTCTCTGGTAGAGGACGAACCCTATCACCCCCTTCTCGGGCAGAGACTTCCAGGCCGTTGTCGCACTATCAAACTTTCGGCCGCCTGAATACCAGGCACGCCACCCAACGATGGAATATATACTAGCCATTTAAGCCTCCCGTTTCAGTTAGGCGGGGCACATGGGAGGCCCGATCTCTTCTACTTCTTCTGGTCGGGTCCTTCTATCCCGCCTTGCCGGAGATGGCCGTGATTATACCAGATCGTCGTACTTCTCCCAGGGCTTACGTTCCAGAAGTTCATCAAGCGTCATAATTTGTCGTTCTTGGATGAATTTTCGCCAAGGAGCCCCAACTCGCAAAACCTCTTGACGCATCTTCTGTAAGTCCTCTACGTACTTTTTGTTGCCTTTGCGGTCCTGGTAATAGACTTCGTATCTTTGCTGGAGCCAGTCGTAGCCCCCTATGCAGTAGGCTGAAAGCATGAAGTTGAATTGAAATTGGTCATTTGTCCAACTGTACCCACGAGAATAGCGCAGGTACTCATCTCCCGGATGAAGGTCGGCACTCGTGTGTCCGTCGCGGTGGTAGACATGGGAGCGGACTCGCTTTGGGATTTGTTTTTTTACTTCTTCTATTTTTTCGTCTATTTCGAGGTTGTCGTCTTTCATCAAGCCACGGATCAACGGGTGACATCTTTCCGGACATTTTTTCAAAAGTCCCCGAACCTTGCTTTTTTCTGGATTATTGAACAGCTCCTCGATGGCAGGGAGCACCTGCTTCGAACCGCGCTTTGGCCAATCCTCGATGCGCGCTGGCCTCTTTTGCTCATCCCAGCGCGGGTTTACGCCAAAGGCATGCCGTATGAGCCCTTGGCCGAAGATCCAGACTTCCTTGCCCAACAGCCACCAGAGCATATCGAGGTATGGCTCACCACCCCCGTAGCACTTGAATTCTTCGCAATAGCCCCTGAAATCAAGATATTCTTCACGCCCGGCCATGAGGGCGCAATGGCTTGCCATTGGGACTCGATAGAAAGGGACACGAGGCGCTGAATACGTGGCATCTGGCTGGACGGCGATCTCCTTTGGCACACCCCTAGAAAGATTCCCCCAAAAGCGTTCCTTGAGTCTCAAGGTATACCCATAGCAACGGATATCTCTGGTGTCACCCCAAATATGGATGGCTGAATGCCACAGGCCGCCACGCTTCAGCCAGCCCTGGATCATCCCATGACAAGTGCCTGTAGCCACGGCGTTATGCCCATCTGAGAGGAAGACAACATCCCCGGTAGCTGCTCGCGCTCCGATATTCCTGACTGTTACATTAGCACCTCTGTCATCGTACTCGAGGACTTTCAGCCGGTCCTCTCGGATCCAGCGTCGAAACTTGTCCCGAAGAATATGCCGAGTGTCATCAGTCCCCATGTTGTCGACTACGATAAGTTCCCACGGATAACCCCAGAATTCAAGCTCATCAATAAAGCTGAACATTGTCCCGAGAATGACTGGGTACTCATTTCGAACACCAAGGACAACAGAGACTTTTGGCCGCTGCCCTGTATCGTCGATCAGCATGTCTATGTGGCCAGCCCCGGCTTTTAGTCTATCCGTCATGGTTCATTCCTTCTAAAATAGAGTTCAGCCCAATATCCAAATCCCCTTTATCATCAGCGAGGCGGCAAATATCGCGCGATACTCCGCCAATTTTGCTGCGCTCATGGATGAGTTTCCATACAGCAGTCATCGCAGGATCAAAGCCACAGTCCCTCGCAAGTATGATGATCGGGACTGTGATCCAGTCCCACTCAAACATTGCCATCATGATTCGTTCGTTACCTGTCCGAAGGATGAGGACAGGCCAGGGCCAGTTCTCGCCCTGCCAGGCAAAGCAACGATGCATTAATTTTTTGTTCGATGGATCGTAATTGACAAACATGTCAGCAAAAATTGGACGACGCATCCCATATTGCTCAATATGAGTTTTGATGCCCCTATAGCTATTGGAGCCCTTCCAGTAGCGGTGAACGAGCATCCAGGATTCCCTGTCGTGCGGAAGGGGGATATTCGTTCTGCGCTCATTCCACCTGGACGAAGTAAAAAGCTTCGGCTCGCATGGAAGGTTGATCGGCCCAAATGCGTAAGTGGCAATGGGACTATCAGCCAGGACCCCTTGACGAATCCAACTGGTAAACTGTCGCTTGCGCGAATGCACCCTTCTACGGATGTGCTCTTGCAGCTCGACGATGTCAGGATCAACTGGCCCATCATCGAAAGAGTGGCTTTTCATCCAACCTTCCCAGTTTGGTATCTTCGCTTTCATCCTAAAGGGCAATCTCGATCATGCTCGAACGGCTCAAATGTCAACAAGACTCTAAGGTTGCCAGCCAGAGAGATATTGACAAGGTCCACAGGCACGCATTTATCTGGAGACTCCGGGCAGTCCATCTCCAAGTCGTAAAGATCCGGAAGCTCCCTAAGCTGCTCGATTGCTCGTTCTACATTCATGGCATGTCATCTCCATTCTCTATTTCTTCCCAATTCCGATGAACAACAGGTGCCCTACTTGCCAAATGTACAGATGTGGTAATAAGCCTTAGCCCAGGCCAGATTCCACCGCGCTTAGTCAAAGCCCCTCGAAACCAAGATAAACCACTATCAAGAGCGCGTGTCTTCATTGTTGGACCTAAGTTTTTTTTCACCTCTGGATGGTAGTAAACATCGTCTGGCATGGCAAAATCGACCCCGACAAGCACCGCGACCCGTGGACGCATCAAGCAAGCTATGCTGCAGGCAGTTGAGGCTACAGAAGCATGGCCTGGAATAAAACGGTAGGTTGGAGCATACCAAAACGGTTTTCCCTCGCGGTCCTTTACCGGCAGTCTGCGAGAAATTTCCATCTGAAAATGAAATGAATATAATTCCCCTCCAGCATAGTAATGCTGCATCTTTTTTGTCTGATGGTGAGGGACAATGACTCGATGCGGAGTTGAAAGCCCTGGCTTCATCCTGCCCTTATCGCCATGAAGCTCATGGCCATAAAGCCAAGAAAACCGCTTGTCTGCATAAAGCCAGTAAGTGGGCTTTGGAATAATTTCAAGCGCACTATTCAGCGCAATGACAGTCTCCCCAACCATGAGATGCGCCCATTTCTTTAAAGCTAAAGAAGTTGGCCCAGGAGCTACGATCCAGAGACGCCGGTCTTTTTCCAAGCCCTCAAGGTCGTAAACGTTTCGAACCTCATGTGTCATCTACTTTTGCGCTTTCCGGAGAGCTGCGCCTCTTGGTCCATAAGTGCAGCCTTCTGCCTCTGTGAACGCCACTTTCGACGCTTTGGATGAATAGGCCCGACAAATTGCTCAATCCAAGCATCTCGCTTTCTGCAAAATTCCTCAGCCTCCTCAATACACTTCTGTGCTCGAAGCGGGTCAGGAGTTGTATGAGTGGTCTTGGAAAAACCTGCGTAGGGATGTCCTTCAGAAAAATACTCCACTTTTGTTCGGGCAAGAAGTGGGCCATGCTTGTCGATAAATTCTTTCCAGCGACGAGCATCATCTTCTTCCTGGACCCTAAGCGATATTGCGAACTTTTCATGCTCATCACGCTCACGTTCTTCGTCGTCCAAGTCTTTGCGTTCTTCATAGCTCAAGATATAGGCGTCACTGATCGCCTGTCCAATGGCGTGGCTTGCATCATACGGATCGAAGTCACGTAGCTCGGAGTTTGGAGGGAAGTAGGCAGGAGGCCTACCTCCATGTTCTTTCTTCCACTCCTTTTGCTTTGCATCACCAGCAGTCATCCATCCAGTTACATTAAAGGCATGGGGGTACGAGACAAGGTGGACAAGAACGAAGGGCCGATCGTCCGGATCGTCTGGCCGAATGAGAAGCTCGTAATAAAGACGGCTCCGCGTTCTTATTTCCCATTCTGCAAGGTCCGGAATAGACTTGAATGTATTGATGTGTGCAGGCCACTCAACGCCCCAGAGGCGAGCAACAGCCAATTCCCCAAGTGCCCCTAAGTCATGCTCCTGCATCTCACCTCGGCCCCTGGCCTTGAGTCCATGCTTGTCTTCACGCCCTTGATCAATTGCCTCGTTGTGTCGGCGGCCTGCGACCTTGCGGGCAAAGGAGACATCCTCATCTGTAAGCCTGATGAACCCAGTCCTCACACTCAGCCTCCTTGGCAGATAGCAAGCATTGGGGTTAAAGTCGAATCGTCGCTGAGTTCTTCACTGAAGTCATAATTGAAGATTCGAACATCGCCGAAGACTTTTTCGACCAGGAACCGGAAATCTTGAACATGGAACTTACCAACATGCCCTCTGTTCTTTCGGTATTGGCTGTTATGGTTTAGCGTTGAAATAAAAACATTAGCCTTTGTCTTGCAAGCATTCTGAAGAGACTGAAGAAGTAAGAGCGGATCCGCAACATGCTCAATAACTTCAAGGCAGACAACCACGTCGTAACGCCTCTGGTAGCGGGCTGCGTCCGATGATTCTAAGTGTGAACGGGCGGTCCAGTCTTCATGCTTGAATTCAACCAAGTGCCCCCAAGAATCGGCAGCAAACGCGATGGCCTCTTCGTCGGAGTCGATGCCTACGATCTCCCAGCCGTCATGTTTTAACAGCAGACTGCCGACTCCATTCCCACACCCATAATCAAGCACAGAGAGAAATTCGTCGATCGCCCAGTCCGGCTCTTTTGACGCAACGAATCTCCGAATGTTTCGATATATATCAAACTGCGGCGTTAAGAAATAACGCAGCCTGTGGTGGTAAACCGCATTGAATTCACTACTCATTAGACAGGCTCCGAAATTGTACGTCCCTCCAGAAGCACGCGCGCAAGCTTGACGTTCGCTCGCACATCCGCCAGAGCGTCATGAGCCGCTTGCTCTGAAAGATGAACGCCAAAGTACCTGCATAACGTCCCAAGCTTCATATTTTCCGGCGGATTCGGATGATTGTAGAAATGCCACTGAGCAAGCTGCGACGTGCAAAGCACCCTGAAGTAGCCAGGCAGGAACTCGTCGGCTTTCTTGTACCACGCCTGGAGCATGGGACCATCAAAGTTCGACGCATTGTGACCAGCCATAAGAGCAACGTAGTACGGACTCCCACGCTTGCTGATTAACTTTACGGTGGCATGACGCTTTAGAAATGCAGAAATCACCTTCATGCCACTGATCTGAGAAAAGGATTCTTTCTCCCAGACTTCAGGGTCGAATGAATTTACAGCCAAGGCCTCAGCGGTGCATTCACCAATGTCGAATTGAAGCTTTATCTCAAGCTCTTCTTGTACCTTGAACTTCTCGTCTACAGCGATGCCTGCAAACTGAATGATCGGATGAACGCCTGGCGTTAGTCCTCCAGTCTCAAGATCAAAAAATACAGTCTTCTTCATGGTCCTATCTCCTATGTTTTGACTCAGCGCATGGCTCCTTTGCCAAATTTTCGGATGTTGGCCGCTTCCCGAGCGGCAACCTTCTTTTTTTTCATTTTTTCCCAGCGTTCGCCCGGGCCTCTGCGACACGCTCGCGATGGTCGATCTCATCAAGGACGAGACAGTGCCCAGCCTGCTCATAGCATTGGACTTTCTGCTCAGACGTGCATGACCCAAATATCGAGCATTCCATCCCGTCCCATGGGTCTTCGTAGTTTGGCTCTTCACCGTCCGCCCCAGGGGGAGATTCTTCGGCGATGATTGATTCAGGTGGCGTCGTCTCTGTCGCCATGACAAGCTTTAGCGGAATGGTCGTACCGTCAGGGGTCTCAATTGATAGGTCTGGCTGGGGCGCTGTTTTGTGCCCCATTTCGTCATTGACGAACTCTGGCCTGAGAACTTCTCGAGGTGCCGGTTTGGCGGCTGGCTTTTTTCTTTTATCGAACCCGATATAAAGTAACGGCTCAAATTGGTTCTCGAAGATCCAGTCTCGGTTGTAGACACGGGTGATTGCATTCGTCCGGTTCATGATGGAGGATTCCGCTTGGAAGTTTGCCCAAATCTCGCGAGCCAAGCATTGGTAGTATTCAGGGTTCGCATTTGGATCGTTGATGGTGAACTCGTAAGTCATCACCCCCTCTGTGCAGAACTCAAGCATCGGGCTGAAGTCACGATTAAGAACCATGAACTTCCCGCTCATGCTCGCCTCGGCTTGAATCAAGGAGCAGCACTCAGATACCGATGGGAAAATAAATATGTTTGAAAGCATCACAAGCTCTCGGACAGCCCTGAATGGGACGGTGTAGCGGAGAGTTTTCTGGTCAGTCTCATCTGCGAATCGTGATGTTAAAATGACATCGTGATCAAGCTCCAGCCCACAGACTTTGGCGTAAGCTTCAATCCCGTCAATGTCCGCCTGGTCACGAGGGCTGTTGCAATGGGCATTGACAAGCACAAGCTTCGCCCTAATTTTCATCTTTTTCCAAAAACCAAAGATCCGCATAAGATGGCGGACTCCTTTGTCATGCCATCGGGGAGTTGAGAATGGGTACACCTCGAGGATTTGATGATCCATGAGCCCGTAACGACTGATAAGATCTTGCGCCAGTTCCGAGAAATTCCAAACATCACGGACGTCCTTTGGATTATACACTGTTCGCACGGCTGTGTTCTGAGCTGAGATCATCAGCGCATACTCATGAGCCTGGGCGCAATTCAGGTAAACATAGGTAGAGTGCTGCGCAGCGGAGAACCTGAGTGTTGAGGGATAGCATAAATTACGAGGCGCATTGGATGGACCAGAGTGGACCCAGTGAAGCCAGTTCTTCTCCGGCCACAGATCGATACACCTTCGGATAGCAGCATTCTGAGGGAGGTGCCAAGATAAGAACATCAAGTCATGGTCGATGATCGTATCGTAAGGCTCAAGGGCTTCTCTGTACCCCACCCAGCCTTTTTCTTTGTCTCCTTCGAAGTGGACGGCGACCTGCGTTTCAAAGCCAGCGATCTTTTTCCCAGTCTTTTTATCTACGTGGTCTTCATCCGCTTTTTGCTCTGCCCCATAATCAACCAGGAGGGTTTGCGGAAGTATGTATTTGATGCTGAGCCCCTCTCGCTCGATCAAATCCTTGTCATTCGAATTGAAACTTTTCAGACACAGGAGATCGTAATCGTACCCGTGCCGCTTCAGTGCTCGAGCCTGGTCAAGTATTATCCCACTGAGGCTGTATGCAGGGGAAAAGTCAACCAGGGATGTCAGGATCGCTACCTTTGGCTTATAAATCGAGAGGGGTTTTTTCTTCACCATCGTCCTCACTCCTTTTCGTGAACCAGAACTGTTCTCTCTTCGTAGATTTCCCGAGCGCCCTACCAATTGTTGGCATAATCCCACGCACCTGGCAGAAACGGTCAACGGCCAATCTCACATCGTGCATTTCATAATTATCGCCAACGACAACTCCTCCAACCGAGACCTTTGGGAACCACAAACAAAGATCTCGGAAAGCCCCAATAAAGGTATGGTCACCATCGATCCAAAGAAGATCGACTGGCTCGTGGAACTCTTCAGATACATCCCACGAGAACCCCTTGTGCGAGACTACCTTCCCACTGGCGAGATTGTCTTTGTGGAGTTCCTTGAAAATCTCCCAGCATAGAATCATGTCGCCGACATAGTTCGGCTTGCCGTCATAGTTCGCCCATGGATCTACGCAATGGATTGTTGCGTTAGGCAAATGGAGAGCTGCGCGATAGGCGGTGAATCCCCTCTGGGTGCCAAGCTCCACGAACACCTTTGCCTTCGGTGCAAGATCGAACATGGGGTCTCGGTACGTAGGAAGCCGAGAGAAATCAAAGGGGTCGTTTTTTACTGGCGCTCCAAGCGTATCTGAAAGGTAGAGAGCAGCTCCACAATAAGGACAATCGCCACCCACCGTACCACCCGCGATTGTTGAATGCTTCGGACAAGCTGCGCAGAGACCGTCCCTCATCGCCGGCTGCCACTTCTTCATGACTGACGGCCTACAATCCGACTTGTCCAGCGCGCACGGTTGCGCTCAATCATCTCGTCAAGATCGCCAAACACTTCATTCATACTTGGCTCCAGCTCCGGAACCTCATCGTAAGAAATTGAGTGAGTGCCGTCAGCCCGGATAATCTCTGTTCTTCGCCAGCCAGTGTAGTCCTGGGTATTTATCTCCCTTGGCGGTGGGGTTGTTGAACGTGTGGCTGAGGCTTCCGGCGATGCAGTTACCTCCATCGATGTCACCTGGCGCTTTGGTAGAAGACAGCCAACAAGACCCAAGAGCCCGGACTTGATCATGTCTCTTCGCTTCATGGTCTTCACTCCTATTGAGAAACAAAAAAGGTCGCACCGACACGACACGTCACCTTCCCGGGTAGTCAGGCGGGGGGTCGATGCGACCAAAGCTGAAACGATCGAAGATTACCCGGGAGCCAACGTATCAGTCGCCCCCAGTTTCGTCTTAAATCCCCGTATTGTCAAGAAACTCCCGAATACAACATGCGGGGCTCTTGACGGCCACCCAGCCAAGAAGCCTCTCAGCCCTCTTAGAGCTGGAAGTCATAGAATACTCACCACCCGGCCTTTTCTCTTCCCCGGTGACAACTGGCTCGCTACAGCCAGTCATCTCATGGAAGGCCTTCGCCATCTCGCTAATTTTCCTCGTGGCGCCTCCAATATTGAACTCGCAAGATCTGCAAAATGCCGCTGCTTTGAGGTTCGCAACCACCACATCATCGACATGAACAAAGTCCCTGGCCTGCTTTCCGTTCCCATAAATCTCAGGCGCTTCACCGGCCTTCCATTTATGGTACCAATTACGAATCAGCCCGCTTTCAGTTGACTGAAGCGCCTGGCCAGGGCCGAGGACGATGGAATACCGCATGGCCACTATCGGGATGTTGCGCTTGTCGCAGAACCAACGGAAAGCTCGTTCCTGTTGAAGCTTTGAGAACCCGTAGACTGACGGTGGGTCTTTTACGCCCTCCTCTGTCACATTGACCATCGGCCTATAGATCGCCTGCGATGAAGCAAGGACGATCATCCCCGGCAGGTAGTCCTTAATCTTATCGATAGCTTCAAAGAGCGTGTAAGATCCAAGAACCTGCACTCGTGCAAACTCTGAATGATCTAAACTGTAGCCCTGGCGAGCGGGGAACCAATAAATCACACCAGGCCTGTGGTAGCGAAGAAAGTCCTCGATTCTGTTTAGGTCGCAAATGTCAATCTTCCATGTGGGAAAACCTGGTTCCTTCTCAGGTCTGACCGCAAAATTGTCAGCCCCCACGACCTCATGCCCTTCCTCTTTGAGCTTCCGCCCAGTCGCAGTTCCGATAAATCCAACACCAAAAATTACGCTTTTCATGACCGGCGTACCCTTCCAAATTGGAACCAATTATTTCTCGACCGATGATGTTCGATTTCTTCCATATGCTTATTGAGTCTATCTCTCCACCAGCCACCGGCCCTCTTCACTCTGTGAAGGTCATCAATACCAAGACTTCTATTCACTGATGGGAAGTTCTTTGCTGGCTTAGTCCCGACAGATACCAAAAGCCAGTCCTTTGCAATGAAAGCCAAATCTGCGATGGCTTTGTCAACGGCATCTTCATTAACAAGGTGCTCTAAAACATCATTGGAGACAACGACATTGAATCTGTCCTGACCGAATACCCTGAGATCCTCATAGGTTACAAGCTGTGCCGGGAGATCTCGCAATTCCTGGAAAAAGAGTGAAGGCGCACAGTCAGAGCCAGAGACATTGTATCCAAGCTCGCCAAGCTTACAGATGAGATGTCCACGACCGCATCCTGCATCATGGACACTGGCCTCCTTCGGAATGTTAGCTTCAATAAAATTGACAAATCGTGCATTCCTTGTTGTCGGACCACCGTAACGGCCAATGGTGATGGGCTTGCCATTGCTGCGTTTTGTCGGATGCTTCCATTCGCCCCGCATCCCGTAGAGCTTGTCATAAATATCAACAAGGCTCTTGGCTGTATGCTCCTTCATGATAAAAACTCCGATGCATCGACCGCTGTGAAGTTTGGTAGAAGTTCTCTGCTGTAAGGGGAGCAGTTAACTACCTCGAAGCCTGGGAGTTTGAATTGGCGCAACGCTTTGACCTGGTCATCGAAAGGGTTCGTAGCCCCCGCTTTCGTAAACTGGACACCGTCCACATATGGCTGTCCGTCAGGGCGAGAAAGATCTAAGCCAAAAACAACGCACTTGGTAGCGCCCATCTGCCATGCTCCGACAAGAGCATTAAAGACAGACACCGCCGGTACCCGAGCTGGGACGATCAGCTCTTCCTCCCACCGGGCAACAAAGACACGACGAAAAAAATCTCGGCGAGCTGCGCGTTCTTTCGCCCTGAGCACAACAGCGACTCGAGCTGTCGAAATAACACAGCAGTCTGGCTGGTGTTTTTGTGGCTCGCTCATGAGCCATAAGGCGTAGGCACTCTCAGCCATCACCCAGAAGGTCGGTGTCATGCGGAGCCCGGCAGAATTAACTGCCATGGAGATCTCGTCGCGAAAGGCATCTGGCGGAACGCAAGACAGCGATGGCCCTGGGCAGAAGAGATAGACCGTTCGGCCGATGGCCGTGTCCTCCAGTTCATCTGCGTCTCGGTAACGACCACGAAAAGGCCCATGCTGTTTCAGGAGGGCTTTGCATCTGCGATTGAGAAAGTACGGTCCTTTACCATCTTTGTCGTAGTGAAAATGCTGGCGACAATACCACTCTGGGTCATTGGCCCATCGGTCATCTTCCTGTGCGAACCCAGACCCAGCGCGACGTTCGCTGCGTAGCAGGGCCGTGTGTTCATCTTCCCAGTACTCAAACGCCATGCGGTGCAGCTTCATTTGTTCTTCAGCCAGGCATAAGCATACCCTGTCGCTGTCCTCTCTTCTCCGTTCACGATATCCAAGACTTCAAACCCAGCGCCTTCTACGATCGGAATGAATTCTTTTTGTCGAAGCATCATCCAACGACTGACATTGTGTTTGTATGCACCTCCGTTCTCTTTTTTCTTTTTTCGGTACGCTTGGCAGCCGACCCTGGTTCGGAACTGAACAAGACCATACGCACCTGGACGCAAAAGCTTGTTCCAAATGCCTGCGGTCTCAATAAAATGTTCGACAGATGGCATGTGTTGGATAACAGCAGTGCAGATCAAAAAATCGAATGAATTAGCACCGAGCTTTAATGCTGCGCTCGGAGCATCGATCGTGAGTGGGAATGCGTTTGTTTCAAACCCTGGGCAAAGATCTTTCACAGCCATAACCGCTGACCGAAGAGCGTCGATGGAAATGTCTACGACTGTGGCCTCCTCAAAAACCCTGGAGAAAGCGACGATGTTAGATCCTCCTCCTGGCCCCCATTCAAGGAGAGATCGAAGCGGCTGCATGCCATCATCGTAGTAACTACAGAACTGCTCAAGGTGCCCGCGACCGATGCGAAGCCATGCCTCTTCGTCTCTCCATCGTCCAGTGCCACGGATATGAGCGAAGTCTCTTGTTCGCTTCGAACTTGAAGCCCAGAAGTTATGAGCTTCAAGAAGTACGTTTCTTGTCATCTTGCTTACCCCTAAGAAGGTCAATGGCTTCGGTGGCTGGGACTAACTTCTGATTTGCAGTGACCGCGTCTGCCATTTTGCGCCAAAGTACAAATTCCGCTTCTTCTGTTGGCGCTTCGATGACCTCAATTTCATGTCTGTCGATTATCTTGAGCGAGGCGTCGTGCTCTGGCCACTCCATCGAGCACGCCTTGAAAGAGAACGCTCTCCAGAAGTGCTCATACCAGACACCAAGGATTTCGATATCTTCTGGTAGCCCAAGAATTTGGAACCCAGGCCTCCTATTTGCAATAGCGCACGCCTGCTTAATGAGATACTCATCCCCCACTTGAAAAAACCTCACTCGCTTGTGCTTTGTTTTAAGCTCGGCGGTTGAATAGACATTCCCAAGAGGTGAAGAAGGTTTTTTCTTCATTGTGTGCCCTTAAAGAAAGTCACAGGGTTTTTTTCATCGCCCATGAGCTGAATCTTTGGACTGCCAGCAATATCTTCAATCTGTGAGACGTCACGGCATAGGCGACGAAGGCCTTCTGGCTCAAGGCTGGAGGCCTGATCTGCTCCGTACCAAGATCGATCTAACGTAAAGTGCCGCTCGATATGAGTTGCGCCGAAACAAACCGCGACGATAGATGGAAGTAGACCGACCTCATGCCCGGAGTACCCAACACCGACACAGTGGTGAAGCTCACAAAATCGAAAATTCCTGATCGTCTCTATTCGCGCAATGTTGCAGCGGGCAAGAGATGTTGGGTACAGGGCAGTGGTGATGTTTAGAACATACTTACAGGACAACTCTTCAAATATGCGACAAACGGTCTTGACCTCATGAAGATTGGACGCAAGGCCAACGCTAATGAAAGTAAGGCGGCCATAAGATGCCACCTGTTTGAGGAATGCCTCATGCTTCGCCATTGCGCTTGGGACCTTGTGAAATGCTATGCGTTCACCGTATAAAGTTTCAAGCTCTTCAAGGCTTTTCAAGTCAAAGCAAGAAGCGGACCAGCCCAATGACCGCTCGTCGCACCTATTTGCGATGAGATGAAAATCGCTCCATGCCAGCTCTCTCCCATAAACCTTGTCGCCAACTGTAGCCCCCCATGGAGAGCTGCATGGCTTGGAGAGATCTTCTTCAGTGTAGCAGCTCTCAATGTCACGCTTCTGGAGCTTTACATAATCCGCACCACAATGTTTCACCGCATCAATCATTTCAAGGACTTTTGAAATATCGCCGTTATGGTTGATTCCGATATCAGCAATCACTTTAGGCATGGCTTCCTCCCTTCACACCTAATGCTCTTGTTTGGCCTTGTAGAAAAATAAGGATCTCTCATCTCTGGCATTATCGACTTGTTCGGCTTGAGTGTGCGAACCCACTCAAACCCAGCCGACTCAAGCAGAGATACGATCTTTATTTCATCATAGCCATCCCGATGCTTCATTGGACGATAGTCCCGTGCCCACTCAAGGACTTGATCGAGAGAGGCCTTGCCCTTGACATATCGGTCAATAACGAACGGCATTGACGGAACAACGATCCGTATAAGCCCATGCGGCTCAAGTACTCGAAAACAATTTTTCAGAAAAGAACGAGGGGCGGCGAGGTGTTCTAAAACGTGCGAAGAGTACACAACCTCAAAGCGGCCGTCTGGCCATGGGAATTCTCCGTTGAGATCTAACGGACAGTCCGATGGTGTCTTCTCAGACAGCCCTGCTGTTTGCCAAGAATGAGAGAATCGATCACGGTTCCTCGTATGATTGTTCTTTTCTGGCCCAAGCTCGAGATAGCGCGTGCTGGCAACATGTGTCATGGTCGCACCTCCGTATCGATGAAGCGAACGGCCGTGGTCTTACTCACCCGTCTCAGCGGTGCCAAGACCCTCGCGACCTCAAGGTCATCCTTTTCATCTATCTCCAAACCATCCCACCATGGCATTACGACAACTCCGTTATTTCGCCCCATGCGGCGACCAGAGACCCAAAGCTCCCGCTTGGCTAAATAGCACCCACCATTTTCCATGTACATCGACATTGCTTCTTCTTGCCGAAGAGCGCGATAGGGACGCATTGGAACAAACTCAGAGCCGCCATTTCCGCGCTGTGGGTACCCAAGATATCTCTGCGTAGCATCGACTACAGTAATAACAGCATCTCGCCCACCCTCCTCGAATTTCTCAACGCACAAATCCAACGCCTTCGTAGTTAGAAACGGCGTCGTACATTGAAGCAGAGCCACGGCCTTCCACTTTTCTCCAGGGTCATGCTCTTCCAAAAACGCCGCAACGCTTTCTTCAGACGTAATTGTATCTGTAGCGAAACGCCCATCTCGAGGTGGACACTTGGCTCCCATCCTTGTGCCCTCGGCTCGGATGTCCGGGCTGTCGCTCCACACAAAGACAGGAGATAGCCGGCTTGCAGTGGCTACGCTGACACAATGGGCGAGCAGCGTTTGCCCGCCAACCTCCTTGAGGTTTTTGCCAGGGATCCCTTTACTTCCGCCCCGTGCTAAGATCAGTGCTGGGATTGTCACCAACCACCTCCTCCATATGCTTGATGGCATTATCGAGTGTGTCTCGAAGATTCCTTAATGTTAGAAGGAATACACGAGGGCTCGATGCTCTCAGTGGTACTTCAATTCGACTGCGAATTTCAGGGGGCATGGCCTTGAACGCTTCATCTAACTTCGACCAATCAAAGGCCTTGATCTTTTCTCGCTCGCTCATAGAACTCCTCATATCGGGCCAGAAGGCTTGGGGCAGTATAATAGGTTTCCATCCACCGCTGGCCTTTCTTTCCCCATTCTTCAAGTAGCTCACGGTTATCTCTCAACTTCTCAATGACCCTACGCAGCGTCCTTGGCCCTGCCTCGATGAATGGCCATTCACTGAGCGGGGCGCCAACGGCGCCTGAAGTCTCAAGCTTTGTTGCTTGGTTGAAGCTTGTAACAACTGGCTTCCCCATTGCGGCCCCCTCCAGCGCCGAAAGGTGGAGGTATTGAGTAAAGCATTCCTCAAGGACGACATGAGCAGAGGCCTTGATTGCCTGCGCTTCCTCGAACGGTCTATTACAGACAGCTATGTATTGGACCCCCGGGATACCAACTAAGAGACGTGCATGCGCCTTTGGCCTTTTGGCGTTAATCTTCCCATCTTCTCTGTTGTTTGAGTAGGTATAGACCACACGTAGCGTTTTGTCATTTGGGTCTGGGTAGAGGGTCGGGCTCTGACGAAACACGGGGCTGTCGAGATCTAAGACATCCGGCAAGCGGCCCCACTTTCTTCCTGGGTTTCGGCGCTCGTCTTCATCGAACAGGTGCCCATACCCATTTGTAATGCCCGCGTAGCTAACATCCTCTCGCCACTTCAGGCGCCCACTTCGAGGCTTAAAAAAACGATCGGGGATATTGCCAATGTGAGCATGGTAGATTTTTACTTTGCCACGCAGGTCACACCGCCACCCCTCGAGCACTGAGGGGTAGCTGTCATCGTGGAAGTGAAGCACATCGGCGGCTTCGACCCAATCTTTAAGAGGCCCCTTGTGCATTTGTTTTGGACAGTAAAAACCATAGGGGTTGAGAGGCTCGTGAAAAAGCCAACCGCCTGTGCGCCGACAGGCAAAAGCTCGTCCTTCGTGTTCGGTGAAGCGGCCCCAGAGAGTCGCAATGCGCCCTGGGGTGTAGCGTACAAGGCTGTGACCAACGAAGTGACAAATCTTCATTCATCTCCCTCCCAAAATGCGTACCCGTCAATGCTCTCATAGGTCATGTTCGTACGCACCGGAAACTTAATGAATGCACAGATTTTTTCACGCCACCAATCGCGCGGCTGATCGATGGTCCTTAGAGATGAAGGCCCTCCCAAGGTCACAATAATTCCATTCGAGGCCAAGCGGCTCGCCTGGCTAAGCGCATCGTCGACCTCCTGCTCGTCACGAAGGTGGTCTAAAAAATCGGTCATGAGCACAAGGTCGAATGTATTGTCGACAAAAATATCCATATCATGAACTGGGGTCGGAGCAGCGGACATCCATTTTAGATCCTTTGCAAGGAGGCAAGGAACGACTTCCGTTCCAAGAACATCAAAACCATCCATTGCAAGCTGCTTCAGTACAAGGCCACGGCCACAACCGATGTCAAGGATCCTCTCTACACCATGGTCACGAAAAAACGGAGAAAGCCGAAAGATAGTCCGGTGATGCCCTGTTGGATCACTGCGCCACCCACTGGCATAAGCTTTCTCAAAACTTCGGATGTGATTTTGCAGGCTTGGTCGGGCCAACTTTCACGACCTCTTCTTCTACGATTTTATCAAACGGTACGAATTCAAATTGGTCGCGTACAGGATAAGCCACCGACGTTTGAATTATTCGTGGCACCCTACCACGATCTGCGAGCTTCTCTTTTAGATCTTCGAAGGCTTGGACCATCTGCGCGCTTGATTTCTGACAGCTCTCTTGCTGTCCGGCTGTCATGAACCGGCAATGCTTCCATTCAAAGCCAGAGGCATAAGGGATCCCGTCGCGCGCCTGCATCCCGTCAATCCCGACAAGCACCACTTCGCTGAAACCAAGAAACTGGCAGAGGAGAATCGCGGTCTCCGCCACAGTCCTCGAGGCTCTAAAATTATCCTTGACGTACTCCACATAACGACCAGCACCAAGATGCGAGCGCATATCCTCCATCCCCTTCTTATGGATGATACATTGGATACGCCGCCATTGGTCTTTTACACGGCTCCACAATTCACGATAGGCTCGAGCGTCATACCAAACCCACCAAGCATCTGGATAAGAACGAAGGTTGGTAAATTTCAACACAGCCCCATTAAGAGCCATGATGTATTGACCCCTTAGCTTCGAGAGATTCACGTCATCCATCGTTGGCCCTGTCCCCACGATATAACAACGAAGCCCTCTGCATGACCCCTGGAGGGGTCCAATCATTTCCCTGAACTGTGCTGTCATTTCCTTCCTCGTCTCCTTGCTGGGTGCCTACGCGGCTTCTTCGGGCCAGCCTGCGGCAAGACAGGATCGGCCTCCCATCCAATGTTGTCCTCAGAGAGAAGCTCGTCTACTTCTATAGGGCCTTTAGCGATATCTGGATTCTTGAAAGCAATGAGACAAACCTCACCCATGCCCTTGCTGTGAACTTCTTCTACAGGCTTTGCCTTATCTTTCACCCGCAGCTTTGCCTCATAACGAAAAAAATGAACGTACACTCCGATGCTTTGCAGAAAGCTAATCACCTGGCCGGCTGGCCTCGGATGGAACTCACCATCGACTGCGGTGCTATGTGAATGCGGGGCGTTTCGAGCAGCTCCCCATGAAAGCATCAAAATACCATCCGGCTTTAACTGCGACACCATATTGACGAGCGACAGGCGCCACTCTGGATCATGCTCAAGCATCGATGCAGAGATAACAACATCGAAACGCTCATCAAATGACATCCGTGAGGCAAGGCAAACCAGATCTACATCCAGCCCAGCCCTCCAGTCCACGCCAATGTACGTCCCCACATCACTGAAGTGATCACGCACAGATCCGTTGACGTTGCAACTGCCAACCTCCAGGACGCGGCCAACACCATGAAAAAATTCAGGATATTTGGCCTCGCACTTTTCCCAAAAAAGCCGATTGAGTTTGTGCATTACCTGCCACGCTTTCGTTTATCTTGTTCTTCCCTGACAACACGTTCCGTCTCAAGTGCACCCTTATCTGTAATCCATTGAGTCGGCCATGCCTTGATGCTGTCAATCTCCGATTGAGACCAATTGAATTCTTTCCATCCCCACCCAGATCTGTCATGGCACCCTGAATAGCAAAAGACCTTGACCTGAAGCTCAGGAGAAAACAAGGTTTTCCTGTTCGCTCTCATCCACCGCCGAGTTTTCCCATCTATGACGGGCACCAACTCACCACAAAAAGTATTGCATGCAGGACAAATGAATTTACGTGAAATGATCTTTGCGAACCGGATCCCAGTCGCCAAGACTATTGTGTTTTCCTCCCCAGGCCGAGGGCGACTTAAATTTTGAAGAATTCCCCTTGCCATGTCTCTTCCTCCTTATCCCCTGCAATACACGTCGAGGTACTTCTCGATGATGAGGCGTGGGTGGTAAAACTCATCAAACCACTCCCTGGCCTCCTTCCCCATCAACTCCCTGTCGGCTGTCCCCAAGTCAGCCCAAGCTCGCAGTTTTCCATTCAAAGTTTTGCCCTTGGCATTGATGAATGGCATCCTATCCGACCCGGTAGCATCCTTCAAGATACGCTCTGTCTCACTTGTATAGCTGCAAATACACGGCGTCCCCTGAGCAAGAAACTCCAAGCCGGATAGATGGTACATCGGGGTGACGACCTCGTCGATCCCGAGCTTGCACTTCTGCTTTCGCTTGAGGCAATCCTCAAACGCTAAACCACAAATCAAATCCACCCGGACCCCTCCGCTCTCCCTCTTCACAAGACCAACACCTTTTTTGTTCACAGCCCCGTCGTTGCGCTGCGATGGAGCAAACCCAACAACAGGGCAGCGATGCCTCTTCGACCACGGGAGCGGAGTGTGAAGGGGATCATCGCCAGTGATAACATTAGGGACAACAATGGCGCCGTGTTGCTCAAAGAATGGTTTGAAGAACTTCGATTGATCTTGTGCACTTTCAACCCAGCCCTGCCCTATGTGGAGGAACCGGACATGCGGGTAGTGCCGAGGTAGCCACACTCTCTCAAAAGGCCATATCTGAGCCCCGTGCCATTGGTAGACCCAAGTTTTTTTGCGGAGGAGATCCTCTCGACCAAAGAAGACCACACCAACGTTCGCCATGCAGTGAATCACATCAGCCCATTCCAGGCATTCTGAGACGTGGTCCTTGTTGTCTACCCTGTACGCAGGAACAAGCTTCTTTGGATCTCGACAGTACCACCGATGCTTCCCAGGCCCCTTATTGAGGACCCGAGCTTCATGCTCGCCGCCAAAGTATTTGTTGATGGTTCTGCACATCTTCTCGCAAACACCGGCGAGCGGAGTTTTGGAAGTGTAGAGAATCTTCATAAAATATACCTCTCCATGAACGTCCCACGCAAAAGGCCTATTTGACTTGCGCAGAAAGCCTGTAACTCTTCAGGAAGCTCATCGCGCCAAGCTCCAGCCTTGCCCTTTCGAACTATCCGGCAGCGCGGATCATTGTTGACCGCTGCTTGCTGATCTGAGAAAAGACGCCCGTTATCGATTTCACGCTGTTTCATCTTTCCAAAAGACGAAGCTCTCACCGCCGCTTCCATGATGCTAGCCGGGACGTTCTCGTCTGTTGCAAACTCGAGAGCGCAGCTCAAAGAAGAGAACGGATTTTCAAGGGTGTCCTCGTAGTAAATTGGCATGAAGTCTTTACACGAGCCCTTGTGCGTATCCCACCAGCGAGCCCAGCCGACATAACGCTTAATCCCAAATGCCCTGGATCTGAAAAATGCATCCATGGACTTCACAGTCTTGCCAAGACGACTCTTGACACCTGAACGATGCTGCGCTCTGCCAGAAAGCATGTGGTAATTAGAGAGAAGCGTATCCCTCGGATCTCTTGCGAGGAAAATAACCTTACGCCCCACCCACCTTTCTGGCTTCCTTCTTTTGTTCAACCGGAGTATCGAACCAATAGTGCCCATGTTGTCATGATCGAACAGGATAAGGGGATTCAGCTCTTCTGTGTTTTTCGGTGGAGGCATAAGATTGTCAGGATCATGCCGCTTTCTAATCTCATGGAACATAAAACGGAACCACGTCAGGCCACTTCTTGGATGTGAGATAAAAGTGCTCAACGGATACTTCACACGCCGATCACGCTTCACAGCTTTATCTCCTCAAAGATATCAGCAAGATGAGGTGACACAGTCCACACCTTCGCATTCATTGCTGTAGACAGCCTGGCCACGTCTCTACGCATCCGGTTGTAGCGCGCAGGCCTGGCGGCAGCCGTAAATGTCGATTGCCAGTTGATCTCCTTCGCATAAGCAACCCCTCCCGGATCCAGAAGATCTACACCAGCAAGAACAATCTCAGAAAAGCCCATGTAGTCCGCTATCTGAAGAGCCAGAACAAGGATCGTCTCCCCTGTGTAGAATCGCTGCCCCGTGCATACAATTCGTCGCAGCTTCTCTGGCCCAATGTCGAGTTCCGTCACCCTCCGTGTGCCGGCGTGATCCGTGAACAGGGTATCTGCGTATCGGCGATCCTCCCCAATACATGACGACCTATTAGAGTAAAGCCATTTTTTCATTGCCCTGCCGTCACGACATATCCACCAAGAATCCCGATAGGCCTCAATGAGGATTGTAAGATTCAACGCAAAGCGATGCGGCCCAACCTTCTCTGGGGGCAGCTCATCAAGGGACGGTCCGCTTCCAAGGATCCATGCTGTCTCCCCCTTATAGGCATCCTTCCAAACTGCAATTTTCTCAAGCGATAATTCCATCGGCTTATTTTTCCCAACGCCAAACTGCGTCACCCCCTGCTTCCTTCGGCACCGGTTTGTAGAACCACCAGCATGGAGTGACTTGCTTTCCTGTAAAACTGTAAGCTTTCCCTGTGTGCACCTGCTCAATACCAGCCTTTGCACAGTAATTCTCCAACGCTTTCTTGATGTTAGCTCCCCACTTCCCATCAATGTCGTGGCCTGCAATTAACCCTCCAGGACGCACTTTTGGAACCCAGCCTTCAAGATCGAGGAGCACAGCTTCGAACCGATGATCACCATCGATAAATAGAAAATCAACAGGTACACCGTTGCCCCACTTTTCCGCTTCATGGAAACTTTCCCCACGCTTGAGAAAAATTCTTCTTCCAAACCACTCCCTGACATTCTTTTTCCAGCAAGAGAGGTTGTATTCCCCATCATACCCTTCACCCTCATCGTCATAGAAAGGATCGACGCAAAAAATACGAGCTGTCTCTGGCAGGAATTTTGCCATTCGGTACGCGAACCAACCTTGGCATGTCCCAATCTCGACAGCGACATGCACGCTGCCTGGCATGAGACTGAAGATTGGATCCTTGAACCCTCGAAGGCCTGGAGGAATTCCAACAACATGCCCAAACTTCTCATGCACGCATACGCCAAGCGGTCGCCTTCTTGCCCGCTTGTGGATAGCGTCAATTTCTTGCGAACTCAGTCCCATGTCTTTTTCACCTTCCAAACAGCAGACTTCCCTTTTTTCGTCAAGTACCCAATGTCAGCATCAATGGGGCAAGAATCTCCGAAGTATGCTACGACGCCAGCTCGAACTTGCTTCCCCCAGATTCCATCCCAGTCATGGCCAAGAATGAGGCCGCCATTTCGAACCTTTGGAACCCACAGCTTCAAATCGATGACCACTCCTTTTGTCGAATGGTCCCCATCTATAAAAACACAATCAAGCTCTTCGTCCCTAAAATAGCCAACAACGTCCTTGCTTGTTCCATGAAGGCCGAACGCACGTCCCCCAAGCCACGAGCTAAGATTATCCTGCCACTCGTATCGATTAAACGCCCCATGCCAGTGGCGAACAGACTCACGATCTGTCTGCCAGGGATCTACACACCAAAGCTGAATTTCAGGAAGTTGCGTAAGCGCGCGATACGCCCACCAGCCCCACTGAGTCCCAACCTCGACAACCTTCTTGCAGTTACCCTCAGCCATCCATTCAAACATCGGATCACGAGAAGCCCTTAATTTACGAGGAACCGCAAACCTTCGAATATACCTCGGTGGAGGCTTCTCCCGTCCAGTGACTAATCGCTCACTATTAGCTCGCATGAATGATCACTGCTCCTGCCTCAGAAATCTTCCATGGCAGCTCGCGGCCCCAAATTTTCTCAATAGACCTAACGGTTTTGCGGCGCGTCTCCGGTCTTACAGCAACAAGAACATGCCCCGTCCCACCAGCCCCGCAAAGCTTCCAGTGAACCCCAAGTTTATCAAGCTCAGGGCCAGATCTCGGATAGTATTCTCCAAAAATCGAACGCTTGAGCTTGTCATGCTGGCTAACCTGATTGCCGCATTCATACCAATCATCACTCTTCAGAGCAGAGCCAAAAGCGTCAACGACCTTCTCGCAACACTTCCTAAAACTCTCATCGTTATCGTCCTTCGAACCAAGGACTGTATCCGCTTTGCGCCCCACGTCGGTATCTGGAGGACTAAAGAGAGCAAAGTGACGCTCAAGAAGCGCCAAGTGCGAAGGAGAAAGGCCAAGATGGGTCTGATCGATACATCTTCCGTTCTTGTGCAGAAGTAAATAAAGCCCACCAATAGCAGAAATCCATTGATCCTGTGAGCCTCCTCTCCGCTTGAGTCGCTCCAGCTCGATGTGTACAGCCATCCTCGCCAAACGATGAACGTCTAGCCAGAGACCTGTAAGAGCTGCGACAGACTGCACGAGAGCGACTGTGGTAGCAGCGGAGCTTCCAAGCCCACTGCCAACACCTGGGACATCGGCGAAAGTCGAAATCTCTATGCCCTGATGAACTCCAAAATACAGGAGGACCTCTCGTGCAAGCTCGTGCTGAAGAGCATGCACGTTTTTGACGTTCTCCTTATCCCTCCAGTTCATAATGACTCTTTCGTCATTTCGCCATTTCGCCACCACGTAAACATACTTATTGATTGCGCAAGAAACCGTAGCCCCTTCTCCTGGCGGCAAGTCAGACCCACCACCTACGAATGAAATACGAAGGGGGGCTCTGCTAATCACAATATTCGGGTGTAGCCTGCTGGCCGAATTGTTTATTAGCTGCGCAGAGCATCGGTCTGGATTGTAGCTATTCATCCTCGGCTATCGCACTCCTTACTTTAATGTTCACGTCAATTTCCTCCTAAAGAAGTAGGCACCTCCGAACCAGTGCTCTGTTCGAATCGGGCGACTGTCTGAAGTTGCAACCAGCTCGAAGTCCTCCTTGAGTATAGAGGACTCAGTCACCCCCTCAATGACACCAAATTGCCGTGCAGCATCGCCGTGATACTCCTGGTCTGGTGGATAACCCCGGTACTCTTCACCACAGTCATGAAAAATGAAGAAACCACCAGGCTGGATGCGAGGCCCGTAGGCCGCGATTTCAGCATCCACGCATTCACGGCAATGACAGCCATCGCAGAAAACCCAATAGATTGGATCCGGGATTTGTTGCTCAGCCTCAACGGCCGGGCATTCAATGAAATCAGCATCGATCTCAGGAGAAATCAGCTTCGCCAGCGGAACGCCGACTTCCTTCCAGCGATCCCTTGGATAGAACTGGTTCTTTCCAGGACAATTGAAAAAATCGATGTCAATCGTCCGGAAGATCGCCATCGCCCGAAGACCCTGGAGAGCCTTCATCGTCAGTATCGCTGTCCCCGCCATGTGAGTCCCGATCTCCACGAAGACCGGTTTCCTCAAGGCCCCCATCGGTGGGGTGTCCCCCTCCGGGCTCACTGGTGGATCCGATAGCTTCACCACCTGCTCCAGTGACCACAAGAGCGTCGTCCTGTCCGTCGCCGTAAGCTGCCCCCCCACTCCCAGAGTCGTCAAAAACTTCGGGTTCTTCAGTCCCGGCAGCCGGGGATCCTTCCTGAATGGCGGCCTGTGCCTCTGCATGTTTCCTCCTCCGCTTTCTCTTGAAATTATCGATGCTCCTTTGCCGCTGCTGCTTGAACTCTTCCGGGCTGATTTTTGGAATCGCAGTCTGCTGTGAATAAGGTGAATTCACACAGAAGATCTCCACTTCGTTCCATAGCCCTTCGCGTCTAAGCTCATTGAGCTTTTTGACCATGTTTTGGAGCCTGGATGTTACATAAATACGGACTCCAGGGGGGACGCCTTGCCCCCTCTCCCTATCATCGCACCGCTGCTCTGTGACCATCGGCGGCTTGCGGCCATCATAGTAGTACGCCTCTTCTGTGCGATAACAGTCAAGGCCGAAGCAATAGAACCTCTTTGCCCCTGTGTAACGAAGCATCTCGATAGCTCCGATCAAAACCGTACCACGACTGAAGAAATTAAAGCCGTCATCTGGTGTCACGATTTTGTTAATTGAGTTCACGGTATAGAACTCGTGATGTGGGCACACGGCTGGGATTGAGATCGTGGCTTGATGCATCGCGAGAATCGTGACGTCTCTCGGGCAGAGTTTTGCGTAGCCACGCACAATGGGCTCATCCGACAGAACCCAATAATCAGCCCTTGAACCAAGCTTCCGGATTGCTTCGTTCACAGCAACAACGATCCAATGATCCGGGATCCTGCTAAGATCTAAATCATTCAACGTCACACCAGAGCCGCACACCGCAACGCTTGCCCTTTTGTGCTTACCCTGAAGAGCTTTGATCCCTGTGAGCCTTGCCCCTGCGAAGCGAGCTACCTTTACCATGATTAAACCTTCATAAAAACGGCCATTCCGGGCGTTCGGCGAGGGCTCTGTTCGACCTGCTCCAATGCCCGCGCGGCCTTGGCTATCTTGAACGCTGGCCAAACACCCCAGCGGCGTTTGCTGCCTGCCGCAGCACAAAAATCACGCTTCCCATAATTGAAACGAGGGCAAAAGTCATGAAAAACGACCGTACCACCAGAAATGACTTCAGGAATCCATCTGTCAATATCAGCCAGGACACAATCGTAGCAATGGCAACCGTCGATGAGAAGCCATGCGATTGGGGAACCTTTGAGCCGCTTAACTGCCTCTGGGTCTTGCGATGACAAGCGAATGAGCTGCGCTGGAATTTCACCAGCGAACTTCTCAACCCTGGAAGGGAAGAACCGGGCCGCATTGTCAAATGGATCGATACAAAAAACCTCTCGACGCTGACCAAGAAGATTTAATGTCTGTAGAAGACAAGCCAGGCTCTTCCCCTTGTTCGTCCCGATTTCTACCATCACCCCTGGGATGCCGTTCTGAACCGGATACAGCACCGAACGCAAAAATGGAGCAAGCTCTAAAGGATGGCACTGCGGTATCTTGACTTTGCCAATAAGGTCTGCAACTTCCAAAGCTTAGCCTCCAGCCGATAGGTACCTACTGTCCAGCATGCCGGACAGATCTGTGTTTAGTATCAAAACACCCCCTCCCAAGAACGGTCTTCACTTTCACCTTTTCCCATTGCGGTATTGTAGAAAGCCCTGAAAGAGTAAAGACATTCGACCCGAAGTGACGGCCCTTTCGGAACGGCTCTTGGTACACACCCAGGCTGTCGAACCAGTCTCGCAGCTCCTTCATGTTTGTTTCCCACCAGCCATGACGGTCTTGCACCACCTGAGTAGTTCCCGGGACGCCCTGCTCTTTGCGGCGCTCTGGCCCCTTCCCAGATCCGTCGTGGTAATATTGGCCGCCGTCCTTGCCGGAAAGCTTGTAGCCGTCCACCCCCAAGAGAAAGACACGTCGAGCACCCAGCTTGTAAGCCATCATGATGCCAGCGCAAGCGATCGTTCTTGCGCAATAGAGATCGTCGTTCTTTGAGTCGCAAGCCTTCGCAGTGGCCTGTTGGTTGAAGTGCCAGACTTGATCTTTGAAGCTGCATTTCTCGTACTTCATAAACTGATCGCGTGACCGGCCCTGGCATACAACCATTGTTCGTTTGTCAAGCGTCAGATTGCGATATCGGCTCCAAATTCCAATATCGCTAAAGAGTGAGAACGCTGGTGCAAACCCGGGAATCTTGAGCGCGTCATTAAGGCCTATGGTAATTCGGCCTCCAAGCCGCGTCCAGTCGAAACCGGCCAAACTCGTTCCTGTCCCACAGACAAAAATATCAGAGTCCGGATATTTACCCCAAAAATGCGACACCCTGCGCCGCATATGGACATTCCCCTTGGCACCCTTTACCAGAGCCGATTCAGGAGGGCGCGGTGGGCGCTTACCCTTTCTGCGCTCCATTGCCACCCGGATGCGCTCTGCCTTCTCACGCCTTCGCTGCTCCTTTGAGCCTTCTCTTTTGATAGGCATTTTGACCTCCTCTGATCAACCACCGGCCCTTACTCTGCATCCGCTTTCTCTTCTTCAAGAACCTTTTCGAATGCGTCCAATTGCTCATTTACTGAAGCGCCAAGAACGCGATCGTCCATGACGTATGTGAAGTACGGCTTCCCCATCTGGAGATGATGATAGGGGAAGCCATGTGATTGAAGCCAATCCTCAGTAATCCGCCGTTGCTGCTCTCTGCGACCAGTAAAGAGCAACACATACCACCCGGCCTCATAGGCTCGAAGCATCACCTCCTTTGCACGAACTCGAGGCTCTCGATAAATGTAGCTTCCTGACAAATCTGCACGCTTCATGTCTGAGTCCACTGTCAAGAAACCATCGATGTCAAAACAAATCACTTTTGCCATTTTTACATAACTCCCGCTTCTATTAAAGCCTGCTTGAGAAAGACATCGAGCCGGTGGTTGGCTCGAATGAACTCATACCCAGCCCTGGCGACCGCCTCTCTCTTAATCGGCTTCTTCAGCCAATACAAAACATGCTCTGGGATTTGTTCTGGCTCAGCAACATCCCAATGAACGCCCGGGGTAAGCCCTTCTGGGTACCAAGAGCATGGCTCAGAAAGGACGAATCTCCGATTTGACATCAAGAGCTGAATAACACGGATTCCGCCGAACTGAAATGGAGACCCCGGGCGATGCAGATTGAGGTGGACACCTGGGGTGGAGAGCATCTTGCGCATTAGGTCGAGGCGGCCTGGGAGCCCTCGGAAGAAATGGCTGGAGCAAGGAGCCCCGGCCTCCCGGATCGCTTTACAAATCTCGCCCCTACGGTCAAGAATTCTTGGATCGTACTCAGCACCCTTCGGAGGTGGGTGGTACTCGAGGCCGAGCCAATGCGCACCAACATCGAACGGAGGAAGCCACGCGACCTCGTAGCTTTCATGGTACCCCATTGGGAGAAGATATGCATTCTCCCCCCTCGCCTTCAAGATGTCTGTTGTGTTTTGGTTGTAATCGAAGATTATATCAAACTTGCCGGAAATCTTCTCTCGGTACCGCTTGGATCTTGAGTTGAATGAGTCAAGAAGCCATGGAGCCGGTGCTATAGGCTCCATGTTGTAATGAGCTGTCGTCGCTTTATTTCGACGGGCATACACCAGCGCATTCGAAAACTTAGATCGAGCGGATGCCCAGTCTACAAAAAGAACAAAGTCATTCCGCGTGAAGTCGCCGGGGCCAACATCACTAACATCCGGCATGATGACTTTAAAGCCGAGCGACCTGAAGCACGACGCAAGCGCAAGAGCGAATAAATCTTTCCCCCAATGCACCATCGCCCTGCGCATCGGAATGACAATGCGTTTGAAGCTCTTGCTCATAAAGCTTTCCAAAAAGAGACAGCGTCCCCCGGGCCAAGCTTCTGGACGCCAGTCAGATCTGGAAAAAAGTCATCGACAGCCTTCTTAATGTCTGCCTCGTTATAGTCATGACCGATGATTAGCCCCCCAGGCTTCACGCGAGGAGCCCACCGTTGAAGGTCGAGCTGCACGCTCTTCGCATCGTGGAGCCCATTGACGAAAAGAAGATCTACGAAGTATGGGAAGTATCGAGACCAATCAAGCGATGTCCCTACCAGCGGATGGCATCGCGTGAAAACATGCGGAGCGCACCGCTTGAACCACACTGCCATGCTCTGGCGACCCTGACGACCAGCCCATGGGTCTACGCAGAAGAGCTGCGTCTTCTTCGTGCCCTGAAGCAGGCCAGCCGCCCAGTGCCCACGTTTTGCCCCAACTTCGACAGCGATGCCAGGCTCCTTGTCTCCAAAGTGCTCTTTGATGATCTCCCACATCTGAGCTTTGTAGTTGTTCGCCGGAGAGAAGTCCTTCACCGGAATTATAGTGGAAATGTAATTCTCACTGTACTCTCCAAGCTCGGATGCCGGAGGAGCCTCCCCCTTCTCCACGATTCCTGACTGTGCCCTGATGCGTGCACGCCTCCGCGCGTTGACTTCCGCTTTAGCCTTATCCACCATCTCTTCATCTCCTAATCTTTGATCTTGCAAAAAGCCCGAAACTCATTGTGAGCCTCGTATCCATCAACACCAAAAAACTCCCTTGCAGCATGGACGACATTCTCACAAGCCACACGGATGTTTGGACCTTCATCGTAGTAGTCATGGCCCATGACTAAGCCCCCCGATCGAATCTTTGGCCACCACCGATGCAGGTCATTCAAAACGACCTCCTTCGAGTGGTTCCCATCGAGGAACACCATATCGACTTCAACTGGAAAGGCATCGCACCACAGCCTTTGGTCGCCTGGCAGCGGGAACGCTTTTTCAAAGAGCCAAGGCCGGACATGGTCAAACCAGCTTGTCGCCAAGTAAACAAAGTCATGCTTCCAGTCAGCCCCTCTGCAACGGCTCGTACCGGTTGGACCCCAGACATCAATCCCGAAGAACCGCTCAATCGATGGAAATGATTCCAACATCATTCGTGACCAACGGCCATGCGAGCATCCTACTTCAACAACAACATGAGGGGCCGGCAGCACTTTTTTGATGTATTCAAACATCGATGGCGGGTGGTCCTTCCAATGGGTCGGCGCCAGCGAAGAACGCCGGCCCATCTTTTCATAGGCCTTGATTCTTTCAACGAAGTCAGCATTCAGCTTCACGGCCTTTTCCTCCTAAAGGCTTGGACTCCACCGAAGAGTGGCGTTGGAGAGCCACGAGGGCGCTCCTGCGCCTTAACGCACTCTAATTGCTCCCATGTGAAATCGTCAAAGCACCCAAGCCATTCATCGATCGCACTTGTGACCCCATAGAGCCGGCTCACTCCATCACAGCCGTGATACCGCTCATGAACAAGCATCTCCAGGCTTCTTTGATCTCCTGCGTCGTGCAGGCAAATAACTCCATCAACAGGGACGTGCCGAGAAAGATGCATCAGGTCCGCAAGGACACACTCATGGCAGTGACAGCCATCAACAAATGCCCACCAAATTGGCTCTACTGGCTTCCAGTCTGTCGACCGGCCATGGAAAGTGCGGAGGGAATTCTTAAACCCATGGCACTGATTGAAGACTGCGTCACCCAAGCACCTTTTATCGGTATCGATCGTCACGACATCAGGGACATCCCACCGAAGCCGATTGAGGACTTCGAAGATCCCTCTCGTTGTTCGTCCACCAAGGGTTCCGACTTCCACAATGAGGCCGGGCCGGGGTAGCGAACAAAAGGCTTCATGGACATCAAAGAGGGTCCGGCGGAGAGCTGCCCAATCTTCCTGCGTAATAGAGCCATGTGTAAGCTCCGTTGTTTGTTCACAGAATTGCTCCCTTCGTTCAACCACAGCACTCATGTGTTTACCCTCCGAAGGCGCCTAACCTCTCGACGTATTGGCGCATGCCTCTTTTTTATCATCTTGTAGAGATCCTTGTTCCCAACAGTCCAAAAAAACGTAGAGGCTTTGACTGCTCGAACCGGACGACCAGATGAGACCAGGGCTTCGATGAATTCGCCAATCGAGTCCGGTACAACTCCGGCCTTCTGCCAGATGTCGGCATATTCCAAGAGGAAGCCCATGTCCTCCCCAGCGAGCCACAGGGGGCCACAGAAGCGCCACGGAGTATTCTCTGCGCCAAGGCCAACCTCATCGACCATTCCTGCCTTGACGTCCACCCTGGACGGCTTGGCGCTCTCCACAAGGGGGTCCATGTCGTTAACGTTCCGTACGACGATCGCACTACCCTCACCGGCCAGCTCCTCGAGGTGAGAATTCGAGTAAATATCATCGCCGCAGGCAAAAACGATAGGCAGATCTCGCCTTGAGTTCTTGCGGACAGCGAAAGCCATGTCGCCGACCGATCCAATCTTCTGCTCCGGGTCTTGGACTTGGTCATTGATGAGGCGGATACGGGGGTGCTCCGGATTGTGCCCCGGCTCGGGAGTCCAGCGGACAGACTGAGCCCAGGTCTTGAACCTCTTTGGCCAGCTCCCAGCCACCCGGCTTCGATGGTTATTGTGGACTACCCTAATTTGAGTGACTGGCTCAACCCACAACGAAGTGAGCACACTGTCAATGACGCACCCCCGACCAAGAGGCAAAAGGGGCTTGGGCGTCACCTCTCCAAGCTCACCTATTCGAGTCCCCCATCCAGCAGCAAGGATAACAGCCTGCATCGTCGACTCCTTATTCCCTCCCGGGATTGAAAATATCCTGATCTTCGGCTACTGCTGCATACCTTGCCAGAAGTTCACGATAAATGCGACGTTCTCTTTTCTTCCGTGCGAGCCGCTCAGCGCGCCGCTCTGCGCGGTCAAGAGGCTTCACGCGGGCAATCGCCGTGATCCCCCGGATCCTCTCCTTCTCAGTCAACTTGGCCTCCGCAAAATGATACCGTCCAGCACAGCAGTCAAGGGCGTGAGGGACCGCGTCTTCTTTCATTGTCTCGGCCTCTCAACCATGAAGAAATCATGCGAATATCTCTGATGCTTAAAATGAACCGGGCATTTCCGCAAAGGAGCCACTTCCCTTCTGATCCGGCCAAGGAACAGCTTGGAATGAATGATCCAGTTGAAGCAGCCGTTGACCCCGTAAGCCTTGCTGTACCCAGAATTCTTCTGTCGTTCCTCTATCTTACAGCTAAAGCAAATGCGCCCACCACGGTCAAGTAGCGGGATGAATTTCTGTAAGAGCGTGATGGAATCATCGGCCGACAGATGAGGGAGTATGCTCCCAAGGACAACAACGTCAGCCTTAGAGATAGCCTCGTCCTCAAGCTCAGCATCAATGAATCCAAACTGAACGCGAGGGTCCTCACCGAGCCACACTCTCGCATCTGAAATGCAATCCCTCCCGTGGCTGCTCCACAGCTCCAAGCCAAAATACTGAAACTGCTCAATCTTTGAGCTGATGAAGTTCGCAAGCCGCCCGTTTCCACACCCATAGTCGAGGACAGTTTCGCCCTCAACGATCTCGGATGCCTCGAATAGCTTCGAAAGCCAAACAGGCTGAAGCTTCCCCCCAGAACCGCAGGTGCCTGGATCAATCCAGTCCCGTGAGATCTGTTTCAACATTCTTCCCACCAAAATATAGGATAAGAATCGCCGCTCCCGGTCCACCGTGGGTTCCAACACCACGGCCGTTTACACCAGTGGACTGGGGCCGAGAGCGGCAGACAGCGATGCTAAAAAAAACCGGCGCGCTCCTGCCGAAGCACGCCGGTACTGACCGTGACCGAGTCATAAAGACTCACAGAGAGATCTCTTCACTTCGACCAGGGCTTAAGGGGCGATAATCACCCCAAGATTCTGATCTAAAAGCTGCAAACCGTACAGCACATCGAACGAGATCACGACACCCTTAGCCTGGTGCTCGTAACTGTTCGTGACACGCACGCCGATATTGTCGATTGTCTCGACAGACGATGTCGCACCGAGATTCGCGGGAATCTGCGGAAGCGGGCGAGTAACCAGAGCCAGCACATTCCGATGGAAGGCGTAGGACTGGTTGTTACCCGCATTGTCCGTGTTGTTCCCGACCGGGACATTCTGGCTCATGTACGACTCGAACCCGAACGCCTTGCCGAGGTTCGCTTCGCGCAATGCGGCAGTCGTCCCGGAGGTGTTTGCCTGGTGGAACAGCGGGCGACCGATGACGTCGGCGTTGTGCTGAGTCCCCAAGACCAACGAACGCTGAGCGCGCGGACACTGACTGTCGTTGAGGGCTCGGTCGGCTTCGATGATATCGTTCTCATCCATCGAGTTACCGGCGCCGAGCGTACCTGCGGCCACCAGAGTGACAGGGTCTCCTGCCACGTCCGTGCCGTTCTGGTACTCGTCCATAATATCATCGTCGACCTGCTGTGCGATCGGGTCGATCGCCGGGATGATGAACTCTTCTCGCAGATCCTTGATGCTGGTCGCCTCGTCGCGATCTTCGACGATGAAACTGGTGTACTTGTGCTTGTCGAGGACCACGGTGATCTCACGGGCGTTCAGGTTCTCAACCGTCAACCCAGTGAGACTTGCGTTTGTACCCGACTGCTGTGCGAAATCTTGGACCGTAAGCTTCTGCGGCTTTCTGGTCCTTACGGTGTTTCCGACTTGTGCTACTTCGTTCTCGAAGTCGCGGTGAACGAGGCCCGCCATGACAAGATTGTCACGAAGGACCATCAAGGACTCGACCGCCCAAATTTCGGGCGGATAGATAGAACTTACGAGGGCCATATTGCCTCTCCACTCTTTTCATTACCGCGCGACAAAGAAATGAAGTCAGGAGCTAAGACTCAAAGAGCGCCGGCTCCTTCCCTTGGCATACCCTTCACGCGGCCAGATTCAATTGCTTTGCGCACTTTCTCGAGGTTGGCTGCATAGAACTCGGGATCCTTCACCTGTTCCCAGGTGTAGTCGTACCCTTGTCCGCTACCGCTCTCTCCACTCTCGCCTGACGCCGGCGAGCCGGTGCGCATCTTTCCTTTGAAGACGTGAGGAAGGACTTCTTCGCTGAAGTACCGCTTGATGTAGGTATCCAGGTCGACATCCGTTTCCAAGCCACCCTCAAGGGTGACGGTTGCGAACGGAGTCCCATCGTCCTTCTTCTTCAGCAGGGGTTTGATAACGAGAAAAGCCGCATCTGGCTTTTCGCACTTGGCAGATGTGAGAGCCTGCTTGACCGTATTCTCGAACCGAAAATCCTCTTCTTTCTGCTCAGCCGTCGCACGAGACGCCTTTTCAGTCTGAAGGGCCTTTTCCGTTTGCTCGAGGCGTCTGCGGAGTTCGGCGATCTCAGGATCGACTTTTTTGCCGGAGGGACTATCGTCATCCCCGGTTTTCCCGTCGCCGTCTTTTTTTCCTGCGATGAGCGTTTTTATCTCATCGATGCTTGTCTGAAGCGAGTCAATCTTTGCCCCGCTCTTCTTTAGCTCCGCACTGGTCGTACGCTTGTGCGCATCTATAACCCCTTGGAGTGCCGTTGGCGTAACAAACTTGGTGCCGTCGTCGTCGCTATCCTTCTTCTTTTTGACATCATCGCCGAGACTGCCATCATCGAGATTGCCATCTTTCGAAGGATCGTCGTCGCCATCACCAGAGCCGCCCTGACCCCCCTTGTCCCCGGGGTCTACTTGGGATCCCTTTTTCTTTGCCATCTAAAAACTCCTACGCACCACAGAGACAGGTGCTTGTCAAATGAAAATAGTATCGCGCATTAGCTAAACGGACAAGGACTATTCCGTTTAACTTGGATTTGCCGGCGTCCGCCGCCGGCCTTGCGCGCCTGGTGTGCTTCCTTGAATTTGCTTGCGCCCGCTTACTTCCGATCCGCCTGACATGAGAGATTCGTCCTCTCTGCCAGTCTTCGGCGCCGGCATGGAGAACGGATCAACGTTCTGTTTCCCAGCCATTGTACCCATAAGGGGGTTATCGTCGATCTCCTTGTTGATAGCTTTCAAGTCCTTCGCACTGGCATCACCGACCTTGGATGCGGCGATGCGCTTGTCGATGATGCGAAGTAGCGTCGGAGAATTGACAAGCTCTCCAATCTGCGCTCTTTCCTCGATAAGCTGATGGGTGGACGAAAGATCGTACTCTTCCGGATACTGGACATCTCCCTTGAACAGATCCTCTGCCGGGGCTGTATCGGCACTGCTGTCCATAAATCGAAGGACAATTTCAAACACTCGAGCCTCTAAGCTCTCCATCCGATCGGCGATCTTCGTAAGAACCCGAGCCTCAGACGTCCCAAAGGACCAGGCTCGAGAGACACCAGAGGCCTGGAAGTTCTGCGTGCTCTTCCCGCTGGAGATTTGCCCGAGGGGGTCCACCTGCGCCTGGCGATAGATCAATGTCCGATTCTCTTCAATGACCTGCTGGAGCGCCTCAAAGGCATTGTTCGGACTCTCAATATATTGCGCGTCCTCACGCCCAGTAGAGCCCGAGCCCGGGTTGAGCTTCAAGTAGGTAGAGGCTCCAACGCCGATCTCCTTCAGCTCATCCTCGCTCCAAATCGCAAGAAAGGGGTGCGCGTGCATGTAAGTGTCGTATGCGAGATCCGACTCTGCTTGGAACTTCCGGACATCCGCCCGAGAGCTGTAGCGAATGAAGGAATGGCCGATGAGAGGCTTGATCTCGCGGAGATCCTCCACGACCAGCGGCACAATGCCGAGGTTGTGAGTGCGCACCTCCATGGTGCCCACCTGCTCCATCTCATTCCTTTCGTCTGTCTCACGGAAATCTGTCCATATCACCGTAAATCGAGTGTACTCAAGAAACCGGACCGCTTTCAAATGAGACTTCTTTACGCTGTCACCCTCGTTGCGGACTGTCCGCTCTTCTTTGATGCGACAATAAATAAGCTCGCCTGTCTCCAGGTCGTGATTCCAATCCACCACGGCAAATGGAGAATAATTAATTACAAAGGGGCGAATTCCGGCCTCTTGTTCTTCTGCCCGGGTCAAGCCACCGTCTTCCGTCAAGGGAATGCCATCCTCCGATGGTGGCTCATCGAACACGACAGGCGGCACATTGATCAAAACCCGCGTCGTCCCGTAAGACATAAGCCTATGGGCTATGTCTTCGACGACCTGGTTCCAAGTCTGCCCTTTGCGATTCGCTTTGTCTATGAAGCTGGCCAAGTCAGACTCATTGCCCTTAAAGTCCCGCTTCGGCTTCTCCTTGTAAAGAGCCCCAATCAGTCTTTCGATAGCGAGGCCGGACTCAGGGACGAACTGCGAAAGGTCCACGCGGAACTCGTACTGGGGCGCCGGCTCAAACTTATTTCGGGGAAGGTAGTCTGTCTTCTGGGCAAGGGCGTCACCCACGACATCCCGATACCGCTTCCACTCTCCTTCCCACAAGGCATAGTCCGGATGCTTCTTATCGAGCTTTTCAAAAAGGGTCGATTGAGCCATGTCTAATCCTTCCCCGGACGTCATCCAGCATATGCCGGTTCCCTCCGGAAGCGTCCGCGAGCTTCGGCAGTGTACACCATGTACCGATTCGCATCGCATGTATGATCTGCAATTTTCTCAGGCCGCTCTTTGTTCTCTTCCCAGTGATAGTACGTGTGCTCATCGATCGTGACTGGGCACTGATCTAGAACGTACATCATTGGCTCCCCGGTCTCTTCGTCGACCTTGAGATACCTCGCAACGGCCTGAATACCATCCTTCACATCTTTCTGCGCCCCAACAGCCGGGAGACCTGCACGCTTGAAAGTAATAATCTTGTCCGGCGCCTCTGTATCACAGAAAAAAGTCTCTACACCCCACTTGGCCCGCAATGTCTGCGCTCGAGTGACCCAGGAGTCAACGCCTGGCTCTGCATGAACCAAAACACGCTCGTCGACGGACTCCTCCAAAAGCCACCAACGGCCCGCCGTGTCCTTCCCTCCAACCAAGAGGACCCCTGCGTGACCTTGAGCAAAACCCCAGTCAACACCGGCGTAGACACTCACGAGGGGCACCAGATTTGGCCCCCGGCCGACCTTCCGGCCGTTTGGAAGCTTGAAGGTGAAGTCTGTCACCTTCTGGACGTGAACCGCTTCCATGAACTCTTCGTAGACCTGCCCCTCGAAGGTTGCCCACGAGGCCTCGAATGTCCGCTCGAAGAACCTTTTCGTCATGGTCCTTCTCTTCGTCTCGATGAACTGCTTATCGATGTGGGGGTTGTCGACCGTCCTCCAGGTGTAGAAGTCGATCTCCGCGCCAGGGTGGTCTGGGTCCTGGAGGCGTGCCTCTGGTGACAACTTCCGACGTTCATCCCACGGCTTGTAGAGTCTGTGATAGGCCCAGTTCGGCCCTTGCGGCGTTCCAGTCAAGAAGAGCTGACCCTTTCGGTCCGATAGGCGGACCCGGATCTCGTCGTAGAGGGCCTCCTTGCACTGGGCGAACTCATCGAGCCAGACCCGATAGAGCTTCATGCCCATCCAGCTCTCGAAGGCCTTGCCCGAAAGAAAATAGATATGCGACTCCCCCTTGACCCCCCGGATGCGCAGCCGCTTCCTTGTCTGGTGGTAGGGGCCAATCATCAACCCTTCGGGAACCATTGCAAGGAAGGCCGGAAGGATGATCCTCTGAAGCATCGGGAATGACGGGGCGCCCACCGCACAGAGGTAGGGGTCTCCTTTCTGAATGTCGTCAGGGTGCATGTCTTCCTGGCTGATGGCATCCAGGAGCATGCGGGGCGCGCCGACCTGTGTTTTGCCGCCACGCGCACCGGCGACTGCCATTGTTACCGGTGATCTTGAAATCAGAGGCGGTATCTGCTTATCGAAGGGCTCGAACTTGAGCCCAATGTGCCTCGTTCCGCGTGTAGCCATTCAGTCCCGAGTCCTTCCATCACTGACGCACCGAGGGCCGGCGTGCACCCGGGAAGCACGCCACCTGAAAATGTCGCACTGTGCTACATTTTAAGGCTTACTCCTCGATCGAGATTTCGATGCCGCTGCTTTTGCCGTTCCCGTTCCCGTTGAGCGGGGTCACGATTGGACGAGAGGCGCTCGGCGCTTTGCCCTCCTTGAGCTGCGTTGCGAATGTGCTCCTCCAGTCTCCCAGCTCGATGACGATGTCGTCCGCCGGCGGCTCGTACTCGCTGGTGTCTGCGAGCCCCTCGAGGCGCATGTAGAGCGCAGCGGCCCGAATCTGATCTCGGTCCTTCTGAGCGTTCATCATCTTGTCCTCGAACCACAGGGCGAGCCTTGCCCGCTTGCCTTCTTTGGTCTGCGGGGTCTCACCGTCCACGCGCTCTCGGGCGTACTGGACGATCTCGTCTGCCTCCTCTTCTGTGAGGGGGTAGTTCTCGACGACTGCATCTCCGCCGACCCCCCAGTTCGCCACCAGGGCCTCTGCAATTCGCATGTTGCGAAAGCCGCCCATGTACATGCTCTCGGCGACCTGCATCTGCTCACAGCGGAGCTTCCGCAACTCCATGCACGAGTTGTAGGCCGACTCGTAGTCCTCACGGACGGTTGTGGTGGCAGCGCCGAACTCCTCCTGGAGTTGAAGCTGGGCGTCCTTCCTGCGGACACCCTGTAGGATCAGCTCTGTGGCGCGCTCAAACCGCGCCAGCTTCTTCTTTTGCTGGCTCGACATCTGCTTTGTAGTCATTGGTCTTCACTTTCTCCGCTTTTTGCTCGGTGAACTCTTCCCAGCGGCGGACCATGACGTCGACGAAGTGTGGCTCGACGTCAATACAGCGAGCCTTGCGGCCCATTTTCTCACAGGCGATGAGCGTTGACCCACTTCCTGCAAATGGGTCCAACACTGAGCACTTCTCGCGCTGAGATTTCGAATCCTGGTCGAGTATCCCCATGAGCAACTCGACGGGCTTCTGGGTGTAGTGCAGCTCGTTTTTGGTCCGACTGCACTGAATCACGTTCCCCCTGGCCCCGATACCTTTCATGCGCGTCCCCCCGGAGCGGCATCCATACATCACCAACTCATGCTGGTTGCGCCACAGGTTTCCCATGGCGGGGTGCTTCTTGTCCCAAACAATCATCGAGCGAGCCGCCACGCCGCAACTCTCCATCACGTCAAGAAGCGGCGTCCACATGCGCCAGTCGGTGAAGATGTATGCTGCTTGAGTGCGCGCCGCCTCGAGCGCAGCGGTAATCAGGGCCTGGTAGCCGCGTGTTGAAAGATTGTCGGCCGCAATCTTCCCCCAGGTGCCGGCACCTTTGGAGGACTCCTGGAAACCACCGGAGCAGTACGGCGGATCTGTGACCACAACGGCCACATCCTCACCGTCCATGACAAGGGCGACCGACTCGGGGCGCTTACAGTCTGCGCACAGGACACGGTGCTCGCCGCAAAGCCACATGTCACCTGGCTCAACACCCAGCACGTTCTTCTCGAAGTCGGGGACGGTGTCGTCTCCGATGCTCCCCTTCTTCGGTTTGTCACCGGGCGCGACGAGCTTGTGCGATCTGGCGATGCGAGCGATGAGCCCACGGGTGCCTTCCTCTCGGGCCTTCACTTTGTCGATGACGGTTTGAAGTTTCTCTTTCTCCGCATCGGCGAACGAAGTAATCGGGTCGAACGTCAGAAGGAGCTTCCGGGCCTCCTCCTCGTCAACGTCAAGCACCAGGACGGGTACCTCTTGATCCGGAGTCACGCTCTGACGAAGATGCCCATCGATGAGCTTCAAGGTGCCGTCCTCCAACTCCCGGACGAGGAGCGCATCGGCGTAGCCAATCTCACGAAGGACGCCCTCCATGGCACGCTCTTGCTTCAGGGGGTGCGTGCGCCAGTTTTCATCGTCTGCGACGAGTTCTCGGACGGGGACGGTGCGAAGTTCCTTCACCCGGTTGCGAAAGGCCGCGCTGACTGCATTCTTCTTCAACTTGGTCACTCCTGATTAGCCTTTGTCTTTTCGCCATTTATGGGCTTCTGTGCCGCTACTTGGTCACCTGTGCTTGGTCACTTTCCATGTCTACTTGATCACTCACGAGAGTCCTTCCTTGCGCTCCTGCTCAAGCTTCTCCGAAGAGTCACGCCACCTGCGCTCATCAAGGTTCCGAGATGCGAGCGCGTCCTCTATGGCCGAAAGGAGCGCGATTTTAGAGGCCTGGTCCCTACAGGCGATGGTGATGTGTCCACCGCCAGCCTTGATCGCCAAGCGGCCATTGAAGTCGGGAAACATTCTCAAGCTCAACACCAGGGGCTCAGGGCTGTTGTCTGCGAAGGGTTCGCGAAGGCCGCACGCTACAAGGGGGTTCTTGGAAGCGTAGACCGCTGATTGTGCTTCTCGCTTTCGCATTCTCTTCACCTCCTAAGTTGCTCTGTCTGTGTAACAGCGTACCACAGTTGCGGGGAAACGGCGATGCGGTTCTGGCGAGAAAGTCAAGCCTCAAAGTCAAAAAACCCTTTTTGGATGCACTACGCATGCTCAGTCCATCGCCACGGCCAGAATGGACATCTCGATCCTTAGCATCGAGAAATCAGCCACCTCTGAGCCTCGAGGCGCCCCTCTGAGAGGCTTTGAGAGGCGCGCGCGACAGATGCGTCGAGGCTTCTTCGAGGCTCCATAGAAGGGAGCGTAGGGCGCGCAACCCGCATCGGGGAGTCATCGCATCGGCGATGCGCCGCAGGAGGCTCGACGTTTTCGACGTTTTCGACGGTTTCGACGTCGGGCGGAAGGGTTCAGGAGGCGCGCGCCGCAGTAGGTCGGGGCGATGCGATGGGCTCCGCAGTACCATGCGCCGCATCGGCGATGCGGTACGGTGGAAGGGGGTCGCCCCGCAGCATTGAAACGGAGAAACGGGGGGGGCGCCGATGGATGTGGGCACATGGTGGTGGGAGCCTCGAGATGCGATCGTTGCTGGCCTATCATCATGCGTCCTGAACAAAACGCGCGATGGGATGATGGTTCAGATTTCCGTCGGTGTCGCAGGATTTTCCGTAAGTCTAATAGATCGATCGGTCTGAGGCTGAACCTCGATGGCCACATCGAGCCCACAAGCGGCGCTGTTGTGCCTGTATACTACGGGCGATGCGATGCGGGTAGGGCGGGACGGTAGCAACGGGCAGCGCCGTAGAGCGCAGGGAGCAGGCAAAAAAAGAGCCCCTACGGGAACCATACCGCAAGGGCTCAAACCACAGAAAGAAGCAAATCCAGAGTGGTTATTCTGTCATTGTGAATTTACGCGCGCGAAAAGAAGTCTCGGCGCAAGCGCGCGCGCCTCCTGCGCCCCGTAGCCTACCGCATCGCCGTTTCTCGCCATCGGCCACAGTAGGCTCCCGCATCGCCGTTTTATCCCCCCCACAACCCCCGCATCGTCTCTTTAGCGCGCGACCCGCTATGAAAAGCAACACGGCCAAGGCAGCCGGAAACGGGAGCATAGCGACAATTGTCCATGTTTTCGCGTTCATCTCAGTATCCCGCTTTCTCCGCGCTAAAATCGCGCTGCCCGTCCTGCACTTTTCGCCATTCAGGATAGAACACATCCGCCTCGCCATTGTAGACAGCCCGAAGCTGGTTTATGCGCACATCGCGCATCCCCATCGTATCAAAACCCCCGTCACAATCGCGCCCCGATGTCCCGTATTGGTTAAAGACAACCCCCTCAGATGCGAAATACTCAAAATCCATCCATTCTTCGTGGTATCCCTCTTCGGTTTTTTCAAACCGGTAAAGCTGGATCCTCTGTCCTGGCTTCAAAGTGATCTTCGTTGGTTCGTTCCAATAAATCCAAAATCGAGCATTCATCTTGAAACCCCCCTTTCTACCGCGCGCAACAAATTAGCGCGCGCCGAACGGAGCCTTCTCCGATGGTTGTTGGCTATCCCACAGACGATCCTCGCCCTTCTCATTTCCTCTGCTCGAGTACCAGCCTCAACCCCCTTGGCCACATCTACGGCAATATCCCAAAGGGGATGGGTTTCGTCGTCCAGAATCCCGGGATAGTCCGCAAGACCAAGGTCGTCGGCCGCAAGCTCCGCGATCCGCGTTGCGTTCGCTTCGCCCGTTCTATTGTCGAAAATCTCGTCAAAATTGTCGTACGCGCAAAACCAAGCTGCGCGCCGAAAGTCGTGAATGTCATATCCTTTCTTCATCGCATCGCCCTTTCTTTGTTGTGATAGCAGCAATCGGTACAGACGGCGCCGTCATGCGTACCGTCGTCGTACGTGGCATCGGAACAGCAAACGACAAGACCATCCAACGGGAGCCCACAGACCGCGCAGATTTGATCCTCCTGGCTCGTGTAGGGATCCGGCTTGTAGTACAGGTGGATGTAATCTCGAGCAAATTCCCATCGGCCGATGGTGTTCCCGTTTTCGTCGTGAATCGCGCCTCCTTCTTCCGCCATGTTGGCTGTCAACGAGGGATCCGGCTTGTAGTACAGGTGGATGTAAACTTCAGGCGAGTCATTCATCGTTTTCCCCTTCCGGCTTTCTGCTCTCGAGCAAATTCCCATCGGCCGATGGTGTTCCCGTTTTCGTCGTGAATCGCGCCTCCTTCTTCCGCCATGTTGACTGTCAACGTATCCAGCCTTTCGGCTATCTCCCGTAGCACATCGGCGGAGCCAGATGTCTCGAAATTCTCAAAGCTGGCATCTTGTGTTGAAAATCGGAGTTTTAGCATCGCATCTCTCCCTGTGGCGACATCGACGCGCGGTATGCGATGTTGGCGTATACATGCGGCGCGCCGATGGTGGTTTTGGCTATAGTTCAACGACGCAAATCGATCCGGGCTCTATTGGCGCATCGTCTTCGAGAATATCCAGAGCAACCCGCACTGCGCCCATCTTGTCTGTGAGTCCTTGAACATCGGCGTCAAGGTAGAATGTGGGCAACTGCCGGCCGTTTTCACGGCTTGACTGAACCGCGTACAGCCTTCGGTGGTCTCGCTTTTTGGTATCGGCCGTTGACCTTGATCTCTTCTCATCGTTGATTAGACCGAAAGCAATCGCCTCTGCGAGCAAGATTTGGCGGATGTGGCCAAGGTCCCCGCAAGCTGGCCAAGACTTACCTCCGCGCGCTCTTTCATGCATTTCCGTGAAGAATCGGGTGAAACTGTCGAGAAAGGCGAGCACATCGGCGCGCATCGCATCGTAGGCCAGATGGGGCTCTTTGAAGGATCGGATGTTGGCAAGGTAGCGGTTCTCGAGTTTTGAATCGACATTTCGCCTTTCTTCAAATCTCTTGAGCCCAGCGCGGTATCCCTTGAGCCAGTCTGGATCATCAAGACCATCGGCCGCTATGCTCCGCGTGCCCACTTCGCCATCGCGGTACCCGCAGATAAAACCCGCGACAAATCGCCCTTCCTCTTTGGGCTCCATCGGGCAGGTGTCTTGAAGCTTGTTTGCCGTAGCATTCGCCTCCGTCTCTATCGCATCGTAGTTGCGGCGCGCGGGAGTCCAGATAAGCTCAAAAGCCGCAGACTCGGGATCCGTGGCACCTATGCAAAACTCTCTGGCTGTTTTCTCGCAGGAGGTTTCAAGCTCCCGCCTTTCGCCCGTTTCTCGGTTCACGGCTTGCGCAAAAAAGGAATTCGGCGTCGTTGGATCGGGCTCGAATTCCGCATGGTAGGCTCCGTAACCGTAGGTCCTTCGCATCGTGGTTGTTCGTTCTATCGTCATGGTCTTTCTCCCTGTGGTTTTGTGTGGGTTTCAATCAATAAGACAATCGGTCGATGTCATGTCGCTGAAAGTCGCATCTGCTCTGTCCTGAAGAGCCTCAAAGAAAAGAGCCTCGTCGAACATCACATCGCCGTCTTCATCGACCGTGAAGACATTCGCCTGTGGCTCGAGGCTCCCGCATCGAAGAGTCTCGAGCGCATCCTCATCAAGCTCTTCTGTAAGAACGGCGAATGTATGATGGTCGTATCCCATTTCTGCCGGATCGTATCGCCCGTACCAGAGAGAAAGCTCCGCGTCGAATTGAACACGTTCGCGTTCTGGCATCGCCTTTCTTTCCGCGATAATATCGCGCATCTCCCTGGCTACGGCAAACCGGATCAAAACATCTCCGATGTACCGCGTAAAACGCGGAGCAAATCGCTCCAGGAATCGCGCGATGCATCCTGGTTTCCATTTGCGTCCTATGGTTCTGGCAATCTTGCACGCAAGCCGTGAAAGCCTATCGGGTTTGGCGTGACCGCATGATGTCGCTGCCTCGTTCCAATGATCTGATCCAGGAGGATCGATCAGGAGTGTTAAACTCTCGAGCAAAATCAGAGATGAGAACGGCGCATCGTCAAGACGTTGGACGCGCAAGCATTCAATGTACCCATTCTCGTGATGTTCTCGGTTCAAGTTTAGAAACGAGCCTCCCCATGCGGCGCAGTCAACATCGCCCGTATAGGCCAGGCAATTTTCGCGCGCAAATGTTTCCGCATCTGTGGTCCTCTCTTCTGTCATCATCGTATCCTCCGGTGGTTCTGTGGTTTTGAAGCCCAAAAAATCTTGGGCTATTTTCGTTCTATGCGTTCTGGCATCCGGTCTCGTGACAAAAGACGCCGTTGATGGTTGTCGCTTCGCAAGAATCACATCCGTTTTTAACCTGGCTCATTTTCTCTTCGAGCCAGGAAGTAAACTCATCCGCCCTTTCCTTGACAGCCGCAACCGTGCCGATATGCCAGGAATAGGCTCCGCCATCGGGAACTTGTTTGTAGTCGTACAACGTCCAGATGTTCCCGTGTTGATCCCTGAACCGCCATTCGACCGTAGTCTTCCCTTCTTTGCCTTGGATGTGGGGTTGTCCAAGGCATGAGACAAGGTCAGATGGACGCGCGACGAAAAGCCCTACACGAGAGGATCCATCCGCATCATGTGCTGGTGCAGGCGAGAAGAAAAGAGGGGCTCGTCGCGCGATTTCCTCTTGGATCCCCTCTGTGATCCCATCGTAGAATTCTTCCCATGGCTCGTAGTCAAGAGCCTCGTTCCCTGGCTCGAATTCTTGCAACGTTTCAAGCTCAGAGTCCAGATCATTCAGCCGTTTTGCTGTAAATTCAAATGGCGAGAATTGCCTGGCGTTAAGCTCTCCTTCGTAGGCTCTAAGCTCCATAAGCTCCGCACAATTCTCGCGAGTAACAACATCGGATCGTCCTGCGCATGTAAGCTCCATCGCTTCAAAGCGATCGATCGCAGATCCAAGCTCTGGAATATCGAGCCACGATGCAACGTTGGCGCCTCTCTCATGCCCATCTGCCTTGATGTCATCTTTCGTCGAAATACCCTGGCATTCTGCGCAAGTCGTATCGCCAATCTCATTTCTCTTGGCCAGGGATTTCCCACAATCATCGCAAGCCGGATTCCTACACTCTGAACAAAGAGAGCCTCCTGTTTCTGTCAAGTTTTCCTCTCGGTTTGCATCGAGAGGCTTAGAGCAGCCATCGCAGTAAATACCCATCGCAAAACCCTCCTATCCTTCGAAAAAATAAATGTAGCAATCACGTCCAACGTAAGCATGCGCCTTTCCAAGCTCCGCCGCGAATTCCGCCGCTTGCGATGCAAAAGGCTCCCGCCAATCGCCATCTGTGAATCCCGCACCATGCCCGTTACGGGATAACCACAGATCATGCCCCGCAAGCGATAAGACATCCTCGGGGCTTTCCGTCTCACGTTCGGAGTCAAGGTCGACGTCCGAAAACCGTTCCAAGAATTGCGCGCAAACATCTCGCATGTCGTCTGAGGCTTCATCGGAAAAGTCAAAAGCCTCGTAGTTCCTATCAAGCGGTTCGCCTGATTCATCGAAAGAAGACCAAAGAACACATTCGATGTAGGCCCGCTCGAATGAATCCAATTTTTCGCGCGTCCTGCGCTCCTCTGTCCCGTTCATCATCATTCGCCTCCTGCGGTTTTCTGTCCCGGGCTATCCCAAGGGCAGACTGTAAAAAGTTCGATCCACAATCCGGAAACAATATAGCCAACATGGCGACAACCCCCGTCTTTGGAATCGCGGTAAAATTTCCTCGCCGATTTCCTGTCTAAACGCCTTAACAATTCGGCGCGCGGGTTCTTGCCTAGTTCGTGCCAACATGTTCCGTTTTGGTCGATTCCCATCGTGCCAGCCATCGTTCGCCTCCTGCGGTTTTGAGTAGAATGGATCTGTCCCGATTTACTTAGTTCGTCCATATTATACGGGCGAAACAAGGGATAATGAGGAAAAAAACAAGAAAAAAGTTTTTTTGTCGAAATTTTATCTCCTCGCTCGTATAATACGGGCGAGTCTCAGCGAACCATAATCGGCGCGCGACATCGCGCATCTGAGATCTGCGAAACCAAAAACCGCAGGAGGAAAAGCAACCAAGACAGAAAGCTCAGATGAAATCATATTGTGGCATCGCCTCTCGGGAGTCCTTCGGAGCCTCATCGCCCGAAGTCTGTAAACTCCCGTGTTTGCGATGGTTACATAACTATAGCTACCATCAAAGCTTACGGCAACGTCGTAAACTGGCGTCTCGTCTAAGCTTACGTAAGTCGAGGTCTCATCGAAACTTACGTGTTTGGTCGATTTTCGCCATTCCGAGGAGCCCAGGATGCCCGAGGAGCCCGATAGCCACGTCATCGAGGCCCCCTAACACGCGCTTACGGAAAATGCCTATAGCAAATCGGGTTTGCCTCGAAATAGGTTTCGGTTTTCCTCTGAAGGAATTGACTTTACGTTGGCCAAAATTCCACAGCAAATCGGCTTTCGCGCTCGCGGAAAAAGTCTATAGCAAATCGGCTCTCGGGCATTTCCGCCATCGGCTACGACACCCAGGTCCCAAACTCGCGCTCATGAGAAAAGTCCATAGCAAATCGGCTTTCGCGCTCGCGGAAAAAGTCTATAGCAAATCGGGGAATAGAGGAATCGATGAAAACTGACAGCGAAGGGAAGATGCTCGTAATCACGCCACGCACAGCAGACGGCATCGAGATTGAGATTGGAATGCAGCTCTTCCATCGCAACGGGGGGCCGGCGGGGATTGTCGTTGCAATCACAGACTGGGGGCTCTGCGTAACCGTGGAGAGCAGATTCGATCGGGCAACCTGGCACGCCTCCAGAACATTCAGCTCCCTGGACGCCATGCTCGCCAGCAAGACGAGCCCACAACTGGAGGAGTTCCGCGCTCGCGGAAAAAGCCTATAGCAAATCGGCTCTCGCGCTCGCGGAAAAAGTCCATAGCAAATCGGACTTGCCTCAAACTGAGAATCGGAGATCCTGGAAAAGGACCCACCCCCCATCAAAAAAATAAAAGAGGGGGGTCTCTTTTCTGGCTACGGAGAAGGATGAAAAAGGAAGGAAGAATCGAAGAGAAGCTCTACGGACGGTACCGTGCCGAAAGACTGGCCCTCCTCTGTTGTGGCCACAGCTTCGCGCGTCTCGACCTGGAGCAGTTCCGGGGTTGGCACGTATGGGCCGTCAACGCCACCATCACCGCCCTGCCGGCATGGATGCTGGCCTCACCCCGTACATTTTGGTTCGCGAACCACCTCGATGCAGTGTACGACAACCCCCTTCAGAGGGAGTTTCGCCGACGAGTGGACGAAAATTACCCAGTTTGGCGCGCAATCGTCCACGAGTACTGGATGCCCCGGTTCCGGGGGCGAATGCAGGAGGCTTACTTCTACAACGGCGCTCAGGCAGAGCATCCGGGGCCGATGGGCTCAGTCTTCTGCCGAGCCCTCCACACCGCATCGCGCTCGGGCTTCTCGCAGATCGTCGTTGCCGGCGCCGACATGCAGCGAAAGCGCATCCAGGGCACCCCCATGCGAGGAACCCCACACTACGTGGCACCCTTCGAGTGGAAGGCTCCGGTGCCGTATCGCCTCAAGGAACAACGGGACCGGATCGCTCAGTACGCACGCCAGGGGCTTCTCTCCGGGGCCATCAGTCTCCACCCAACGAGCGATTGGCCGCGTATTCGCGGCGGTGCTCCATTCCCGAGGTGGACGCCATGAGCGAGGAGAGCCGCGTGGTTGTGGTCTGTGGGATACCGAGAACAGGGACGTCTGTCGTGGCTGCAATTGTCAGCCACCTTGGGGTGAGGTTCGATCGTGGCCTGGTGACGAAGAGCACGCCGACCGGGAGCTTCATGGATCCGGAGATGAACTTTGAGCTTCGACGCCCAGACAACCTGGCCATTGACCGCTTCGTCGAAAAGCACAATCGCCCGGGACTCTCGGGCTTCAAGTTCCACGGCACAACGGGCCACTTCTATCCCTGCCTCAATCGGCTGAATATCTGGCGCACAATCGAGACCACAAGGCCGAAAGCGCCGACAATGAAAAGCCTCGTCAAGAAGAGGGGCGGGGACAAAGGGGCTCGGGACCGAGCCACACGTCGGTACAATGGCTGCAAAATGAAGGTGGCCAGGTTCTTCTCCCAGTACCCAGGGCTCGCCGTCAGCTACGATGAACTCGTCGAGACCCCGGGCAAAGTCGTGGCCGAGCTGGCATCGTGGCTTGAGGTGGACGCAACGGATGCGCTCATCCGAAGCGCATCGGCGATCGTAAAGACAGGACTGAGGCACTGGAAATGACACTGCGGGACGTATCGAGACTCTACGGTAAATCACGAGGCAAGAAGCTCCTCATCGCCTCCTGTGGCCCGAGTTTCGCAGATGTAGACTTCGAGCCCTACCGGGATTGGACAATCTGGGCGGTAAATGCGGCCATCGTCGAAATCCCGAAATGGGCCAGGCGGCCTTCGACGATGTGGGTTGCGGGGCACATTGACTCCTTCCTTCACAAGAAGAACTACAGGTCCTTCCGAGAGCGGCTTGACGCCCTTTATCCAAAATGGCGCGTCATTTCCTACGCTGCGTACCACGAGAACGACGAGCTGATCCGCCGGCGCTCTGTGAAGTTCTTTGGCTTCAAAGGGACAAACTTCCCTGGGCCGCAGGGCTGTACTTTCTGCCGAGCACTCCTCATTGCGAGCCGCTGTTCATTCGAGAAAATAATCGTAGCCGGTGCAGACTTTAAGAGAACGCCCGGAGAGCCTACAATCTACGCGCCGCCATTTGACTGGCGGCCAGCGTCTCCAGACCGGATGGCAGACCATCGGAGGATCATCCACGAGTTCGCAGCTCGAGGCCTGATTGACGGCACGGTCTTCCTCCACCCCACGAGCCGCTGGGAAGACCCACCGTTCCCAAAAGAGAAGGAGTGAAAGCATGGATCGTATCCCACTTTTCAAGGTATTTATGGCCCCAGACGCCATCAAGCGCGTCGAAGAGACGCTCATGTCTGGCTACACAGGCCAAGGCCCGCGCGTCAGAGAGTTCGAAGAAGGCCTCCAGAGCTTCGAAGATCTCGATACCGTCCCCCTCGCAACGATGACAGGCACCCACGCGCTCGACCTGGCGTACCACCTCGCAGGAATCAAGCCAGGCTCGACCGTCATCTCGACCCCGATGACTTGTACAGCCACTAACGTGCCTTTGCTTCAGCGTTTCGCAAATATTGTATGGGCTGACGTCGACCCGGAGAGCGGTCTTATCGACGCAGACCATGTCGAAGAACTGGTCAACTCCTATGGAAACGTTCGAGCCATCGTCACCGTAGATTGGGCCGGCCGCACCTGTGACTATGTCCGACTGCGTGAAATAGCCGACGAGTTGAGCTATGGCTGCTCGGTTATTCAAGACGGGGCTCACAGCCTTGGGAGCTTCAAGACTCGAGGCTGGGGGCATTACCGGATGTGGAGCTTCGGAGCGATCAAACACCTCAACTGTGGTGGTGACGGGGGAGCCCTGGCCGTGCCTGGCGTCAACCGGGAACGCGCACTCCTCTTGCGTTGGTACGGGCTCGATCGGACCCAGAACACATCGTTTCGTTGCCGACAAGACATTGTTGAGCCTGGCTACAAGTACGGGATGAACGATGTGGCAGCGTCGATCGGCCTTGCGAACCTTCGGCGCATGTCCGGGCTTCTTGCTCAGATACAAGAAAACGCCAAGTACTTCTGTGATGCATTCCTTGAGCTTGAAAACGGAGTGCATTGCTTGCCATTCGACGATGGCTGCTCGTATTGGTTATTCCCCATGTTGGTGGAGAATCGAGAGGGCTTTATTGCTCACCTCGCGAAGAGAGGGGTTGATGCATCAGAGGTTCATAGCCGAAACGACAAAAAGACCGCATTCCCAGATGCCAAGAAAACAAAGGGGCTCGATGAATTCTCACGTCGTCAAGTCAACATCCCCTGCGGATGGTGGCTGACACCTTCTGACCGTCGCCGAATCATTCAAGCCGTAAAGGAGTTTGCATGCCACCAACCATGCAGCCTGTGACCCCAAGCAATGTAGCCCATCTCCACAAATGGAAGTGGGCACGCCACCCGGATGCAGTCTATGGACTTTGGGTCCAGACCCAATTCGTCTCTGTCGTTCACTGCTTCGACCTTAAACTCAAGCGGCCCGACGAGCCTACCATGCAGGTCGCGGGCCTTGGCGGTATTACAACCCTTGCCAATGAGCGAGGGAAGGGGTACTGCTCGCTCTTGATGGAAGAAGTCGCCAAGGAGTTGTCGGAAATAGAACTTGATGGACTGATCCTCAACGGACGCGAAGAGAACGCCGTCTGGGCATCGGTCGGGTTCCGAGATATTGGCGAAAGCCACACCGCACCAAGGCAGCGGCTCTGGTACCGGGAGCTTCGTCCAATAGACCCGGGCCACTCGTTCACAATTATTCCGGAGGGCTTTCACTGGTGATTATCACAAAAGCTCAATGGACCGCATTGATGATCATTAGAAGATGTCCAGGCATACGTCCTGCACGATTCTCTGAGTTGATGTGGCCGACCTCTGACGGGCACGATAGATGCCATAAATGTGGGCCGAAGGGTGTCTCTCGGGGAGGGATGATGGCTTTTGCTGCAGGCGGGTTTCTTGGAAAGCTTCAGCGAGAAGGTCTCATTCAACGCGGCAAAGAACGCTGCTGCATGACAGAGTGCTACCTAACCAATAAAGGGGGAAAGGCCCTATTTCTTACATGAAACCAATCCACGTACTCTACAGCCCCCGGGCTATCGCCTGGCAGGGGCATAAAGTCGCAGAGGCCTTCGCTGATTGCTTCCGGCAGCTCGGTTTCCCCGATGTCACCTGCGGGACATCAATCACGGGCCTCGACCGTACAGACACCCTCTTTATAGTGAGCGTCTCTGGAGCCAGCCAGGTCCATGGTAAATGGCCAGGAACGGTCTGCCTCTACAACACATCCGAAGTCTATACCAAGACAGTCGGGCGCTCCTGGTTCAATAGATTGCGGAAATTCGGAAAAAGGGCGGGCTGGGAGGCCCAGAGGGTGGACTGGATTTTCGATTATGCCCCCCAGAACGGCCCCACATTCGAGTCTCGCGGCTTCCGCCGAACCTTCTGCCCTTTTGCCTACCACCCAAGCTACGACCGCCCTGTGCAGACCCCAACGCACGACGTAGGCTTTCTGGGCATGGTCCGCTCGCGCAGTCGGCGCTGGAGTGCTGTGAACGCCCTGGAGCGCAACGGGTTCGATGTCTACGCTGAGCCCAGGACCAACCGGAAGCTCACCGATGGCGAAATCGCAGAAGGTCTACGCTCCAAGGTCTTCCTTCACGTCCATTCCGGGACCGGCGACCGTATCAACTGGCCATCGACCCGCATCGTCCAGCTCGGAGCGCCCCAGCTCATCCCCTTGGTCATTGAGCGTACGAACTGGACACCGCTGGCCCCCCACATGTACCGAGAGTTCGAAATCGGTAACCACAGAGCCATGATACGGGAGATCGTCTGGTGCCTGGAGAACCCCATCGAAGCAGCCAAGATGGCCCACCGGGCAATAGACTGGATCCGGGCAGAATACCAGATGCTCCCATTTGTCTGTAAGTCGTGCAAAGAGGCAGGCCTGCTCTAAATAGAAAATGTGAGGTTTTGGGCTCAAGGCCTAAAACCTCACAAATTTCAAGGGGCTCACAAAGTGGGTTTTTGTGGGTTCGGCTGTTAGCCGGAAAGAGGGTTGCCAGTGGAGCCCCTCTACTACTGCGCACTGAGAGCCTGCTTTTGGGGACAGAATTATAGAAAAAAAACGGCTCCCCAGGAAAACATAGGCCCAGGGAGCCAAGAGAAACGGGGAGCCGGCCTCACGCCGGCACGGGATGATAGTCGATCCAAGTCTCCATGACACGTTCAGTCTCGGAGCAATTCCGACCGTAGCTCTTCAGCATCGCAAATCCCAGGAAGCGCAACAGAGCGTGCACATCTGAGTTCGAAAGCCTGGCGCCACGTCCGTTCTCCACTGCACCGAGAAGTCGCTCTAAAACTCCCATGCTATTCCTTCCCAAGGTGCATCAAGGGAAGGGGCGTCGGCGAGCTTCCATCGAGGAAGTAAATCTTGGCCGCCGGGTCCTTGGAGATAGCCTGAAGGGTCTTCAACGCCTCAAGCTGGATATAAGCAGGGTTCTGGGCAATGGCCTTGTTGATAGCCTCAATCTCGTAGGCCTGAGCGTCGGCTAACTTCTGCCGTTTGTCAGCGTCCTCTGTCGCGGCCTCGTTTTCAGACTTTGCCTTGGCGACGACCTGCCCTTGCTCAGTCTGGTAGCGCAGAAGCTCCGCTTTCTGTTCTTCTGCCTTCTGCTCTCGAACCTTCTTAGTCTCGATAGCTTCAACAATAAAATCCGGAAGACAGATGTCTCGGATAAGCACCGCATCGACGATAATCCCCTTGGGCGCTACGAAATCCCTGACACTATCAAACACCGATTGCTGAAGCGCACGCTGCTTATCATCGAGAAAGAACTCCTCGGCCTTTGCGACCGCCTTGCCGTGCTCTCTGGCAGAGGATCGAGCCATCGGCGTGAGGTGTACAGCCACGGCCTGCTTTAGCGTCCCGGTCTCCGCCAAGATCGTCTCGCACATCTCTGGGTTGGCCCGGTACTGAAATGAGAAATCAATCGTGGTCGTGAGCTGATCCTGAGAAGGGACATTCACCTCCTCCTTCATCGTCTGCTGCCGAACATCAAAAAGCGTAAAGCTCAAGAATGGATTCACCGGAACATGGAGCCCAGCCTCATAATGCCCAGAAACCTCTCCGAACATAGTGGCCACTCCGACGTGGCCAACTGGGATTCTCTGCGAGAAGAGCACCGCACAGGCCAGCAGTAGCAAGACACCCCCGACCGATCCACCGATTGAGAAATAAAGCTTTTTCATTGAATCGTATTTCCTTTCTGGTTGAGGCTAAAAGCCTATTCACCTTCGCCGTTCGTTTGGGTTGTTTTTGCTTGGTCGAGGATCTCTTGAGCCTTCGTGCAGAATGCGTCGAGCTTTTGAGCCTCTTTTCTGTAGATCTTCGCCTGTTCCGCCCAGACTGGCAGGTTTTCCTTTAGCCAATTTCGCCCAGGCCGGTTTGCCCCGAGTGCATCCAAGGCCTGTAGCGTGATCCCCTGTTCAACATCGGTCATGGTCGACATTCGTTTGTGTCCTTTCATTTACACTTGTCTTAAAAATTAAACGACTACACGCAGCGCGCAGCCAGCACACTTTCCGGCTACCTCTTCGGCGAGCCCGTCAATCTCATCATCGTGGACCCTGGCTCGCCAGGACTTGCTTGCCGGATCCCACTGAAAGACTCGACGCTCGAGCCTTGTGATCCCCTTGATTTGATCCTTACAGTCAAAGGTCTTCCCTTCGATATACACCTCGGCCATTTCGCTCAAATTTACCTCCTTTCAGGCATAAGATTTTTTTTATCCCCACTCTCGCATGTTCTCAGGCATGCCGTAATTTTCCATGAGGACGTCTCTTAAAATGCAGAATTGTCTGAGCAGCATCACATTCCACGACCTGAGCCCTGGGGCCGGGTGCTTTAAAAGCTGGGTGATATTCTCCGCCACGGCAAGCAGCGCATCGTGTTGGCTGCCTTCCGGCTTGTCGCCTAGTGTATCCGCCTTGTCTAATGGCCCGCAATATGGCAAAAACACCGCGCCCTCTTGCTCAAAGGCCACCTTCATCGGGCTCCCAGATCCATTAAACACGAGATCCCCATCACTGCCCGGCTCGGTTCTCATGTACGTTCCGTCGGGCCAGTGGGCCATAAAAACCCTCCTTATCCCTCTCTCCTTGGCCTCTACAAGGGATGGGCATGTTTCGACAGTCTGAGCCTCAAGATTTTCAGCTTCCATAATATCCTCCTTACAAAACTCTTCGTGAATTTACAACTCATGGTCTTTAAGACTCTATTTCCTCAAGCCACACCCGCCCGTATTCCTCGCAGACGTCCTGCCCGCACTCAACACCAAGGTGCCGAGGTTTGATCGCGTCCATTTGTTCTGGTGTCAATTCAACATGCACCGTTCGCCGGCTGTACGGGAGGTGGTCGTTTTCATGGATCACAGCTATCCGCGTTCGGTACGTGTTCACCATCTCCACGGCAAGAGCCAATTTGTTTGTCTCACTCATAACACTCCTCTCTGTGGGTTAAGAACTCATTGACTCCAGCGTTGCACGCAACTCGCTAGTGCTCCACTCGTCGTCCGCGCCGCAATTGTCCATAGCGTCGATCATTTCGGCAGCCGCCTCGGCCACGGCCCGCAGCTTGGCGTTCTCCCCCCGCAGCCTTATGTTCCCCTCGCGCAGGCTACCGATCTCTTTTTTGTAGGCGTCGATAGCGCGTTCAAGGCAATCTGCATAACTATAACACGTCTCCGGCCTGCCGCTGCCTTCTCTCATTTGTTTGCCTCGCCAGTAACATCCTTCTCTGTGAGTTTGCCGCCCATTGACTCTATGGCCTCAAGAATCACGTTCGCACAAAAACAAACTGTCTGGGCAACGGCAAGGTCGCCACTGCCGAACAGCGTACGATTCCGGGTCATCATGCCAGCGTTTGACCCAGCACATAGACTGCATAGCCAGAGATCCTCTTCTGGCGACTGGAACCCATCCTGCACAAGGTCTGGCGTCTCGTACCCGCAAGACTGACACTCGTTGCTTTTTGATACATTCGACATACTTCCTCTGACTCATCGTCGCTTGGATTGTGTGGCGTAGGTCTGGCCGCACTGAGTACATCGCGGTCGCGATGCGCAAGAACAGAGAGCCAGAAGAAACCACATTACAATCCAGGCGCCCATTGTAAAAAGGGACAGGAAAAAATGGAGAAGGTGGTTAACCACCGGCTTGTTGAAGATAGCCTGCCGCTGGCAGACAGCACAAAAGTATGAGCGACTCATGACATCCTCCTTTTAAATCTAAATAACTTTTTTCTTGCACCATCAATCACATCGATCAATTGGCGCAGCTCGTCTACCGCATCGTCGATTAGACCTTCGTCGTTTGAATCAAAAGCCTCAATCAAGGCCCGCGAAGCCTTGAGAAGCGGCGATTCTGCCAGTCGTGGCTGGTCCCCCTCCATCACAAACTCCTCCTTATCCAGCGAGGGCCTCTGTGGTGGGCGTAAGCCAAGGACCACCCGACAAGTTCCATCTTTTTCGTTAACGTTGCCCATTCATCTTCAAGGGCTACTACCTCCATCTCGCTTTGTCCAAAGACAGATCTAAGATCTTTGTATTTCTTCAAGCAATGCCGTCGCTTGGAAAGCTCCTTCGCTTGGTAGTAGACAACATGGTAGTCAATCTCTGTGGCCTCTGGATCGATACGCATTCTAAGAACCCTCGAAATTGGAGTGTTCGCATGCACCGGAGGGACAATTCTTCCGCTGGCTCGAAGCTTCCTCACAAGTTCGTTGACCGCAGCTTGTGGGCTGCCCGCCCTTTTTACCTCGAAGAAGTCATCAGGGCTGGCCGATGATGTCGTTGCTGAGTAACAAGACTCCGCCTCTATAAAATCTACCTGATAGCTCATGGCACAATGCCGGCAGATTCCATCGAGTTCTGACAGGTTGACGTCTAACATTTCTATCCCCAATATCGATACGAGACAACACCACCGCTCGGTTGCCCTGAAAGGCTGTAAGCGGCAAAGCGTAGCTCGTCATGTTTGCTAAAACTAAATGGGACACTAATGATCGGATCGGGCCGCAGGATTTCAACAACATGCCCATCGAGTGGTCCACACAGGAGCTTGGCAATGAGCGTAGCTTTGGTGATATCGCCATCATTTGGATTGCGAGTCCAGAAACCATTCTGGAGCCTGCGCAAGGCATCGGCCTGGCTGATACCGCCCTGCTCGCAGATACACCGCAGAAGGTTACCCATAATCTCAGGCCCTCCATTTGCAAGCGGCTCATCTGCGCTCAGGATAGTAGAAGAAGCCCCAGAGGCTGCCAGGATTACCAGGCTATCGACATCGGGTGGCAGCGAGTTCTTGATGATCTCACAAAGCTCCTCAAGTCTCATAGCAGGCTCACTCATGGGACCTCCGCAGGCGGCGCGATGTCGGCAACTGCAACAATCTCGCTGTGGATAGTTAGGCCCGTGGGGACGATGTAGAGATGACAGTCCATGGATGCCTGCGATTCTTCGCACTCATCCTTGGTCCCGATCGCCTCAATCCAAGCGCGCGTCACCTCGTCACCCTTTCGATAACTTACGACATGGACGTATTCGGAGTTCTTCAACTCTTCGTATTGCTCAATGTCAATTTCAAGCTTGATCATTTCCCACCTTCCAGGTTTCTACCATTCCCATTTTTGATTCTGTTAATATGGCGGCTCTGTACCTGTGAGGCCTCACTTTGACACGCCTGCCAGCCAGCGAAGAAAGCATCAATCATCAAGAGCCTGAAAGCTGCCATTGCATCAAGCTCGATTTTTTCATCTGAAAGCTTCTTCTCCCATTTGCTCAAAAAAGCCTCACAGTGTTCATCAAGTGTCATTTGCGCCTCCCCGTCATCACAGAATTCGGCCGGTCTGAAGCATCATCACCCCACCGCAGCAAATAGAACCGCCTGTCTTGTTCTTCACAGCCTTCAGGAGAAGGGGGTAGATCTTCTTCATGTCAATACGGATTATAAGATGATGCATCTCCTCACCAACGGCCCAGTCTCCACAGTGAAGGAATATGTTCGGGAACTTCGTCAGCGTATCTTCATTCACAGCAAAGTGAACGCGCCGGCTCCGCTTGTCTTCCCTTAGAACCTTCGTAGAAATTTCGGCCGCTTCGCCCCTCTCGCCAATTTTAAAGTGGAACAGTTCCTCCTTCTTTGTTGGCGAGGGGGTAGTGGCAGCCTTCTTTTCTTTTTTCTTCTTCTTCTTTGCCACGACAAGTCTACCTCTCTTTAATTCTTCGCACTTGCGACAGGCCTCAGCTCGACGTTTTCTCGAAACCAAGCAACCTCCTCTCGAAGCTTCTCGATTTCTTTTAAAAGCGCGGCATTCTCTGAAAGCAACGCTGCAACACGCTCGAGTGCCTTTTTGTATTCACGCGGGTAGTTGATCCGCTCTGCGTCTGCAATCTTCTGGCGACTCTTGATGATTTCTGCCATGTCGTCAACAACAGATCGGACCTGCTCAGGATTAAGAAGTCCTTTGCCGTTGAACTTCCCAGGAAGAGAGCGGAGTTGCTCTGGCTTTAGAACTCGATCAGCATGGTAAAGCTCCCAGGTACCAATCCGCTTCGCAAACATCCACGCCTTTGCGCGCGGCCCCCTGCTCTTGGAGCCCGCGAGGCGTGTAACAATGCGCGATAGCATCTGAGGGTCTGCGTTGAAAATCATTTGGATCTGTTGACGTAGCCATTCGCGCCTCATACGGGGAAACGCCTTGTTCATCTCCCGGAGGTTGTCTGGCCACTGCCACCAATTGTAAGCATCGACGAGAAGCTCAAAGCTCTCTCTTGAGGCGTTGAGGTTCTCCTCTATTGTCTTCTTGAAAGTCTTCACATTAAATCTCGGGTCTTCGTGGTCAGCAAACGGCATCGAGTGCCTCCTTCACTTTCAATGGGTTCCAATCGTAGAGCGGCTCCACCAACTGAGGGGAAGCCTTCTGGCATTCATCGCTGCAAAATTTAAGACGGCGAGCGGGTCGCACTTTGAGGCAGACAGCGCAAATGCCAAATGCGCCATGGCCCCTACCAAGAGAACACTCCAGAGCCCCGGCTCTGTATCGATCCGAAAAGATAGAATCTGGGTTGTTCCTTACATATTTGTTGCAACACGCAACGGAACAAAAGTGCTGCTTTACCTGCGATCTATACTCGTCGCCAAATGAATGTTCGGAATCTGACAGAGGAAACTCAGTCCAACATTCATGACAACGGAACCGACCAAGCCTGCATCCATCGCACACCTCATCGCCGTCAAGACCTTCAAGCAATGTGATGTCACCGCATCGACAGCACTCCTTCGCCGATTTATCGAGAAGCTCTTTGTCGTACAAAAGCCCCCACTTATTGGAGATTATTACATTACAAAGGCCCAGCTTTCTAATCCTGCGAAAAAAAATGCTTGCATCGCGCCCCCGGTCGTGACTTGGATTGATGCCAACTTCCTTAAGAGACCGATACAAATCTCTAAAACTGTGACGTGAAGCAGCGCACAGCGGAGCTTCAAGAGCAAGGACTCTTCCCCCGTAGCGAAGGCTCAGGCCCCAGGGCAGCTCAACCTTGCACTCAGCGTCGTGACAGCCCTCTCTGTGCGGCACGATTCGATGATCTACCCCACCGGATGAATCAAAGCACGACTTACAAACAGGGTAATAGCCGTGCTTTGGCTCAAGATGATAGGGGTAGTCAGTAGGCATCGGGAACTGGTCGCACAGATTAACAGCGTCCTCATGCCTAACGTATTTTTCGCACATGTGGCACTCTGCAAAAAGGGCAGAGTGGCAATCGAAGCAATACTTAGGGGCGTAACCTGCAAATTCAATATTGCAATGTATGCAAAGATACGGCTCCGCACACTGCTTTGAACAATACGGAATGAAGCTTCGCCCGGCCCCTGGATATTTACCACGAGAACGCCTGAAAGACTCCCCGCACTCTGGACATTCTGTAGGTTTGAATCTCTCCCGATTCGCCTTCCCGCAATCCTTAGAACAGAATTTTTTGTTTGGGTAAAGATCCCCGATGTGTTTGCCGCACCAGAGACATGGCCGCTTTTGTGGTTTTGGCTTGGGCTTTCTCTGCGCCTTACTGGCGCAATCGCGAGAGCAAAATCGACCATCCCCTCTTGCCGCATGGCTCGGGGGAAGCATCTTTACTTTCCCGCACAGCTCGCAGACTCTTGGAACTTTTTCTTTTCGCGGTCTACACATCTTCCCTGTGACCTACACGCTTACTTGCAAGCGTCGGGTCGACCTTCACCTTTAATTCTTGCAACCGCTTTGCGAAATACTCGGCTACCTCTGTCCCCATCTCGAAATAGGGATGCCCGATTGGTGAAAAACGATAGAGGTGAAGCATGTCCTCGTAACTCATCGCATCGATCTCGGCCTTCTGACTCTCACTCATCGGTCCCATCGTTTCTCCCCAAAGGATCCTTGCTGCGTTGCCCTTTTGGCCCGTAGTTCGTTTCGCGAAATTTGATGAAGTCTGAAAGCTTCGGGAATTCTCGCAAAAGGCGTCGAGCTATGTAGGCGCGGTAATTGTTATTGATCTTGTATTCTTCGTCGTAGAGAAAAAAGCACTCCCAGCGCACACGCTCAGCAATAAGCCCAATGCCGAACGACCGGCCACGCGCCATTGCTTCTTGTGTAAAGCGCCGGAACATCTCATAGACCTCTGGGTACTTCTTGACCCACTGTTCTGTCGCCAGGTAGAGATCCACGTTCTGCGGGTTGTTCTTCCTGGCTTCTTCTTCAAATGGTAAGAATTCGCTACAGCTCAAAACAAATCCTCTTCTACAAAGTCGCCCGGGTTGCGAGCGTTCTCCCAGCTCTTACGTTCGACGGCTCGCCCAGCAAGGTAGAAGTAATGCGCCGTGTCTTCGATGCGCGGTGTCTCATCACCGCAGAACTCCTGGGTGTACTCTTTTAAGAATTCTTTAAAATTCGGGCTGTCTTTATCTGTCATTGCCAATCCGCTGCCTGTCATTCATGGGCGACGAATCTTTTCCTCTACCACGAGGCAAAGGCGATCGTCTTGGTCCTCATCGACTGAAAAGTCGATACCAAATAAACGAAGTTCTGGGCGATCCATCACCCTCAACCTCAGACGTTGTTCAGAAGATACAAGATCGCTCATCAACAAACGCTCGAAAAACTCCACAGAAAGAATGCCCCTCAAAACCGGCACCCCCAGCTTTCGGGCGTGGAGTTTCGCTTCAATAATAAAATCTTCGATCGCTACCGGCTTTTCCATCGGCAAAACAATCATACCCCACGCCTCCTCGGTCTTTCGAAAGAATCGCAGGTACCACGGGCGATGGTCAGGCTTAGCAGGAGGCTCCGGGGGCTCAACAACGGGCTCCGGAGGATTATCTTCGTGCTTTACGTACGCCTCTTCCCGACCACACTTTGGGCAGGTCGCATCGGAGACGTAGGGTCTCTGCTGGGCGGTCGACCCGCAGTGCCAGCATTTCGGCGCTGTCTCGAACTCGATGCTGTGCCCATCGGCGTGAACGAGCAGACGCCCCTCGAAGAGATCACGCTGCCGCTTATCTGACTCGCTGGCAACAGCGTCTTCAAGCTCTCTTCGTCTGCGGTCGCGGATGCGCTGCCTTCGCTTTTCGTTGAGTTCCGCATCGCGTTTTCTTTTCTCCTGGCTGTTCATAAACCATGCATGTCCTTTTCAAGCTCGCAGTATAAACGTAGAGCAGTCTCTACCTCATTCGGTCCCGGGCGTGCTCTTATCATTTTCAAACGGCCTTTTTATCTGTGGAAGTTGTGGCTGTAGGCTCTTGCCAAAATTGAGCTGTCGAAGCCAGAGGCGTGCACCAAAGAAGATGCGCACACGCTCCCATAGGGTGAAGGTCCAGCAGGAGACTGTCTCTATCTTGTCCTGGAATGCGGGGAGCGTAATGTACTCATCCTGTTTTTCAGCAACGAGAACTGTTCGCTCTGGGAAGTCGACAGGCATCATCACTCATCCTCCGAAAGCGACGGCTTCCCAATCTTCTCGCCGGATGAAATTACAAACTCATCGTCAAGGGCTCCAAGCGCAGAAACCCGGGCCTTTGCAGTAGAGAGCACTTTTAAGAACTCGGCGAGCTTCGTTTGTTTCAAAAGCTTCCCGGCCAGAGTGCGTAGCTCCTCGAACGGTCGCAGCTCCTCGCCCCAACGAGCAAGAAGGAAGATCTTCCGATCCCAGTTGTAGTCAGAGAGGATGCCGACAAGGACAGGGTCTTTGATATAAGAAGATTTCCTCGCCCAGATTCTTATATCTCCAAGCGTGCCAAGCTGCGTTGCATGGGCGAGTACCTGAAGCACTCGAAGCGGGATGGCATGCTCGTTGAAGTCTCTAGGCTTGATCGTTTCAGGGCAGAGAACCTTATAGACCCGGTACTCCTCATCGGTCATCAGCCGATACGGGGAGATCTGCGGGGCCTCTCCGTCCTCCCCTGCGCCACTTACCAGTTCAAGCTGCCCCGTAAGATCAAGCTCTTGCATCAGCTCTACCTGCTCTTCGCTTGCAGCCTCGGCATCCTTGCAAGAGCTGTCTATCTCTGTTGTCTCAAAGGTTTCAACCAACATCACAAATTCCTTTCATGCCATTCCTACAGTTTGTCAGTCTCTACAAATCGAACAACCCGCGCGGCCTTCTCGTAGCATGCCTTGTGAGCCACATCGCATGCGGCCGTGTACGCCTCACCACGCTTTTTCCTTTGAATCTCACCTGCATCGGCGGGCTCAATTTCGATAGCACAAAGCACATCGCCCTCAACAAAACGAGCACCACAGAGGCTACAGGGAAGCACAAAGTTTTCTGCATCCTCGGCTGGAAGAGGTGGCCACTCTCGCTGGTACAGGTCGGTGAGGCGCGTGTGGTCAGAAAGCTGGCCCTGAAGGGATTGAACAGATGCCCAGAAATTCCCAAGGCTCCAGAACTCATCGGTCTGCGCCTTATACTCTTCCTCATTGCTACAGTGCATCGGAGCGCACCACTTGAGCACCCTGAAGATGTTCTCCCAGCTTGAACGCTTTAGCTCGAAGGCTACAGTCGGGTTATCCGGGTCCATCGTCACCCCCTTGCTCTTTTTGGATGTGCGCGGAGGCCTCGAGCGCGACAGACTCGCAGAGTGAGTTCTCGAGCAGCTCCCCTGGCCCTTTGCCGGTCCGCTCGCACAGCTTTCTCAGATGAGCCCAGCTTGCCTCTGTCATGATCGAGTCTGCCCCTTCTCTCATCGCAGCCTCGGCCTTGGCAGCATCGTCGACGGCCTCCTCTGTGACCCTGATTTTCGCCATCACCATTGCGGCCCGAAGTGATCTCTCAAATGGCGGAGGGGGGACCTTGGCAAGGCCGCTGGCGATAAGGATCCTCTTGGCTCGCTCAACGTTCTCGGGCGGCAGTTCTTCGTTTGACATTTCAACAGTCGAACCACCGTAGCGAAGCATCAAGTCATGAAACTGGAGGAGGGCGCTATACTGAACCGCTTGAGTCAAGGCAAGGATGTGCCCCGCTTTCGGTCCGTCAGCGACCTCCTCCCGTAAAGACTGAACACTTTCACTTAGGCAATGAATGACTCGGTTTTGCTCTTGCAGTAGGTCAGTTTCGTCCACGAGTTCGGGTCCTTTCAGGCCTTCTTTTTCTTGCTCTTGACAGTGATCACCAGTCCAAGCTTGGCGCCGGCAATCGTTCGGTTCTCGTACGCTTGGACAAAGGCCGCAAACAGCTCATCGAGATCGTGGTTGCTGCGCTTCAGTTTTGCATGGAACCTCCGCAGCTTCGCCTCATCGATCTTGAAACTACACCGAACCTTGCCTGGCTTCTTTATGGCCTTTTGGCCCGGTGCTTTTTTCAAAGCCTTCGTAGCCTTCTTCTTGTCTGCCATAATTCTCCTAACCGACCTTCTCTTCTATTAGCTTGTCGACGCCCTCCGCGAGCGTCAAATTCCGTTCCAGGCACCACGCCGAGAAGGCATCATAGCGAAGGACTGGAAGCGGAATTGGGTACAGTTTCTTTGTTACCTTGCCAAGCTCAAGCTTCCGCTTACAGGAAGCCTCATGCCTGGCAAAGCCGTTCCCTCGGATGCCGTCGCCGCAATGCGGGCACAAATAGATGGGCATGCTCCGTGGGTCTTTTTTCTTTTTTTCAGTGTCAGAGTTCATGGCTTCGTCCTTCTACTGACGCTTGCCCCGAAGTTTCCCCCGGGGCCAGCGCCAGGCGATGAGTTTTATTGGGTGAGCGCCTTCGCGAGCACCTTGTTTTCATTGCCAAGGCATAGCGCCCCAGCAAGCTCTTCCAGATCTTCTGCGCGGTCTGCGCCGACATCCTGAGAGTAGCGGGAGACGGCCTGCCCAAGCCCATGCACCGTTCGGTGCTCATTCATGAAATGATCGAGGACATTGTCAAGCTCTGAATCCTTCAAGAGATCATTCTCGACAAGAAGCTTTACCGCCGCGCTTGGAAGCTCGATTTTCTTTTCAGCCGAGGCGCGCATTTTGTTACAGACTTCAGTGAATTTTTCCTGGGTAAACCAGGCCGAAAGGTTGTCGCGGAGCTTCAGGAAAAGGGCATCGGCCTCCGCCTCAACAGTGTCCCGCTTGTAGATCCCAGTGTCGAGCCTCGAGCCAAGATGCACCTCTCGCATGATTTGCTCGACCGTTGCAAGATTGAAGCAGATCCCCTTGAGAAATCCGCCCCGGAACTCAAGGCCGCCGTGCCCTGTTGGGCTGTTCAGAATCGTAGCAGAAGGCCAGATGGTCTGGTCCCCACCCTGCTCTTTCATCTTTTCCTTCAAGGGGCGCAGGTCGTCATGTGAGCGAGCAGAGACGCGGGTAAGAGCCTCCTGAGATCCAAGCCCGCCAGCATACCACTCAGAAGAAGGCCTGTCGGTCCGGGCCGCCTCTATCCTGTCCCAAATATCCGTCGCAATCACCTTGATGCGGATATGGCTATCGGTGACGCTCGCCTCGATGACCTTCCCAGAGAGATCCTTGATGATCCCAAGAGTGTGCTTCGCCACGGAAAGCGTAGGAATGTCTCGATACTGATCAGACAAAAAAGCGCGCACCCGGTCGTCGAGGCAGCGCACCATGCGCCTCTTGGCCTCATCCCACATCACCCCATTTAAAAAGTCGAGCGTTCGGGCAGGGTGCTTCTTGAGCGCAGCACGAAAGAACCGAATGGGGATCCCTGCATTCCTGGCCTTGTCGCCGTCGAGCACCTGCGCCGACCAGGATGGGATCGGGGCCTTGGAGGCGACCTGGGAGAGAGCCTGGTCGAGAAGCGGAAGGCCTTCTTGCGGCAGGAAGTCCCGGAGATTGTCGTTTTTCGGCTTCAGGACAAGGTTGCCTTGCTCGTCGACGGCCCACTCCATGTCGCGCGTATCAGCAACAAAGTCGCAGGCCTTATCGACCTGGCGCTCCAGTTCCTTGACAACATCGGCCAGGCTTCCACGGCCTCGGAAGCTGCTGAACTCTGCGACCGTCTTGTTTTCGTAATCCTGCATGGTTTCGCTCCTTGGTAAAAGCTGGTGGTTTCCGGCTGGGCTCCCCTGGCTCAACCTTTGCCCGTATTATACGGGCGAACCAGCGGAGGTTCAACCCCTAAATCCGCGTTTTCCTCTATTTTTTTACGGTCCTGGTTCAGGGGTGAGCAACACCCAGCACCGAAGGCAGGGGCTATCTCCCATCCGCGCTTCTTTGTAATCTCATCGGCAATTGAACAGGAATACTCACCCGAGCGTTCTTTTACCAGGTACCAGCACTGAGTCTCATCCAGAGTCCATCGCCCAAGCCAACATGGGGTCTGTTTACAGCAATAACCGCAACGAAGGCACGGGCGGGCTCCTGTGTAGAGCGGCAGGGTTGTCGTCATTACCCGTCGTGCTCCGCCTTGTAAAAAAGCCGTACAGTTTCGTAGAGACGCACAAGCTCGGTATTCGGATTGTCCATAAGGCAAGCCTCACTGAGCACCTCCAGGAAATCGTCGACTCCACCATATCCGAGGTATGCAAGTAGGTCTGAAGCAATGTCTTCAACCGTAGGCTGCCTATCCGTCATCTTTCAGTCCCCCGTTTGAAATAAAGCTTACAATCTCTCGCTGTCTTGCCGTCGACTGCTTTGGCGAAATCATCTTTCTGCATTTTTTACATTGGAAAAAATTGCGGCAGGCATGTCCAGTTTTTGCCCGCACCCAGACAAGCTCTGCGCCGCACCTATCGCACTTGCGTGGATCTTTCATATCCCAGCTTCCTCGGGCTCATAGGCCCCTTCCTGAATCGGCACGCGCTCTCCGCCGCGCTCCTCAATCATGTCGTTGAGCTGCTCAGCGCAGCCCCGGCAAAGCGGTTCTTTTGGCCCATTGGGTGAAGGGAACCGGATGCTGGGGACCTTGTTCGGAGCAAAGCTAATCGGCGCTCTACAGTTGATGCAATTCCCGAAGCAAAACATGTAGCTCATGACGTCTTCCCGTTTTCTCTCCGTGCTGCTGCTATTTCTCGGAACTTACGGAGCCCAGGGTTGTCCGGGCTCACCTTCCGCTTCTTCTTCCATCGTACCTTGTGCTTTTTGTACGCGGCCTTAAGGGTGATCCAGGCTTCGCGGTTGGAATGAAAACGCTTGGTTATATCAAGAAAAATGCGTGCGAACTGGCGCCCATGCCCTGGGTTCTCTGTTTGAATTATGTGAGAGAGTTCGTGCAAAATCACTCGCTCGCACCGTGCCCAGCATGGAAGCTTGATGACATCGGCGTAGGCACAGGCGGAGCTTCGACCACGGCCGTCAAGGACGTGGACCACTGGCTTTGATTCATCTCTGCATGGGATTATCCCCTTTGCCCTCTTTGGTGGCTTCTTACTTTTGCTACCCCAGCCAAGCCTGGTCGCAGGCGAACGCTCATGCAACTGGACAGTAAGCGTCCCGCAAGAAGACACCAAAGACCTCCCTGTTGGCGGGTCCTTGTCAATCCACGGGACCTGATACGTGCACCACCAGGCACTTGCAGTAATGCGGTCCACGTACGCCTGGCATTCCTCTACAGATACGAACTGATCGCCGCCCGGGACCACGCGCTCTGCGCCGTAGAGCTTTGATCGCTGGCTGTCCCTCGGTCTCTTCATAGAAGGCTCCTTTCTGCTGCGCTTGACGGTTTACTTTCGTCCATATTACACGAACGAACATAAAAAGTCAAATAAAAAAAAATGGCCCACCTCCTGGAAAGGTGGACCATCCGTCAAACGCAGGCGCAAATGCCAACTTACGGGGGCCGCGATGTCCAAGCCGCTTGATTGTCTCTCGTGTACTCTTGCATGCTTTTGGTCTCCAAAACCGACTCACGCGCGCGCGAGGCGCCGCCGCTCGGTTTTCCGGATCGATGATCAATCTGCCGCTCATATTACAACAAAAAAAGACGGGCGGCCAGCTTAAATGAGAAAGTGGCCGCCCGAGGGACAGGTGGGGGCTCGTTTAGATTTTCGTTTTAAAGAAAAGGCTATTCTCAAGGTGCGTAATAGCCGTTCGCTTTATTTCTTGCATTCGCTCCCATTGATTTGTTAGTTCGATTCTTTCCCTTGGATCCATTTCGACAAAGGTGAAACCAGCGTCCGCCGACAGCTTTACCGTCAGGAGTTTCCCTTCGTTTTGCTCCGCGACCCACCATTCGGCCCATCGGTCATCCTCTGTGATTTCAGATGCGAGGCTGAGCCTTGGCCGCTCGCCGCTTTCGTCTAAAAGGCAGATGTACCTCTTCTTCCCAACAGTTACGAACTTCAGCCCCTTCATCCCGTCCTCTATAGACTTTGAACTCATGCCGTTCTCCTCAATATGTTAAAAAAACAGTGATACCAACTTGATTGCACACTCCTTACAAATCCCAGCATGGCAGCCCTCATTATGAACGAAGAAAACCATACGATCACTCTTCATAGAGCAGAAGTAACACCACTCATTCTCGAGGCCGGAAACGAGATTCGGCCTGTCCGGTCGCGGTTCATTCCAAAGACAATCAGCGTCCTTTGGTAGCTTACTGCCGGCACGCTCAATGCTGTCCACCCTGAGTTCTTGAAGAGCCATGCAAGCATCACGAAAATCCTTTGACGACTCCCCAATCTCCAGCAGAAGCTGCCTCTCTTTCTCGACGTCAAGCCCCCTATGGGTGCCCCCGGAATTTAAAAATTCAGGCATTGTCCGTCTCCCAGGCCCCAGTTTCGACATTCCTGCAAATGCGAGAAGGCTCTTCTTTAAGGTCTTTATGAACCAGCTTGGCCATAACCAGGTTCGATCTCAAAGACTGGAGGCAATGCTTTGCGAAGATCTCAGGCGGAGGCGTGCACAGTGGCATCGGTTTTGGTTGCGGCAAGAATGCCCGATTAGAGCCCGGGAGCATTGCCGTTACCGCCCCGATCAGGCAGGACTTTAAGAATGAGCGTCTGTTCATTGTTTGTTCACATTATACGAACGAGCCATGGGGGCTCAAGAAAAAAAGCGAGCAGATCACTCGTTTTTAGAATCTTCGTAGCCAAGAGCGGACAGCATCCGCTCCCTGTGAGACGGCTGCGAGCCCATCGGCTCTCACGTCGCCCTCAACAAGGCCTATGGTGTCATGGCGGTTTCTCATTTGCTGTAGAAATAACTCCACAGCACGCTGAAGCTTCCCATCGCTGACAAGCCCAAGAGATATAGCGCAGTGGGTATCAATGAATTCTCGATTCAGTTCTTCTCTTGTCATCATACCTGACTCCTCCTCGACCTTTGGGCCTTCATAAAAAAAGACCTCTTTACAGTTATGACAAATCTTCGCAAAACCCCCATAGTCACAAACAGAGCAGAGGCGATGTCGGCGCCTCCATTGCTGCTTGGTGATAGCGCACGCCTCAATGTTGAAGTGCCCAAAGATTGACTCTCTCATGGCTGTAAGTGACCGGGACGCCGCGCGAGACGCCCCGGTCGAAGTAGAAGAGGCAATGTGAAAACCAAGCGCAAATGGCACATGTCATTCAACAAGACCGCCCGGGAGTGGAATCTCTGATTTTCTCGCAGTAAACTGCGAGCAGGCAGGGAAGCCCTCGGCTATCCGAGGGTAGTCGTAATCCCGTTCATGCCGTAGCGTGGGCGGTGCCTGCCTACAACTGCCAACCCATTCGTCATTGACGTCCCTGTCCACATCCATCTCCCCAAGCCTTATAAAAAACTCGCAGCTTTCGCATACCTCACGCTTCCAGGCCGCCATGGGCATACCCCCTATAGTTTGAACCGGTTCAACTGCTGCCGGAGACTCTTCGCTTCCTGCAGCGATATTTGGTGGTGTTTGTCCCCGACCACGAGCCAGAATCTGGGTGGCCGGTTCCGTTTCTTCCCGCTCTCTACGACTCGCCTCACTTTGATCACTGCTGGGGTCCTCCTTGGTCTTAGCTTTCATTTTCCGCACAATCTCGCCGAGCTTCTCTAAGACGACCTCGGCATCGTCCAGCGTCAGTTGGACGCTGCCCTCCGGGAGCGGCCCCCCGTAGAACGGGTTCGTCCCGATAGAGAGATACCGGATCATAGCTCGAGCTGATCCCCGTGCGGTGGTGGAAAAATAACTCGCCCCAACCGTGATAACGTCGTTCGGCTCGGTCATTTCAGCAGCTTTTCCATCAAACATCACCTTGGGCCTCAACTTCTACCGAACCAGTGCGCTGTTTCTCAACGCACAGGTGGCACTTCTTCTTGCCACTATCGTACTCCCACCTGCTTGGTATGGCTCCTCGAACTGACATTAGAACAACCATGTCACAAAAATCACAGCAAACTGGGATGTCGTAGGTGTTGTCATATCCGTACGTGTGGTTCCAAGTGGCCGTGTCCATTACTCCAGCATCCCTATCACTTCATGGAGCGCGAAGTACTCTGGGTTTAAAATCTGCGAGATACTGCAACAAGCAGCAAGAACCCCGATCCCAATTATCACGCACGCTATTGCCTGCACGACATACGTGACACTTATAGCGGCCGACTCCGCCCTGCTTGTCTCGAGAAGCGTTTCGTGCGCTCCAAACCAAACCTTCCTATCCTCAGCCGACCCTTCCCCATCAGCGGGCCTGCTCCTATCGTGCTCTTCGATCTGGAGGAGCGCCACCACATCTTTGTGCCTGTGAACCCTCCTGGACCACCTGGCCCACATGATAAAAAAGACAGCAGCCACAACAGCACAGACACCCGCAAGAATTGCCACACTGGCGCTGATAACCTGATGCCGAACGAGAATCGGCCAGAAGTAGTCAGAGCCCTCGCCGATCTTCTCCCCAAGCCTTGCAGTCAGTTCCTTCGCAGCATTTAGCCATTCCTCATTCATTCAGGCACCTCGACAAACGTTTCCGTCTCAATTAAAAAGTCGTCACTTACCCAGACGCATTCCGGTCCTTCTGGATAGTAAACGTCGCCCGCGCAGCCGATATCCGGGAACTCAGTCATTCTTCATGCTCCTACAAACAACTGCCCAGCCGCCTCGAATTGGCTCAAAAAATATTCCTTGAACTCAACCAAGAGCGCATCGTCGTCGAGGTCATACTTTACGTCTGTCCAGGCAGGGATCCAAACTTCGCCGCGACGACACCCCGACTCGTGCAATGTGGGGACGATGCATCGGAACATTTCCCCGTCCATACTCCAAAGGCCAACAACGTGTGCCCCGAAGCTATCTGGATCGAATTCTGACACCCCACGAGCATAGCCCCAGACCTCTATGTTTTCCCGGATCTTGAGCGTGCGCGCGGCTTTATTGAAGATAAACGCCCGCCGAACCGGGATCTGCCTGAAAATGGATTTCGTCATCTGCTTCCTGCCGATGCGAACCACTCGGATCTCGATCACGGCCTTCCTGACCGATAGTTCTGCTGTCATCATGCTATTTCGGGTGCTCCACGAAAGTCTCCGTTTCAATAAGAAAGTCGCCGCTTACCCAGACGCATTCCGGTCCTTCTGGATAGTAAACGCCGACGCCAGCACACCGGACCTCCGGCAATCCGCCGGCCATCGGCACATTCTTATTTCTTCCTTCGCTTCATTTCTATTCCAGCCCGAGCGCCTCGATCTCTTCGGGTGAGAGCTTTCTCAGAGCCCGCTCCTTCGCCATGACCCTTTTCCTCGTTTCCTCCTCCTCTCGCACACGGCGTTTATCCCACTCCTGGTGTCGCTCCCACCAGCCGGCGAGCTTCCTTGCCTGCTCTGAGTGCGCATCATAGACGATCGCCTCCATATCCCTACCGTTGATCATGGAGCCTCCATCTCTGATAAAAGGAGGGCGCACCAGGAAGGTGGGGAGCCTTGGCCAGCGCGCCCTCAACTGGTTTTAAATGATGATCAATCCGGGCAAATGTCGATATAGCACGGTAGCCCATATAGCGGACCTTCACCGCAGTTAAAAGGGCCTGGTGCGGGCGGAGGTGCGCCACTGTTGAAAAGCCATTGTGTGAGATAGTAGATATCCCACCCGTCGATAACCCCGTCCCCGGTGAAGTCAGCGGCGGCCGGGCACGAGAAATAGTGCATCCAAGGGGCGTGATACTGAAGATACGTGCTGGTGAACACAGCATCGCTCATGTCCACAACACCATCGGCGTTAGCGTCCCCACGAAGAAACGTCGGGGGCTCCCATTGGCCACAGACAAAAGCAGAACACAGCAAAAGTGCCGTGATAGCAATGAGCTTCTTCATAGCTCCCCTCCTTGTAAGAGAAAAGAAAAAAGAGCGGGGTGCGCCGTCTGTGCAACCAGGAGGCAGCACCCCAACTCGTAAAGATGAACCAGTAACCATCAAAGAACTTTACGACCCAGGACACTGCGTAGCGTCGAGGTAGAGATAGTTGCACCAAATCGTATGCTCTATGAGGTTGTATTCGTAGTTCGGGAAGTCGTCGTAAAAGCTATCTTGATGGAGGTCCATATCCCAAAACATTTCTCGGAACTCAATGAAGTCGAACTTGACTTCGTCGTCCATCGAATGGGAGCCTGTGATTCCTGCTACGATATCGGCGAGGCTCCAGGTAATTTCCTGCGTCGTTTCATCTTGTGTGCTGTACTCAAGCGGGTCTATATCTTGTGAACAGGTGTAGTAGCACGTCATTCCTTTATCCTGGAACGTTCGCGAGGAATGGTAATCCCAGAAATCGAACCAGTCCGAATAGTCCATATTATTGTACGGATAGCCGCTCATGGTCTTCGGATCTGCTATGAAATGATACCACCCTGTTGCCGCGTCACAGTCGCATTCATAGTCTCGTTGCCAAACTGGAGCCACAAGCCTGTTGGGGAGATCCGAGAACGGAGACCCGCCTTCGTGAAGGTTGTCTTCCCCGTTTTCAGTTGCCAAGATCGAGTACTTTGTTCCATTAACGTCAACTTCAAGCCAAACCTCGCACTCAGCCCATACGCTATGACAATTGTCGTTTTTTGGCTCTCCCTGGTAGTTGTACCAGCAATGCTTGCACCGGTCCTCAAGATAGAGATCGATGTACGAGGTAAATCGGGTCTGGAGTTCCCAGGTGGTGTTGCCAGCATCGTCAAGGCCCTCAAGTTCCCCGAGCTTCAATGCGTTCATGGTTATCGGCATCTTGAAGCTGTACTCTCCTTGACAGTCCGCTCCTATCGACTGACTGCAAGTCACCTCCTTCAGGAGCGACAACGTCGCATGCCCTGATCCTGTCGGGGTAGAGATGAAGTCCACCGAGCCCGTAGTGGACTCCTCGGTGAATGAGCAAGTTCCCTGCGTTAATGTGTACGAAGACCCTAACGGGTAGTTCGTCCCACACTCATCCGAATCGATCGTATTGCTTGATCCCTCTATGCAGTCGCCAGAATACGGCGAAGACGGGTTCGGCCCCCCAAGCCACCAATTCGTAATATAAGAGATGTCAGAAATGTTTACGACACCATCGTCGTTCGCGTCTCCCGCATCCATCGTCGGCGTCGGGTCCGGCCCCCCGCTCCCATACCAGTTGCCTATATAGGATGCGTCTGGCAAGCCTAAAGTTCCGTCACCGTTCGCGTCACCGCGTATGAAGTTGCACGCCGTAGGGTCCGCCGCCGCGAACACGCAAGAAATCGCCACAATCAGTGCCGCAAGAAAAAAAATCCGTTTCATCTGTCAGACTCCTTCAGTCAAAAGCAAAAGGCAAAAAGGCAAAAATCAAGGCTTTAGTTCATAGGCATTGTCCCTCCCTCTATAGCGTCATGTCCTGTGAAGCATCACACCTGTTCTTATCAAAGTTCGCTCGTATTATAGCAGCGAAGAAAAGGCGATCAAGCCCTAATTGTATCTATTTTTCCCAGTACATAAAAGCCAATCCTGCATCTCCTCGCGACCTTCGCGTCTCCCCTTGGTATAAGCTCTCCTGGCGTCATCTGCCCTGGAGCTTGACAGGACAAGACCTGCAAGAACGAAGCCCGCGCAAAAGGAAGTAGGAACGATAAGCAGTAGCCACAAGGGGTTCATCGGTACTGGCCGGGGAGAATAATCCCGGACTCTCCGTCTGGGTTTGGGTCGGAGTCTGGGCCATGGCCGGGGGGTGGTGGCCCCATGAGAAGCTGGTTGCACTTCCCAAGTAGATTCTCAATGAGCCGAAGAGCGCCGGCAACTGGAAGTCCCATCCTGACGTGATCTCCGTCTGGCGTTATAATGCCAAGAATAATCAGGCAGTTTTTCTCATCCATCCCAGTCTCAATCTTCATCGCACCCGCGTGATTTGGTGGCACGCTGTGTGGCGTTGCCCCGATCGGATCAAACTCATCTTCGCCTGGCACTCCTTCGGGGATGCTTTCCTCATTCATGGCAAAACTCCTTAGATCATACGTCCTGGAAAGAAAAAAAAGTCAGTGAGTCACTCAGATCGCCGTCGGTGCCGAGCATTTTCTCTAAAGTCTCCACCTCTTAGCTGGGATCACTCGGCTCCTCCTGGCTTGTTGTAAGCTTCTGGTCTGCATTGCCGAACACATTCCAGCCATCGCGGCGCTTTCCACGATGGAAGAGTTCAAGGTACTCTCCGGCTCCGAAAGACTCGATTGTTTTATACATTGAGTCGGGCTTCTTTGAGTGCTTTAGACGTGTCGCCTCCAAGTAACCTGGGACATTATCCGCAAGCTTTTTTGGTCGGCCGCGCACACCGAGAATGCAGATCTCTGTTTGGCCACGTAGCCATCGGCCAAGGCCCATCCGCATTTTGTTCCAAACAACCTCTCCCTTCCACTCAAAGCCCCAGGCGTCCAGGACATGCTGTGCCGCGCCTTCGCGAATCTTTGGCCACGTTATCCATAGCCACAAAAAAGCTCCGTCCTTGTGCACAAGTTTCTTGATGGTTTCCCCCATCGCACAAATATCGCCAAGTGGCATCGTCGGGTACTCAAGCGCGGCTGCACCCTTGACAGTCTCGTCGTCATATTTCCATGGTGGATCTGCGTAGATCGTACGACAAGAACCGAAAAGGCGTTCGGCTTTGTCGAGATCGTAGATGACCGCATCGTCCTCCTCCATTTCTTCCTTGGCCTGAGCGGTTTCTGCTGCAAGTCGCTCGCGCTCTTTCTGCGTTTGAATCTGCTTCGCAAGTTTGATCAGTCCAGCCGTGGTGATCTCTTTCCCTGCTGCCCGAGTCTCTCGAACCCACGTTTTGTAGGTCTCTTCATCTACCTTATAGATGAGCTGCCAGCGACTCGAGTCACTTCGAGTGATTCCGAGATCTTCGACTGTTTTAAGATCGGAGTTCTGCTTCGGGCGCCCACGGCCAGCAAGCACTTCACCGGTCATGATGATCCCGCCGGCTTTGCGCTCACAGTCAATTTTGAACTCCGCCGCATCGTTTTGGACATCAAGAGACGCACCGCGCCTCTTTGTCCAGTCCTTGAATGTCTCTGCCTTGTCTCGATGCTCGATAACCTCATCAAGCGTTGTCGCCTCCGCGAGTGCCCGCCTGGCAGCATCAAACAGCACAACAGTTTTGTCTATCACTTCCTGCTCTTTGTTTTCAATGATAGCCGGAACATTTTCGCCTTCCATTCTCAGCACCTCCTTTACAGTGCAACAGAGTAAAAATCAGACGGCTGACAGAGCACAAGCCGGTTGGCTGCGCGCGTCATGCCGACATAGAACATGCGCCGCACGGCATCTTCACCTGCAACGCTCTCCTCTTTTTCTTGGCTTGCCGCGAGAGACAAGTCTGGGAACAAAAAAACAGTGTCGGCCTGCCCACCTTTCACGCTGTGAATAGTGCCTATAACGATGTTCGGCTTGTCCCGCAGCGCAGCGGGGCTTCCGTGAGCTTCGCAGACTTCGAAGGCGTAGGCGTAGCGAGGACGGACCTTGTCACGGAGACGCTGACGTAGCCACTTCCAGTCTGAGCGTATCGGTGGGTCGTCAATGCCGAAGTCTCGAAAGTCAGAGAGCGTGATGAACTGGTCTTTCCACTCTTCATCGGCCGCTCGGTCCATGACTTTTTTCTTCGCACCTCTGCGCAGCCCGGTCTTCTGGATATCGAGGTGCTCGAACCAGGGCCGCAGGCTCGCCCAGGTGTGGCTGTGCGCGTCCTCGCCCCAAACCCTGCGGTCTGGCCGGCAGAAGGACAGGAGGCGGTCTACGCCCCCACGGAGGGGGTTCCAGAAGCCCTGTTTCACACGATAGGGATTGTGAAACGTGGCGCCTCGAGTCTTCAAGGCGACCACGGTCGGCTCCAGCATGTAACCGCAGCTCGCCAAAATCATGCAAGTGTGACCTTTTTTCGCCTCGGCTATCGCATCGACCACGATGCGATCGGGCATCGCCCAGGTCGCATCGCTTTCGTCGATCGACCCCTCGGCGTCACGGGCCTCGAACGGCTTGTCCTCTCGTCTCGAGACACCCCGGATCCATTCCTCGGCGCGGCTCTTTACGACGCGGGGGAGTCGGAAGCTAATTGGAAGCACGATTTTTTGCTCGTCTGGGATGGGTGGATCGAGGAACGCATCGGGTATGGACCCACGGAAGCTGTAGATGGTCTGGTCGTCGTCGCCAGCAAGGACGATGAAGCTCATCGTCTCTCCCCACTGTCGGATCAGCGAAAGCTCCAGCGGAGAGAAGTCCTGCACCTCATCGAAGTACCCAACAACTGCCGCAATGGGAGGCGACGGGCATCTCTCGTACGCCTCCGAGATGAGATCTGTAAAATCAAGACGGTTCGTTTCTTTTTTCCAAGCGGTCCACTTGCTCTCGAACTGCTGGACCCCAGGTGGCCACTGCTGCCGTGCTGCCAACTTGGTGCGCAGCCTCGATAGCTCCTGGAGGCAGCGGTCCCCCTCAGTCTTCCCGACAATCATCTCGCCGTAAGGGTCATCAATGGACGTTTTACCGCCGGAAATGCGCCAGTCTGGGAAGTCGATCCACTTGTTCCACTCGGCCAGGTGCTTTGGGGCCTCCGCTATTTCCGGATGTCCGATAGCTCGGAAGGCGAAGGAGTGCAGGGTTCCGACGTTGTCTTTTGGAAGCGGTAAGTCACGGCCAACAAGCTCGATAGCGGCTGTCTTTGTAAAGCTCGCCACCATCACATGCTGCGAACCAAATTTTTTTGCGGATGCCGTTATTTTCTTTGAGAGGTTCGTAGTCTTGCCCGTCCCCGGACATCCGAAAATTCTAAACTCTTTTGGCATTTTTTGTCCGCTTCGTTAAATGTCGCTCCATGCTACATTTTGGGAAGGTGGCAGCACTCACGCAATCTCTCATGCCGTAAATACCCATAGCGAAACCGGTTAACTGTTCCCTGCTGCCACCGCTGCCAGCACCCGGTAACACCGATAAACTAAAATGAGTACTCGGCTTAAGTGTCATTGCTGCCGCTGCCACCCTGTGGAGATTTTTTTTCTTAGAAAGTTTTTTTCCGGAGACATGTAATATAGGCCAGTAACTTTGGCGTGTCAGGGGTTCGGTGTCCTGGTTCGCGAACTAAGCTCCAGGTTCGCGAACTCATCTGGCTGATTCCGGTTCGGTTCCATTGCCCGAGTTCGACGGAAGCCTCGACAGTGGGATGCGCCAATAGTGGCGTGAGACCTGCTTCCCATCGACCCGGATGTTCTTCTTGAATTTCTTCATTCCAGCGGCACGAAAGAGATCCCGCATCGAGATATCGGTGAATCGCTGCCCCCGGGCATTGCGGACAAATTCCTGGAACTGCTCGAGCTGGACGCACACCGAAGCGTCCTCAAGGTATGGACGATGGCCCCTGATTGCCGCCTTGACTTGGTCCTCTTCGGTTTGTCCGTAGGCCCCTTTCGACTCACAGTACTCCTCAACCCAACCAAGGACCGAGTGCTTTCGGCCACTGGCGTCCTCCACCTCACGGATTCTCGTCTCCTTCCGGCAGTCAAAAAGCACCGCAAGGATCCCCTCCCAGCTCACCCGGGTGCGAACTTCCTCTCGGAAGGCTCCGGAAAACCCAGGAACACCGTCCCCATCCTCATCCACATCGGCCCGGACAGCCCCTTGGCACCGCTTCACGTCCTCCACGTCATCTATCGTTCCAAGATGGATCCAGCGGCGATGCTCAGTCACGAAATAGTAAGTCGCCTCCTTGCGGTTTGGACCTACCTGGACAAATCGCTTTACCGGAAAGCCCAGGCGCATGGAAAGCCAGGCAAAGCGGCTGTCTGGAGTCTTCCCGGCCTTTTCTGCCTCATGCTCACGGAGGATGTCACCCTCATCCTTCCTATCTGGCCGATTCAAAATCCATTCTATCTTCCGCGAAGCGTAGTCCGCATCGAAGATCTGGTCTGGATCCTCGTCGTATTTCTCTCGCCACAATCGCACGATGCGGAGCCCCTTGACGATACCAGACTCATCCGGGGTGCCAAGCTTCTGGTAGGCAAAGAGGAGAAGACAAATCTCATAACGATGAATGTCCTCCCCAATGTCCTTCCGCTTCCGCTCCCATAGCTCTTTGAACTTGCGAGAGGCAGCACACCAGTTATCGATCTGGTCTTGCATGCCGAGAGCGTCCTCGCCCTTGAGGGTCTTCAACTTGTCAATCTGGGCTTTAACTTCGTTCCGAATTTCCTCGCGCGCAGCCTCTCCGTAGCCTTCTTTCTGAAGAGCCCTGGAAGTGTCAGAGTAATTCCCGTCGAACTCAAGAAGCGCGCGGGCAGAGAAAATGTTGTACGCTCGATCTTCACGGAACGGGTCGGCGTTAGTCGAGAAGACATAAAGGACGAGCCCAAGGTCAGTCGTGCAGAAGCCCAGCGTGGCAGAGCCCCCAGGCTCCTCTTTTCCGGGCCGCTTCCAGATTTGACGCCCGTTGCGGTCTTCCCGGATACACTCCCAGCCGTGGCGCTCCAGAAGCTCCCTCCAATCAGACAGACCACTACGATAGCAGTAATCTGTCCCCGGGCGGACATCGTCTTTTGAGATCTTCGCCATCCCAGTAACGATGTGCGCAGACTCGGGCGCCTGGTTGAATGACATGGCCACACGACAGAGCACATTCCAGTCCCGCATCGATATTTCTGGAGTCTCAAAGACATCCACCCCGCCCCGCAGCACCCAGCCAATACCAGATGGGTGGCAACCTCCAGGCGAGCCCGGCCCGACAACGTATTGCCCATCGCCTCGGAACTCGATAAGAGTCTGACGCTTTTGAACCTTCTTCCCTGTGTCCTTGTCTTCTTCTTCTATGAACTCTGTGGCCAAGCGCCTTCCCGGGATGGGCTCAGGGAGCCTTGCATAGATGTGGACACCCCTCGGGCTGTTTACGCAGGGCAGCTCACCCCAGTCCTCGATCTCCCCTTCGGTCAGTTCAGCCCATGCAGCGAAGACGGCCTTTGTTTCGAAGTCGAGTACAACAAGGTTCCCAGACAGGCGTCCGCAGAGAACCCCAACGCCCTTCTCTTCTCCGTCCGCATACCACTCTCGGACTTCTTGCTCTGTTGCGCGCCGCTCGGTCTTGAACTGATCGAAGGTGCGGATCGCTGGCGCTTTTGTGCCATCTGCCTTCACAGGAAGAATGGAAAGCCCCCCCTGTAATAGCTCCAGTGCACGTTCCAGCATGACCCTTCACCTCCTCTCTAAAGCAAAAAAACGACCCGGCGTTATTCCTAACGCCGAGCCGCCACCACCATCAGATCAAGGGTCGTTTGAAGCTACCACCTCTTCTTTGTCGCCGGTCTCGGGCTTTTTGACCGTGCTTCCTTTCTGCGCGCCGTGGGCTTGCGTATTGTAGTCGTCCGCCTCGAGCTTCACCTTGTCCAAGGCTGGACGGATCTGTTCGGTGTAGGAACGGATAACACCGAATTCAGGCTCGGTAAGCTCGCGGAACTTCTTGATGGTGCACTTGTTGTACATGTCGCCTTTGTCGTTCTTGTCTTTTGCAAGCTCGAAGGCAACAACCAGACGGTTAAATGGCATGCCGTAGGTTGCCAGGCGAAGGAGATAATCGTCGAAGTTTCCAAGGGATGTTGGTGGAAGGAATAAGACCGTAGGGAGGAACGTCTTCTCGCGGAGAATGAAGACAGCCCGCATCTCCTTACACCACTGACCCTTTCGCCCCTTGGGGTCAGTTTCGTAATCGGAGAACTTGCACATTCGGCATGAATGAACATTATCGGCCTTGTCGTTTGGGTAGTGCTCTCCGACAGTGCGGATACCAACGCCGCTAATCGCATCGTCGCTCTTACAGTTCGGAGGTTTGCCACTCGGATCTATGTCAGGCCACCATGCTCGCATGTCCTTTTTGTGAACAATAATTCCGCTAAGCTCCTTGACTGGCTCTGAGCCATCCAGTGTAGGGACAGTCCAGAAGTCCGATTGGCCATCGGGGATCCGGATTCTGTCAAGCTTAAATGGCGTGATCTCCTTTCCGCCAAGGTTCAATGAGATGATATCCCTGACTCTCTCTGGGTCAGCCTTCACTACTGCGTACGGTGAGTCCTGAATGGTTGCAGGCAGGGTTTCAGTCGGCTTTTCTTTCGCCACGGTCCTCATCCTTTCGTTTTTCTTCAGCGGCCACTATGGCCTTCGCCTTCTGTTTAACGCCGTACACAACAACGGCGGTCTTCTCTAACACCTGGAAGTACGGCGCCAACTCCTCTGGGAGAAGGTCCGATGGGGTATCTGGTATGTCGCCGGCCTCCTGGGCGGCCTTGTCTAATTCAGCTACGTGCTCGCGGAGCTTCCCACTTTGGTAGTCTTCACGGATGAGCCAAGAAAGATCATCGCTGGCCCTGAGTGCCTCTACCGCCTCTTCAGTGGAGATGCCTTTCTTCTTCGACACCAGGATGGACCGCTTCGGCTGAAGCCGTATTCCATCCTCGAGATGCTGAGCCTTGCGGCCAACAAGCTGAGGGTACAGCCTCGACCACAAAGCTTCGATCTTCTTCTTGACGAGCTTCTCCCTCTCTTCTAAGAGCGTCTTCTCCTTTTCTAAATCTGCCAACTCCCGGCAGAGAGCCAGATCGACAGAGCCAGCAAGGGTCGGCTCTCCATTGTCACAATCAGCCATCATGCAGTCACCTCCTGCGGCTCTGGTCTCCCGAGCCACCATAGTCGGAGCGTATGTTCCAGCTTGGCAGCGTTGCGCTCCATCAGCGCAGCCAAGGCTTCTACCTTTACCCAGCTCGGGAACACCCGGCCTTTTTCCCAGTCGCGGACAAGGGAGTTAGAGCTGTCAGTCGCCACAGCCACATCCTGCTGGCTTTTTTTCTTGCTTGCCCTCCACCGGACGATTGGGTTTTGCGCCTCCCATTCGCTCATCGTCATAGCTCTCCTCGACCTCTTTTCGCAACTCGCTTGACGAAGTCAATCACATTGCCCTTTGTTGTGATTGCATCGTAAATGTCTTCATCTACGGTTTCCTGGGCAACCAGGTGGAAATAATTGATTCGGTCCCACCTCTTTTCCCCGGTCTCTCCTGGGCGATTCTGCCTTTTCTTGAATTGACGAAACTCGCCAGGCTGGTAGCCAAGCGAGTAAAAGAAGCACCAGCGCGACATCCCAAGATCGACGCCTTCTTTAGCTGCGGCAATCTGCGAGCCAAGGATTCCATTGTCATTGGCCTCTTGCCACGCAGCCAGATCGTTCCTCCTACCTGAGACCTCGTAGTACTCCCGCCCAAGCTCTTTTGCTATAGCCTCCAGTTTGTCGAGATCAGGTCGCAAGCGACAAGCGACGACAATCTGCTCGTTTGGAGGCAAGTCTTCCATTTTTTCTTTCATCGCTTGAGCCTTGGAGTCACCGACCGCTGTCAGTGATTTGGTTTCTGGGTTCCGGAGAAAACCACCGGTGATCTCTTGGAGCTTCCCGATCTTTACGAGAACGTTAGCGGCCGTGACCTCTTCGTCATCAGACAAGAAAACAACAAAGTCATCCTCCATCGCCTTATAGGCCTTCGCCTCTGCCTCGTCAAGGTGAACCGGGATGTCAATATGATGCTCTCCAGGAAGATCTTGCTCTGTATCCTCTGCATCGACCTGGATTGAGAACTCCGAAAGGTGGCGCCCAAGGTCTTCCTCGTTTTGGTATCCCTTCACCGCAACCATAGGACCGTCCCGCCCAGCAGGCGCCAAGATAGCATACTGCGCTCGGTATCTTGCAAAGCTATAGCCCCAGTGCGATGCATCGATGAACCGAGCCTGACCATATGCATCAAGTGGCCCGTTCGGAAGAAAGGTCCCTGTAAGCTCCAGGCGGCATTCAGCCAGGTCGCCGAGCCCATCGGAGCGATGGTCACCACCGAGGAACTTTGATCGCTTGCCGCCTGGGTCTTTAACCCTATGGCCCTCATCGAGGACAATTGTATTCCAACGAATTTCCTTTAGACAGTCACGGATCACAGCATGGTCCAAGCATTCGTAGTTAAGGACCACAACGACAGGAGTATTCTGGAACTCCGTGCACTGCCGGATCGCATCGGCGCGTTTCTGCATTCGCCACTTTGTTGGAAGATTGACGACCTTCATTTGGATAGACGCCCATCGCCGATAATTCTTCTCCCAAGCTGGAATGACCTTTGCGGGGCAGACGACGAGGGTACGCCACCAGCGAAAATTTGAAATAAGATCGTACGTGACTCGAGTCTTTCCGCACCCCATGTCAAGCTCGAGGGTGGCACCGCCACGGGCATGTTTGCTCAGCCCACCGAACCGCTCAACTGCATGCCAAAAGCTTTGTCGCTGGCAGTGCCAATGCTTCAGATTATAGCGGCTTTTCGGGATGGGAGGAAGCTCAAGTCCTTCTTCGAGCCAATTGGTACAGTAGTTCCCGGCCTTGACGTAATTGAGTAAATACCGGAATGTTTCATCTGCCCCGTAGTCTTTGGAGTGCGTAGAAAAGCGGAAGTCAAGAGCCTTAACAGTTCGCGGAGTTGCCGGCCAGCTCCACATCTTCTCTTGCTTATGCCAACGGTGCCCAGGGAGGGTTTTGAGGATATCCTTCAGGGCGTATGGTGTGTCGCAGTAAAAACGTCCTCGGCGTGTCTCAACGCCTATCCCGTTGGTGGTGATCGGCATTCTCTTTACTCCCTCTCGATTGGTTCGGCGCCGATCCATTCGGCGCTGGGGAGGGAGAGATTACAAGATGAAGCCCGCACCGTCAAGAGCTAAGGCGCGAAGTTTTTGAATAAAATCCTGCACCTCTACAAGAGACTCACAGCACGCCACTTCTCCACCACTGCGGCGAATCTTCCGAGCGATAGCTTCCTGGATGGGCTTGAGGCGCTCACCAGGATTTTTAAGCTCAATGTAGAACGCGACGAGCCCACAATTACCGACGCGATCTGGGACACCTTTCTTCTGCATTGCATGGCCATGGACGTTGAAAAAGAAGATGTCAGGCTGAGCTGTGAGCCACCTGTCCACCCGGCTGCCAAGATTACTTTCTCTCTGTCGTCCCATTGAATTCCTGCTACAAGCAAAGCCTTGAAATCGCCTCTGCCATGCTGACAGTCTCAAAAGGGCTGTCTTTCCAGTAAGAAGAGACATGAAAAATGTTCTCTGGCCAACGCCACCGGTTGTCCGCAATAGACCGGCGAGAAATTGGAAGCTTACCCCGGACAATCTTCGCAGGGGTCTCTTTCCAGCGGAATGGATCCGCGTAGTAGGTCTCCGGGGTCTCAAGATGAAGGTCGCAACCAAAAAGAAAGATGGGGTCAAAGCCCCAGAGTGTGGCTACCTCCAGCGCCAACTCCAGTACGGAATGGCCGTTACGGACATAGCCGTAGGCCTGCACATTGCGCTCATGACCGCCGAGGTACCAGGCGACATGGGTTCCATCGGGGCAGGGGAGGCGGAACTTTAACGGATTTTGTCTTTTCCCATGTCCATCAAACCAGATGTGGTCACCGAAACTTCCTGGGATGAAGAGTCGCTGAGTGATTGTCCGCCATGGGGCGTACTTAGCGATGCGGGGTTTGATGCCTTTGGCGATGTTTACATTGCCGAATGTCCGGTCGTGGTCGTTGGAAACCCACCAGTGCCGAGGGTGGCGGAAAAGCTCGCAGATGGTGTGATTTAGCGCGAAGACATTCACTTCTTTGCCGGCGCTCATGAGCCTTTGAACAAGGTCTCGATCATAACTTGGCCCAGCACCGATGATTGCGAGCGGCTGCCATTGGAACCGGTCGACCTTTACTACCGGCTCATGGGTGACTCTGGTCATTCCGGATATCTCCTGGAATCATGGCTGATTCTACGAATGCGAAGCTGGATTGTCAGGCCGGATGCCTGCGCATCTGTGAAATTACCACTAATGATCCCGTCCGTCTGTATAAATCGCAGGTTGATGTAATCGTCCTTGTCGAGCTGCACGAGGCCCTCGGCCGGCCCAGGCACTACCTGAACGCCATCGGAGCTGGATGCGTCGTCCTGGACTGCGGGGCCAGCGTCCGTGTCTGCTCCCCAAATGAAAGACCGCCGAAGGACATTCTCAGCCCTGTCGTTAGCGGTGAACTCGGTCCAGCCAAAACGGAAAAGGGCAACCTCCACGTTTTCATTGTCCTGTGGCCCAATATTCAGCATTGCAGAGGCCTCTACGACTTCGCAATCATAGGGCATAATGAAGTAGTTGGGGGCATCGCTGTCATCTGCCTGCAAGATGCCTGGAATTCTTAGCTCCAGCGTTTCGACCATGTTCTCATGCCGCTGGAAAGCAGTGTTCGAAATGACCGGCTGCGCGACACGACGGACATTGCGGATAAGCGGACCATCGGTTTCGACCGAGTACTCGAACTCGTAAAGTACCAAGTCGACGAAGTCCGTATCTTCTGTGTCTGTCGAGAAGGGCTGCTCGTTCGAAACAACAGAGGCCCTCATCTGCGGGGCTCCCTCGCTTGAGAGCCCGATAATCATGCGATGCGGCCCATCCCCGTTTGGAGCAACCGCGCTCACGTCCAGGATGGGCCTGTCATTGGACGGGAATTCATGCAGGAGGTTCTGGACGACGGCTTGCTGGACCCCGTCTGGAGTCGAGCGGTTGAGCTGCACCGACCAGTCACCATCGGTTCCCTGCTGCCAGTCAAGCTCAAACGAATCATGCCCGACCGGGCCGTTTGGGAGCAGGAGCTTGTCGACGAAAGCAAGATTCGAATAACTCGTGGTCTGCTGCCCGAGGAGGACCGCAATGTCGTTCTGGATGGCCACGAATGACTCATCGATCTTGCTAAAATTAACGTTGATCTGGTCCTCGTACTTCTGAGGGTCAATCGTCGTAAAAAGTGCTGGCCGGCGAAATGCCATCTCTCTATCTCCTTTTTAAGCTTCCAGCTCTGGAAGCTGCACTTCGAACCTTGGCTGACGCACGCCGATCCAATACTGGTGACGTGCGCCGAATGGGGTTATCCCGTATTCAAAATCCGTCGAGCCCCACTCGATCAGCTCGTTCCGGAAGACAGGGCGAATGTTCTTTGGGCCGTCTTTCGTACTCAGGCCAGGGACAACAACGTCATCTTGCTCCTCCGGCTCGATATCCAAGTCGTCGACTTGGACATGCCCGGGTCCGGCGAACTCATAGCCGAAGCCGTCAACGACTGAGCCATCTGCAAGGATTTCCAAGTTCCGCATGAAATTGAACCGTAGTTCTTCATACGTATAGGTGTCGAGGCGGATGTCAGGCAGCGCGACCTCACTACGCGCCACCACTGTCACCCGCCCTGCCTCTGATCTTTCGCAGAGAACCGGGATGTTTATGTCAGTGACTACGCCGAGCGCCCACTGTGCGATAAGAACATTTGTGATTACAGCCCACCCACCTTCGACGCCGACACGAATGTCACAAACCCATTCTGTGAGTCCGTTATCATCAGCAGTCGTGAAGCGGGGTTCTGTTACGACGATACCGATGAACCGTTTTGCGTGCTGCTCGACTTCACGCCTGGCCATCTCCCTGATTATTGAGAACTCTCGTGTCATGCGAGCCTCCATGCCGTGAGGCGCATCCTGCCATCACCTGGGCGACTAAGCCTTTTTTGGATCGAGGTGATGTAGAACTTAAGGGAGTCTATCTGGATGATGTCATCAGTCTCGACGAATGGATCATCGAGCATGTCAATCTCATAGGTCCAACCTTTGATTAGCTCTCTACGAAGCAGTCCGTTTGCTCGTACGACGAGGACATCCATGTCGTACAGCCAATCGTTGCGGAACTCTTTTTCTCGGATGTCTTCGGTCAAAATACCATCGAGCTGCGCTGTTGCGGCAAGTTGTTGGTATACATTATTGAAGGGCTCACCGTGGATCTCATAATAAAGCCGGCCAATCTCTGTCATAGAAAGAATCATTGCAATCATCGCACTGTCCCGCGTAGCTACGGCGATGTCCAAATATATGTGCAAGATTGCAATCGCAGCCTCTACGGCGGCAGCCGTGGGGATCGTAGATGATGCCGCCAATTCGTTGATACGCTGCTGAAGGAACTCTGCTGTTATGGCTGCTGCTGCCCAGGTGGTCATCAGGATAATTCTCACCTCCGCATCGTAGCCAGTACCAAAGACAATCTTCCCTCTGAAAACAGTAAAGCCATCAGGTTCTATCTCTGGTATCCATGCGACTCCTTCTCCGAACAGTTCTCCGATAGTAGATAGCTTCTCGCGTTTCAGGACGGTGTTTTGCGCCCTGCGACCGCCTTTCTCTTTGCCGTCAGTCTCCGAGAAGTAGATGGTATCTTCGACCCTGTTCTCAAAGAAGCCGGCTGTTATGCTCCCATGGGCGAGGCGTTTTTCCTTCTCAACGACCTTGGTCAGTTCATTGTCGAGTCCAAGAACGCGCACAGAATTGTAGCCCTGAGTTAGAACCTGAGATCGCGTAATCTTAACTGCGAAGTCTTTTGTCTCATAGCGCCGCATCGGCGCTCGATCAAGATCCGTATCGGCTGCGACCAAGAAGCCTTCTGCGTCAAAACGTGGCTTCCTGCCGACCGTGAATAAAATCTGAGCAATTCCCTTGAGCACCTCAATGTCGACAAGCTGACTCTGTGGGTGCCCGACGACGTAGTCTTGATCGCCGATTAAAACCTCGCGGCGATCGAGATACATCCATTCCACAGCAGTCTCAATGGCAGCTCGCCCAACGTCAGTCCCCTTGACGTACTCACGCGCTGTCACTTTTGAATTTAGGTATTTCGCAGCACGGTCCACGCAGGCGACAACAAGCTGGCGGAGGCGTGTAGGCTCACGCGATTCTTCCGTCGTCGTCGGAACTCCCCTGCAAATCCCTGTGAAAATAGGAATCCATTGGCCCTGTGGCACTCGGCTATCGCCCTGAAAGACCCGGATGGGCGTGCCATCCAAAAGGGTTTTCTCTGTAATTTGGATTGGCTCGGCATCCGGGTCGTAGATGAGGGTTATTCTGAGCTGCGATGCAATAGCATCGTCGTTGTTTTCAAAAACAATATTCTCACTAAATACAATGGTCTGGACCCAATTGCTAATATCGTACTCCGGTGACTCTGGCTGCCCAAGGACGACATTGTGAACTGACGTCCTGTTCGGGTTCCAAATCACAACCTTGTAAGTCGGCGAACGGTTCGTCGGCTGGAGGCTGATTTGGTCGAGTGGGGTTCCAAAGAACCGTCGCTTACTCACGGTGAACTCCTGTTAGCTGTACGGCGGAGGAGGTGGTGTCGTTGTTGTCCGCTGCGAGCTTGTTAGTGTAGACGTTGCCGATGTACTCTTGCTTGTCGAGGCCGATGTTGAGCGTGTCGTAGACACTGACGTCGATTTTGTTGTTGTACCAGAACTTGTCTTCGAAGTCGATCGAGTACTTGAGACGGACGATGATTTGGTGGTTGATAGCGACGAGGTTTTACTCGTCGAAGCCGAGGTGGTCGTTTGGCTCGAAACTGTTGTGGACGCTGATGTTGACGCAGTTGTCGATGCGCTTGTCTCTGGTGCGACATACGTATACGTTGTTGATTTGCTCGTTGAGCCAGAGGTGACCGCGCTCGATGTTTTAGACGAAGATGCAGACGTTGAACCCGTCGAGGAAATAGATGAAGTCCTTGACGTTGAGGCTGAAGTCGAGGCCGTTGTAGATCTTGTCGTTGTCCCGCTTGTTGTGAATGTACTTGTCTTTGAGGTTGTGGCTGAAGTCGTCGAGCTGCTTGTTGTCGTCGTGGTCGTAGTTGTGGTTGTAGTCGACGTAGCTGTCGTCTCATTTGGAGGGTCGCCCGGGCCTCCGTCTCCGTCATCAGGCGAGTCATCGCACCGAGCCGGATCTCCACCAGTCGGCGCCCCACCATTGCCGCATGCGTCATGGCCAACAACGTAAACGTATTGGAACGCATCGACGTATTCAGGAGATCCGCTGATTGTTCGAAGCCGGAATCGGAACCGAAAGAACCCGGGGTAGGGCACCGGGTCCATGTAGATCATCTTACAGGTTTCAATGTTTGCCTCAGCAAGGAACAATGACTCAGTCCCGACAGGAAGACCTGGGAGGGGCTCATAGCCGTCAGTTGCCCCGCCAATAATGACGTCTGCGACAAAGACTTCAACTGTCTTGAAGCCCTGGTATGATTCGACGGAATTCCCAATCGGCGTCATTGCTCGCTCATGATCGCCCCACATTGAATTTAACTCTGGGCGATTCGGAAAACAGATCGGGGCTCCCTCTGAGCCATTGGATATTTGGTCATCTGCGTGCTGGATGAGATGGGGGTCGTTGTATCTTGGGATGAATTTAACATGGAGGCACAAGGCGACGGGGACGCCTTCGTCTGCCTCTTCATCGAGACAGGGGTCTGGGGGCGGAGGTGTGGTCGGCTGACCCTGGCCAGGTGTTCCTGGCGGCACAGTCGCAGTTGTCGTGAGCGACGACGTAAAAGAGCTTGATGCAGAGGTAGATGCTGTCGATGAAATCGATGACGTGAGACTCGATGTCTTCGTTGTTGAAATCGACGATGAGCGAGACGTCGAACGAGTGCTTGAAACAGATGAGGACCGAGTTGTTGTAAGACTGCTCGATGCTGACGACGCTGTTTTCGTCATAGAAGTAGAGCGTGTCGTACTAACCGAGCTGGACCGTGTTGTGCTCTTTGTTGTGGATACAGAGGTGGAGCGAGTCGTCGATACAGAAGAGGAGCGAGTCGTCGACTTCGTGGTCGATTTTGTCGTCGTAGCTGACGAGGTTCTTGTCGTAGATTTTGAAGTTGAACGAGTCGTCGACTTTGTGGTTGATTTCGTCGTCGAAACTGATGAGGACCGAGAGGTTGACCGAGAGGTTGAAGCCGACGATGCAGACTCGGACATCGACGTTGACTTCGTCGTCGATCTTGTCGTCGAACGACTCGTAGATGCAGATGTCGAATTCGACGTAACTGGAATGACGGGTTTGTCAACGCCAGCCATGGAAAAGACACCTGCCACCTGGCGAATGCTTCCACCGGCGAATGGGTTAAGGTTCCCTATCCCGTAAGAAATCCGGATCCGATCTGTGATTGCCCCATCAGTGAAATTGAAGTCTGCACCCTGGAAATTAAAAACATAGATCGTGTTAAGCTCTATACCGTTAACGAGCGATGAGACAACTTCTTGGCTTGGGACGTAAGAAATGCCGTACTGATCAACACGGGTGATTCTGACTGTAAGGTCGAGGTTCGCCAGCCAATCTTCATCATCTGTGCTTAAAGATTGATTCACCCCGTTAAAAGCAACGCGGACCTTCCAGGTGCCTGTCTCCCAATCGACCTTCCATGGATGCTTTGGTGGGCTGAAAGCGAATGCGAGATTGCTCTCAGGGCTCCCAAGGACAAGATCACCCCACCAGAATGCTCCGCCAGACTCTCCCCCAAGATCAATAAGCTCCCGTGAATACCCACCACCAATCACAGGCGCGTCTGTCTGTATATCAGACTGCACATCGTGAAGGAGTTCCGGGTTGTTCGTTGTTGACTCAGTAGAAGCTGTCGATGTAACCGACGTCGATCTGCTCGTGGACCTACTCGTAGAGGCAGAAGAGCTTCGAGTGGTCGAATCAGAAGAAGACCGAGTTGTTGACCGAGTTGTTGATTTTGATGATGATCGAGAGGTTGAACGAGTTGAAGACTTCGAGGTTGAACGGGTAGTTGAAACTGAAGAAGACCGAGTCGATGTCCTTGACGTAGAGCGGCTTGATGATGCTGAAGTCAAGTCAGTCTGAGATGAAGACCGAGATGTTGAACGTGTCGTCGATTTTGTCGTCGATGCGCTCGTCGTAGTTGTATTAACGCTGACCGGTTTATCAACACCGGCACCGGCGAATGTGCCAAGATTGAAAACGACAGATGCCGGATCATCGAATACCTCAACAACCCGAACCTCAACGGCGAAGCGGTCTTTCTTGTTTGGCTCTTGCGAGAAGTCTGTAACGTTCTGCGTGACATTCCCACGAAAGACAGGCACAGACCCCGGGTCAGGCTGGAAGCTGTATGGCGCAAGCCAGCCCATATTGTCCGGATTGATAATAGTGCCATCTTCGGTGACACGATGAACACGTACCTGTAGCGTTGGCTGCCCTGTAATCGCCCCAACGCTCACTCTAACCTTCCACGGACCATCCTCCCATACGACCTTGTTTGGGACCTCTGGAGGGCTAATCCACAAGACGCGAGTCGTTCCAAGAGCAGCGACATAGGCCTGAAAAGAACCAGACCCGCTCTCATCACCTAACTCTGGAAGTGTGAAAACCTGGTCTGCCGGAGTGTCTGTCGCGCCGACATCAGAGAGATTACTGTCCCTAACCTCCCTCGCGATACCAGTCGTTGATTCGGTCGACGCCGTTGATGACATCGACGTAGACTTAGAAGTTGAGCGGCTTGTGGACCTTGTGGTTGACTTCGTAGAAGATGCTGAGCTTGACCGCGTCGTAGATTTCGTCGAGGACTTAGATGTCGAGCGGCTTGTCGACTTCGTAGTAGAGACCGAGCTTGATCGCGTTGTGGACTTAGAAGACGACTGGCTTGTAGATTTCGTTGTAGATTTCGTCGAGGACTTAGATGTCGAGCGGCTTGTCGACTTTGTAGAAGACTTCGAAGTGGACCTAGTCGTAGACACAGAGGAGGAGCGGGTTGTTGACGCGCTCGTCGTTGTCGTATTGATCGAGATCGGCTTGTCTACACCAGATACAGACCAGGCCCCGACGTTAATGGTAGCCTCGACTGAATCGTTACCGGTTTCAACAAACCGCACCTCTACAACGATGCGGTCTTTTTTGTCCGGAGCCTGCGTGAAATCTGTGACGCCCCAATCGACCTGTCCACCAAAGACTGCGATGGTACTTCCGATAAGGGTCCAGGAGAAGGGCTCCAGCCAGCCTTCGTTGTCCTGGCTTATGCGTGTACCGCCCTCTGTTACACGATGGATGCGAACCTGAGCGAGGGCTATCCCATCACCGGTGACGCTGGATGTGGAAAGGCGGACCTTCCACCATCCGTCTTCCCAAACTTCTTTGTTCGGGACTTCTTGTGGGCTAATAAACCAGAATTTTTTGACGTCATATGGGCCGAGGCTAACCTGTAGCTGCCCACCAGACTCGTCCCCAAGCTCGACAAGGTTTTGCGCAAGCTCTACCTCAAGGTCAGTCTCCCCGAGATCTGAACTTGTGTTGTCCATGATCTCTGGGTTGTTGGTCGTCGACTGTGTAGAGGCTGTCGTGGAATGGCTGGTCGATGCTGAAGTCGAAACACCACCGCCCTGGGTCGAGTAGCGCCAAATGTTCGGCGTCCCAACATCAACTTCTTCTCCGGCGATGAACATATCGCCGCGCGTCGGGAATGGGTCAAAGAACAGCCCCTCGATCTGCCCAGCAAGGCTGTGCGTAAACTCTGAAATTACAGCACCGCTCTTTGTGTCAAACTGGATAACCTTTCGGTTCCGGTCGATGGTGTTCCGGACCAGCATGAAGAGCGAACGTTCAAATGTAAGGCTGCCAAATGCCGATGGGCTCAGCCTGGAGCCGTGCGCGAGATCTTTGCCTATATCGACGACTTCCGTGAAGCCGTCCGTCCCAATTATTCCAGCATCCTCGTAGCGATAAAGTAGGCTGTGCGTTGGATTCCCATCGGTATCAAGGTTCTCGATGTCGACTTCCCAGATACCAGACTCCGCCTCGTCCTTTGACTGATGCGACAGATAGAACTTGCCCGTATTCGGATCAAATGCGATGCCTTCAACGCCAGCGTTGTCTGTCGGTGATGGCTTACCTGCGTAGTGCGTTATCTTCGGAAGGAGGAACGTTGTAATGTCGCCAGAGGACAGCGTTGTCTGCCCGCTGGTATAAGGAAAGAGATGCATCCTGGCCGTGGCGGCATCACCAGACCCACCGCCCTCATCCACAATGGCCACATCCCAATCGGTAAAATAATCACCGATGTAAGTCACCCCTTCAGGATCATCTATCTGTCCGTCACCAGAACCGCCAGGGAGTGTTATCGGAGAGACCTGAATCGCATCAAACGTGATACGGTCAAACTCCCACATGAAGCGGCCGTCATCGACTGCGATGATTGTGTCTGCCGGCGGGAAATAATCCATCGATGAGCATTCATCGAAGGTCGTCCCTGTCCCTTGTGTTAAATCACCGGTGCCGATTAGAGAGTATGCTCGATCCGTGTCTTGAAAGAACGGGGGATCCGTGACTGTCGTGGACACAGAGGTCGATCGGGTGGTTGAGTTCGACGAGCTGCGCGTGGTTGTTCGGGATGACGACGCACTGGATGCTGTGTTGCTGGCAGAGGTTGAGCGAGTAGTCGAGTTCGACGAAGAGATAGAGGTGGAAGCAGATGTTGGGTTCGGGCCAGAGGGATTGTAAGAGAAGACGCCTATGTCCCTGTCGGTCCCCCAGGAATCACCGTCGATATCAATGCCTTCACCATGGCCAAGGACACCAAGGATTCCAGGAAAGTCTGTATTGCCGAGGTCAAAGTCTACGCCAGCCTTGGACAGTTGATTCCCATCTGTACGGTGGATGGGCCTCATGTCGCCAATGGCCGGATCGTTAAGGACTTCCTCTGCGACAACCAGCGTCGGGTTTCCAGAGCCGCCTGACAGGTCTGTCGCGGTAGAATCTTCTGACGCGCAGCCCACCCCTGTGTGGATTCGCACCGTGCCGCGATTCTCAAAGTCGAGATCAACAGGGCAGGATGAATAAATGTTCCTGATCTTGACGTTTGAATTATCGAGGACAACTGCGATGCCAATATCGCCCGCATCGAAGATGACACCATGGTCCCAGTAACTTTCAGGATGCCAGTCATCTACTGTGGAGCCGGAGCCACCATCGGCATCCATCTGGACGCCTTCGTCGTTCGTGTTGTAAAGAACGACGTTTCGCCATTGGAAGAGTGTATCAAAACCCGTGCACATCATGCGCACGCAGTCATTCTGAGAACCCCCACCCTGGAAGTCGTGAATCCTCATGTTCTCCATGAGGAATGACCCACCACCGACACCGCCCCTGAAGGTCACACCAGCGTACGGGTTCGTATGCCCCGTGTGCCCTGCATCCTCATCGCCGTCAATTTCAA